TCGGGAGCTAATACCCCCAAAGACGCCGCTGTAAATATTGCGGTCCATCTATTCGCAAGTGACGTAGATAACGAATACTTTGGGCACAATACTTTTATCAACGCGCTTAAAGACTACGGTAGCGGAGCAAACAACAAGCACTACTATACTGAATCTTATGATCTCAAGCAAAATAAGTTTTCTTTCTCCAAGAAAATAATGATTTTGCCAGCCTCCTACGCCTCCTATACGACAGATGTAAAGTATTCAGTGGAATTCAATAAGGAAGGCAGGGTATCTGTTTCAGAAACTCTGGACATTAGATCAAGAGATGGGACTTGGGCTAACTTACTTGCGGGTATACCCGCTCTAAAGGCCGCTTCTGGCGCAAATTGCTTAGGCATATTAGGCTCGTATACCGCAGAATTAAATTCAGCGGGTGTAACCAGCCCCGGACTTGGGGACACTTTGTTTTCTCAGCCAGTTCAAAGAAGCGTGGTTTACGACGAGCAATCTTTGACCGCGACAATCTCAACAACGTTTTCAAACGACCCGCAAGTAGTTGGCGCGACTATCCAAGAAACAATTGACGTGGATAAAGACACGAGGGGGGTAGTGAAAATAAACTACAACGTAGACTTTAGTCTGTTCGATCAAAAAACTTTCAACAACGATCAAGCAATTGTTAATGCGGCCACGGGTAAAACCATAATAGAAGTAATTAAAGATTACGACAATAACGCTTTAACGAGGATACAAGATATCTACAATCACACGGGGGGTGCGGGTGTTGGATTTGCAGTAGGAATGTGGGGGTCTACTCTATCTTTCTTACTCCCCGCTGGTAGATGGGGCCAATACGCAAGCGGACAAGGAGGTAATTGCTGTTTCATGTATTTGACTACAGCGGTGACTTCTTCAAATATGGGGAAAGCATACTCCCTTAAAAAAACTTTTTCGAACGAATTCTCCACTTACAACAATTGGTACATGGGCGGTAATATTGCAAACCTATTCAATAAAATAGAAGTAAAATGGAACGACTCTTGGCCGAAACAAATAGTAAACGAACACCCTATCATAAACAGGGGGACGAGCCCTATAACACGAAACCTTCCCGGCACAAGTGCTGTTGCTCCGGCTTTTCAAACAACACCGGGAAAAAGATCGGTTACTTTGAACGGGGTACACGCAAGGCCCGCTTTCAATATGTTAACAAACGTGACTGTCCCGTGGGCGGAACTAAAGCTTCTGGCTTACGAAGCGAAAGCAGTACTACAGGGAGCTTTGCTGCACCCTAAAACGAATAACAGTCTCCAAAGCGTCGGCTATCTATCTAACCTAAGTTACACATTTGATTCTCGAAGAAATATCAGTTTAACGGCTGAACTCACTTACACTTATAAGGGGCCACCAATATGAGTTTAGCTAATACATTACCCGGAGTAACGACGGCTAGAGTATACTATGATGGCATTATAGTAGAGGGTGACCCTTTTGTCTCAAGAAGCCTTGATCCCATAGATTATGGTGATAGGTGGGGCATGACCGAAACTATTACTTTAAATGGCGTTATCGCCCAGCTTGAAGCTCCCGTAGGTGGAACTACTAGGGACTTGGGCATAGAGTTTGCCGAGACATTTAAGAACAATTTTGCAGAATTGAAGGTGATGGAGGGCGCGATTGAATATTATAAATTCCCATCCGTGGTGGTGGACTCAATAGACTTTCCGAAAGATAAGTGGTCACCTAAATCCCAAATTAGATACACAGTTAAGCTAAAAGCTTATGATATTTTTAGTGCAGACTCGGTGTTAGACCCAACCGACTCATACAATTTCACAGAAAACGAGGATGGATCGGTTGACGTTGTACACAAAGTTTCAGCCAAGGGAATTAAAAATGGAACCGTTTCCCCGTTGCAGAGGGCAATAACTTTTGTAGATAAATACGTCGGAGTTAGCCACTTCGGAACATGTGATCCATCTTTCATAGCAAATCGAACACCTGTACTAATCGACAGGTCGGAAAACATTAACAGGCTTGAGGGTTCCTACTCTGTCACGGAAAAATATAAATATACCGTAAATCACCCCGATGGTCTCGGCGGCGGTGCTGGGTTGCCTTACCTGAAAAAATCTAAATTTACCCACAACGAAAGCATCGCAGAAGAATACAAAACTGTAGATTACGAGGCACAATACACAACCGATGACGCTAACGGGATGGCGTCTTTAAGGACCATAATCAATAACGCCGTAGACACAAAGGAGTACCATAATGAAGTAGCTGGTTTGTTGGGTGTTCCTGTCGGCCAAGTCCATCAAGTTAGTTTCTCGATTAACGAAGAGCCAGCGGCGAACAAAATAAACATTAAGGGAGCATTCCAGTATGGAATTACAGACCTCACCAAGGGTGTATTTGATTATACTATTTCGTTTAATAGAGATGACGTGACAGAGGTCGCAACTTATGCCATTGACGCTAAGTTAATCGCTTATGGAACTATTCCAAATAAAAACGTAGCTATTAAAAATTTCAAAGATTTAGCTTACGGAGCGTCCACAATTTACAGCAACTTAGAAGCTTACCTATACCAAAAAGTCACGTCTAGCGAAGTTTACCGTATCCTTGGCAACAGCAGGGCATTAGACCCGTTCCCAACGACGATAAAATGGAACGAGGATCAACTCAAAGGTTCGTTAAGTATGAACGCCACTTATTCAGATGAAGATTATTTGGATGTGGTTGCTGACGCAAAATATAACGTAAGCGTGACAAGCTCAAAGGACACCTACAAAGAAATGGCCTCGGCAAACGTGGATGGAGTATATGTATTACAAAATCTCAACAGTATTTCTCAAACGAATACTAAGATAAATGTAGATGGACAAGCGGCTCACGGAAGACTCGTCTACTCCTCGGCAAACTGGAATGGCAAATCTTACCCGCCCGCTGGGGGATGGCCTTTGGGCAGAACGGCAGACCAAATGGCTCACGAACAACTAATAATTTTTCGACAGGCTGTTGAACTCGCTACCGCTCCTATAGACATAACCAAGTACCCCCTTATCGGGGGTATGTTCCCAATCATTTCGCGCTTTGAACAAGACAGTACGGATGATGTCCAGTTTCCTTATATGTACACTTTGTCATCTAGTTTTTTACATAATCCAACCATAAAACATATGGAGGTTTTAAATCAGGCGCGGGTCTTATTCTCCGCGTTGAATATGCAATATATAAGACCTCCGGGGTATAAGTGGGGTTTCTAGGTGTAATATAAGAAGGTAAACGGATGAAATATGGAAATTACATAGACTGCTTAACAGCTAGTTCCTTGGAAACGGGAGAACTTAAAGTCTTTTATGATTTCGACAGTGGAACTCAGGATAATCCGGTAGGGGACTACATATTTAACCTTAATTATCCGACTGGAGACCACTTCGTGGTAGGTGTTGAAGATTTCGCGGGCACCTGTTCTGACCCTCAGTACGACACAAAAACGGAATGTGACGCTTCAGCAAACGCTTGGACATATGCACAGGTAGTTAACGCTGATCTTTTGCCGGGGTTTTCTATCGGAAAAACAGACAAACCTGTTACAGATTTTGGTCTTTTTACCAAGGAAGACTGGGTAAGGGTGGGCATAAGTGTCCCCTTCGCGGGGTGGACTGCAATAATAGATATCAACCCATCTCTGTGTAATTATTCAGACGAGGACAATCTTTCGCGAGTCCTTCTTTCTTCGATGAATGCCTATGATTCCACTTCTGGTTTTTTTGTAGGAATCAACCAATCAAATAGGCTGTATATTCAATACAACGATAATGGTATTCCCGTCGGCCAAACCCTAAATAGGGAAATAGGTACCCATTCAATAGTAAGCGTACTAAAGGACTTAAATCAGGTCTCCATTGGTCTTTACGACATGGAAACAGAAGCTTCGGATTTTGTAAGTTTGATTTCTCAACACATTTTTGATTCCGATAAGATATATCTTGGAAGTTTCCCTGAAAAAGCAGTATACCCTGACGGAAGTCCATACCACGGTAATGATGTCGAAGGTAATATTTACTACACTGGGTACCAAGGTTATATACGCAACTTCGCCTTGTACAATACCGCTATTGGGGGAACCACTGCTGATGACCAATGCAAGTGCATGTTCGCAAGTGGCACAAACGTAACCAATGTCTCGTCAGAGATACTTTCTCCGACTATCACGGGTTTTGAAGAGGTCATAATTTATACCACTGGAATCACTGGGTATGAAATAAGAAACAAATACGTGACCGACTTGGACGGATCGACTGTCCTTACTGCTTTTTCTTCGGGAGTAACAGGGTTGATAGAGTCGGGGACGTTAACAACATTTTTAACAGGAGACATCAACACCACTTCGTTAAGCGAGGATGTCACAGGGGTGATATATGATCACGAGAAATTAGGTCTCTATAACAGATATTTTTTAAATTTTAAAAATAAATTAGCAGCCGGAGAACACTTAGAAATATCTGTTTTTGACAACCCGAGAACGGATACCCAGCTTCACCCCATAGAGGACAAGGTTACTGGGGACGCTATCAGGCTGTACCATTGTGGTTTGTTCCAGCAATCTATAAATGATCCGACTCTTTTGACTTCTGGAGATGATTCCACCGCTGTCATGGCTGATGGACAAGAAGGGGGACACTATTACGATTATGAGATATTCGACGACAGGTCTTTAGTTGGGTATGAGGCGGGAGAGCATAATCTAATTTATGATATTCTTGAAGACACCTCCATATGTGTAGATTTTAGCGGGTGTTTAGTATCCCACCGATTTGTTACTGGAAACGGTGGATATTGGCCAGCACACGCCCAGTTTATACAAACAGGCAACTCTTGTAACGTGATTATCACGGGGGTTTCCGGTCAATACGTGCACGATAAGCACGTCTATTATAACGGCCAGAAGCTAATCGAGGATATCGATTACTCAACTGGCTTTTATAGAACCGGGAATAGTTCAAACAATGCTAATTTCCAAGAGTGGGACTTGCCCGTTAACGTCCCAAGTTTGACTATCTTGGGGGGATTGCCGGGGCTCCAAGCGGGGCCAAGCTACCCACGCCTAGCAGAAGAAGTTTATACCCCGGAATTATGTTTCGCGCCAATGGTTACGGGAGAAAAGCCTTCGATAATCAAAGAGTCTATACGAATTTGTACCGTTGCCCCTTCCTGTAGTGATTCTCAGCACATAACTGAAGCGACCTGCTTAAACGATGGAACTTGTAGTAACGCTGTGTATTCCACAGAGGTAACCTGTTTGGAGTATGATGGGCTTTGCTCTAATACTCAATATGCTACGAAAGCAACTTGCGAAGGAGCATCCGAGACTTGGACACCCACCAACACTTGGACAGTTACCAACGCTTGGACTGACACGTATGCAACCGAAACCATTTGCGAAGCCGCAGGTGGGGCTTGGGCTCCAATTGACGGCATACCAAACCCAATTTCTGGGTTCTCCGAAATGATTTGGGTTAACGGGGTAAGGCAGGAAAGGCATACAGATTATAGAAGAGGGAGGGAGTGCAGCATGACAAAATCATTCACTTTCTTTGACGAAAACCTCTTTTATTTTTATAATAATGATGAGGACTTAGTAGATTTAGGATAAAAATTATGGCATTCGTACAAAATTTACAGGCAGTAGAGGTAATCCCGAGCGTAAACCTTAAGAATTCTGGATTATTTAGAAAAAATCCGTGGTTATGGCCCAAGGGGTTCGCTTTCGGAGGGTGGATATATAACGCTTCAGTTGACTTGGGCTTCTCTAAGTCCCCTACTCAAATCACCATGAGTATGGTGTTAGAGGAAGAAAAAGTTGCCCCTCGACGAGCAGATCACAAGATGACGATCTTTCAAGTCCCCCAATTTGACATAAATGATAACATATTAGGGGTCAGCTTGACCTCTACACACCCGAGAACAGGAGCAACGGCTGCGAATTTCCTTCAGGAAACAGTGCTCGGAAATTTCTATACCATTTATATCCACGGCTTAGTGTTCGCCAGAATGTATCTGTTCGATTACAACATTAGCATAGAGCCAAATCAAAAAGTATTACATGTTACGTTCAAAGACTACTCAGTAATATTGGATAAAATTTACGTTGGATTAGCTAAAAAACAAGGCCCACAGCGTATGAGATGGGAGCAAGCAGTTGACCCGAGGCAAAATGTGTATCGTACAGCATTCGGGAAAGACTCACACGCAATGGTGGAGCTTGAGGCAATGTGTCCGAATTGTTATCTGGAGGGGGAAGGATTTTCCAATCCAGCAAACAAGAGTTGGTTTGGCGCGAATTTATTTGGAAGAGTAGGCCGCCCCGGATTCTTCAATAAGGAGAAGGGAATGATTAAAAGAGATTGCGCCCTTGCTTCTTTCATTGGAAGACCGGGCTTCGGTGGTAACCCTCGTTATGGGACCAACCTAGTCGGTCCAGTGTACGACGTGACAAACATTTATAATATAAAAGATTCAGCTTGCTACGGAGGCAATGCGGCTGCTTGTCACTGGATTGGTTACCACGGTGATGTCCACCCATTGCGAGTGCGAGGCACAAAGTGGAGACCCTATGTTCGTTTCAATCCGAAAGAATATTGGGGTTTGTTACATGCTAGAGTCTCTGCGGGAATGGTAGAGCCAGTAGGTTTTACTATGGACGGTGGTTATTTAATAATCGGGACAGAAGAGTTCCAAGAAAAGCCGTGCGGAGAGGCACCTAATGTAAGTTATAATTTCACCGAGCTTTTGGACAGCTTAAAGCTTAGAGGTTTGAAATTCGGAAATATCACCTACCCAAATGGAGTCCCTAGAAGCCCGGACAAAAACCCAAGATACAGGGCGAATTATATTGGTACACTCAGGGAAGTATTAGAACAGTGGTGCGGGGTATTTGCCTTGGACTATTACTACAGGGATAACACAAATCCCCTGTTCCCTCCGGTTGGAGCTAATAGTTTTCAGGGTTTTTATTTCCTCGACTTGCAACGGGGGGCAGATGTAGCTCCCATCCGAAACATAGTTGATCCTTCCACTCCTATGGGAATGGAATTTGGAGCAACAGCAGCAGGAACTTCAGCCATTATATCCTATAAGGAATCTTCTACCCTAGAAAACACGTTCGTCCAAAGCTGTATAACTTCAAATATCAAACCGTTCATGGTGAAAGAACGAAAAAAGACAATTACAAGATACGTCCCAGTACTACCGCTTCACCCGTTGGACTTCAGTATGCCGAACAAAACCGAAACTAATTACACTAGCTTGTTGGGGGAAGACTTTAAATATATACAATTAGCGAACTCTTTTCCTTGGGAAAACCCACGTTTTCTTCCCACACAGGAATTGGGAGACGCATCGACCCACGACGGAAGACTACGCTTGGACCACAGAACCAATAGACAGCTATGGGACATGGACGTATCAATAGCATTGTCTCGTTACAGCAGGGAATTAAGGGACATATACGTAGGGTCACGTTTATCAGAGTACGCTTTAAGTACTTTATGCCCCGTTGACACTTACCCCGTGGGTCACGCTCAAGAAGGCGATACTAGGCTATATACGCAAGCTGCTGGCGGGGGAGCATCAAACACTTTAGCTACTCAAGCCCAATTAGAAGCTGTTCCTGCGGTACCCACATCAACCAAAAGAAAGAACTTTCCGGGGCGTCCAAACGCATACGAAAAAAAAGAGCTTACCGCCCAAATGGAAGCGTTAGGCTTCCAGCGGATTTCAGAAGTAGAAAACGTCATGGTAAAACAAAATGTTTTAGAAATTTTTCTCAACAAGCAGGAAATCGAAGACATTAGCATGGACGCGGCTGACTATAAAATCTTCGTGGGATACTATGACAAAGCTCTTCACGATGAATATGTGGCGTGGGAACAGAGATGCGCTGAAGGAATGTACAAATTTGGAGCTATCGTCGGAGGGACACTCCCTGCTTATCCATTTGTCCCAAGGGACTACTTCGGGGTCACTGATGGGGGTGCTGGTTTGCAACCGGGGGATAAGGGGCTATCCATCCCCAAGTTGAACAGCACTTTTGAGCCCGATGCACAGCAATATCCAATATTAAGTTTAGAACATGGCCAACAGCCCACCTACAGCGCGGCAGCATTTACCGCCCCGTACAATGGAGTACTAGTTAACTCAGGTAACTTCATGCCTACGGGCCTGTACTTTTGCACACTGGACAACCCTTGGGGCTACACCAAGGATAACTTTGATAAAGAATGGAGTAGGGCTTTTAACGATAATGCGTGTCAGCAATTCAACGACTCATTAAATACAATTCAAGCTGGAGGATTTGAAGAAATAGTAAATCGGCCTTGGCCAGAGAAAAAACAAAGCTGGGATATCGGGATGTTCGCTCCTAAATTTTTCGATGACACAGAGCAAATGCTAGACGCTTGTTCAGACCTATTACAAAATTTGTATAATGATGGCAAGCTCGTGGATGAAGTAAGCGTTAGCAGTTGGGACATTGACTATCAGTTTAGAAATGCCTGTAAAAAGGTTACGCTGATGGTTATCCCAAACGTGAAAACTCATCCCAACATTTACTTTGACGCCAAATATCTTGGCCGAGGCGTAGTCAACACAGAAGCAAGAAAGCAAAGAGAACTGTGGGAGTTAGCGGAGCGCAAGAGAAGGCAGGTTGCCGACATAAGGAACAAGTGTGATAGAGATATCCTGTATGAATTCTGTGAAGAAGCCATAAAGCACAGAGGAAGAACTGATCCAGCAAGCTTTCAGCGAGGCGGATGGGGAAATATGGACGTAAATTCATGCGCTGTTGACCCAACAGGTAATTATAAGGAAGGATTTGATAAGGCGTTGATTGGTGGGTACATAATGCCCAATGGTGCCCCGTGGAATGGGATGGAAAATTCCAGAGTACTGAGACTAACTGTTGTCAGAAATCCAGATCAAGAAGGCTATGTTCCCACCTCCGACTTGGGGCACTATCACTTGATGGACTTGGAAGAAGACTTGGAATACTTGCCGAGAAAAAGTTTCGTAAAAAACATCGTTTACCCAATGAACAACTTTAAGTTGGTTGATAACTTAGGTGTACGACTGCCTTCGAGTTCGAGGGCATTCCAATTATATAGCGGGATTTGGAACGCTAACGTGACGATTGAAGATCGAATGCCGGAATTAATGGAAATTTATGGAGAGCCACCCGCGAATGAAAACGCTACCGCAGGAATAAAGGTAATAAATAATACAATTGATCCTGACATGGGAGCCATGCTAGACCCAGACGGAAGGGGTTTCGTAACAAAAATGTACGATCAAGACGGTGACGCGATACAAACTATAGAACAATACCATAATGTAATTGCCTATGGCGACGCCAAACAAAGGCCGAATATAGGTGGTGGATTGAATAATTATAGTGTTCTTAAGCCAAATCAAAAAGTAGATTTAAAATTAGCCGGGTCTCTATTAGATTTTCCTTTTTTCAAACAGGTATGTGAACCGAGGAATGGGCTAACAAGTATAAACGTTTCGCTTTCTGACGGAGGAGTTGAAACTTCTTTGACCTTTGCCGATAGGCCAGCGCAAGCTCCACAACAGGAAAGCATTCTAAACAAAATCGGGCCAAGGATGCTTTAGGATGGATTTCTCTGGAGAACATTACGTACCCACTCCAAGGACAGAAAACCTATCTTTTGTTTTCAGCAGCCTGACTCTGGACAATCGTACCGGAGTGGCAGAGTTCGGGTTTTCTGGGGACAATCAAGTATTTTCATTCTTAATGTCGGGGCAAAGACTTTTAGACCCCAACAACAGGTTTGCCTACAGCTATGGTTCAGACGAACAAATCACTATATCTGGAGACTATAACGACTCTAGCTACAGGTACTACATAAACGACGTATTAGTTGTTGATGGTTCCGCCAAGCAAGGGTTTGCAACTGAAAAGTTTTTTGTGAAAACTCAGGATTGCCAATTATCCTTGGGTCTGGAAATGTTCTGCCCAATTATTAATTATTCGGTTGAAGTTGATGATTATTTTATCGCTGGGAGAACATTAAACGGGCGTATTGTTAATTCTTCCGCCATAGGTTTCAAGATTCTATCAAGCGAATTAGTTCAGGGGGATGGGGTAAGTAACAACGCCTTTACCGGAATTGTGACGGGAGACATGCCCGCCCTATCGACTTTAGAATTTGAGCTTCATGACGTATCTGAGATTCTATATGATTCTGAAGCTAGTTCTACCTTGTCCCTTGTGACCACGTTCGGGGCAGTAAGCCATGACATTATGGCCTTTAGGGTGTCTGGTTATTTTAATGACGTATTAAATTTTTCAATAGCCGAAGAGGGGATAGATACGATAGAGCCATCTTTCTTGGGTAGCGGAGACGCAACTGGCTTTAGCTGGCTGGCAGACGCAAGACAAAAAATAGCATATAATTTAGAGTACAGCGTACAGGGAACCAACGAAGAATACGGGGAAGGTATGGTGGAATTGCCAAAGCCATTATATTTTTCATTAGAAAATGTTTCGCCAGCCAACCAAGAGCTTTACACCGGGACTTATGTAGCGTCATGGCTAACGTATGACAAAAATTTAGCTTATTGCACCGGGTCAGACCATTCTTGCTCTAACTCAATATACGCAAGCAAGGAAGCGTGTGAAACTAACGGAGCAACTTGGCAATCAGACTTGGAAATATGCAGGGGAGAAATACCGGGGAGTGGAAGCTATTCAGGACAAGCCCCATTGGTAGAATTCCTAAGTTATAGCAGGGTCACTGGGGTTGAATTTAATTCTCAAAATATTTTTAGCCAAGGCACTCCAGATAAAATCTCTATGCTTTTTTCTGGGCATGAGGGGGAATTAGGCGCAGGAGCAGCGGGGTATTTCCTTACGGAACCCTTTCAGTTTACTTTCAATATCGACTCAAACTCACCCCACCCGAGGACATATAATTATGTTTGTTCAGACCCCCAATACACAAGCGAAGACGAGTGCGAACTTTACAACAATGAAACTTGGACAACAAGTGATACAAATTGGAGAAGAATAACAGGGTTTGAAATGACCGATTTCGGTACCGGATACACCAAAGCCCCAGCAGTATTTGCGGCTACAGGAATGATGGTACAGGACGGTACTGTCGCGGGTGGCTTTAGAGAAGAAGGGGTCGTTATTGACACGCCTTACGCTTATGACTTGCCGTGGTCATACGGAGCCCTTTATACTTTCGAGCGGTTTGTGCCAGAGTCCCGCCTTAAAGAACAAGCAGCCTATCTTACCGGGGTGCCGTACTTTGTGGAAACAGGAAACTCTATTTATGCTTTTTCAGGGGTACTAATTACTAATCCCGGATCGGGCTATGAACCTGATGTTTACAAGCCTCGGTTAAGAATTACAAGGGATTCTGAAGACTTGTTCGGCCCTGATAGGGGTTTTTGTACCGACACCTCCTATACGACTCAGGCTAGTTGCGAAAATTATGGAGAAATTTGGACGGCTATATTGGGAGATGATTTATCGGGAGAGTTCCTGTTTAACACGAAAGGTACGCTTTATGACTTTACAGAAACATGGAATTTAAAAACAGGAGTATATCTAACTGGCTTAAGTGATCTGGTTGATTTTAGAGAAGAAAATTTTATTCAAAACGAAAAGTACGTGAACTCTGGTATTGTTTCTAGCTATGATACAAGTTTTTATGCCTGTGTAGAGTTCGACAACTTGGATATTGACGAGCCCATATTCGCAAAACTGGTTGTCACAGGAAAAGATGACGTAAGGGAGGAGTTTCTTATCTCAGGGGTCAACTCTTACTCAACGGAGACTGGTATGGCCTATGTCAAAGCTTACATCTTGTACTCAGAAGGCGTAGGGGCATATAACACAACATATTTTGGAGGATAAAAATGTCTAAATTATCAAGAGAGCAACAGGCTAAAAACAAAGCGAATAAGAAAAATCAAAAAAAGCCTGACGATCAGGGACCAGTCGGGGGAGACCCCGTGGCAATGAAAGTCGTCGGTAACGCTGGCGATCCGGGGCTAACTGAACCATATTTTTTTGATATATTAAGCAGGTTTGTGCTTTGCATGATCGAACCAACCACCAAGGTTCCAACTAATTCGTCATATTTTAGACAATTTTTTCTAGTAAAAAGACCCGAGCATCTTTGGGTATCGTGCGAAGGCGCACCAGAATTGGACCCCGGAAAACTATTTGCAACTACCAGAAGGAAGGACGCTCAGGGCAATTTAAATGTTGGTTCTCCCGGCACTTATACCATTAACACCATACCTAATCTAAGTGAAAATTACGCCATCGGTCAGACATTACAATGCAGAAAAATTCCCAAAGAGTGGGCTGGGGCATCGCCTGTTTTTATTTCCGCGTTTGTTAATGACGACTTTGAACAGTTTTATGGGAAAGCTAAGGGGGCGGCAAATCTACCGTATAAGGCAGGAGGCGGAAGAACAGGCGTAGGTAAAATGCTTCCCGCTGCTACTCTTGACCTTACGATGCAGTATTCCTCTAGTTACTGGACCGCTCATGGAACTCAAACAAATTTAGCGGGTGCGGGAGCAAGAGGAAATTTAGAACATAAACTTAAGCCCTTGATGGCTGCTATGCCATACTATATAAGTGCAGTAAAAAACGCCGGAACTTCAAGGGAATCGGGTATGCCTTCTGCAAATACTTTTTGGTTTGTTCTACATTATTACATGATTGACTGGTTCCTTGGGGTCACTAATCCCCAAAACACGACAACAATAGAAAAATTAAAAGTAGGACTACATAAATATCAATTGGGGTTTGACCCCGCCACTGGACAGAAGTTGAAAAACTTATTCCCTAGCGGAAGCAGAAAACATTTCGTCACAGACGATAAAGGACAGGTGATAAGCGCGGGAACGGTACAGACCGATAAAAAATATATAACAAAAAATATACCTTTCGGGCTATGCGAGTGGGAAGACACGAACCAAGGGAACAAGCAAAGAATATCAAGAGACGAGTGTATGCCGCTGGTTATAGCAAGCCCGAACAATTTCCCGACACCAAAAGAAAGAAAAGTGGGAGCGATTATCTACAACCCAGCTTACGCCACTGTAGCTGCGGCACAAAACCCGTAATAACTAGGCGGGAATCTTTTTGATTCTCTCTATGAGTTCAAAGACCTTTATCTTTGGAATGTCTTCAATTGAGAAGATTTCTTCTGCCTTCTCGTATCCTTCATCGCCAAGTCGTTTCTTTATGGTCTTGAAGTCAACGCCCTTGCTCTCCATTGTGTTTTTTAAAACGTTATGAGGGCTTGGAACCACTTGATCTTCTGCTGTCTTGGGCTGTTGTTTCGAAGGATTTTGCTCTCCAAGTTCTTCTTGGGAAACAATGTTTATTTTCAAAAAACTTCTGACACATCTTACGAATGCTCGATTTTCCGCGATAGGACCGAGGTAATTGCGAGCGAAGCTTGTCGTATTAGCGGGAGAAGCATCTCCTATTGCTGAAAATGTGACAGCTTGGTTCTCTGTCTCATAATTTGGAGTCCAATCTATCGAGCAAGCGGCCACAACATAATCTGAACTAGGGCTTTTTACGTCATATTTTACAGAGCTATAGCCCCTGATCTGAGCAAGCTCTTTAATCCCGCCGAGAAGAATAATAAGTTGATTATCAGGAAGTTTGGTTACGTCGGTTTCTTGGGTTTTATTTCTATCTGGGACAAGATATTGAGTTTTGACCATCGCTCTCCAGTCGATTGCTCCATCTTCATTAAAGACGTAATCAACCCCACTGATTAGCCCGTTGTTATCCCTCTTGAATTGAGTTTTCCCTCGCGACCCCACCGGGCCGCTTTGTTTTTTCGTAGCCATATAAGGATTATACCATAATCTTTTGACTAGTCAAGCTTTTTCACGATGTGATAGTGATCTAAGTCGTCGAAAAACATATCAGACGTTTCAACAGGCTCGAAATTTCCGTTACTTGGTTGATCTTTTTTGTATTTTGGGTAACTGGAGAATGTTTTCTCACGAGACATAATTATCTTGTTCGATTTATAAAAAAGATTTGATTCTTTTTTTATTTTTTTAATTAATTTTTCATCAGGCTCTTCGACAACGTTGATTTTGCCCACGTCTAGGTAGTCGATCTTCTTTCTCGAAAGCTCTTCCTTTGGAAGCCTTGAGATCGGCATGATTTTTATGCCTAACTTCCTGACTGCTTGGGCAAATTCTGGCTTGTCATTTTCTGTAATTTCATAAAACAAGTGACCGACATGAGGCTTGTATCGCTTAAGCATCTCAAGGTTAATGGGTCTCTTCGTAATTATACCACATGGACATATCCCTAGCTGTTTTTCCAACATGCTCTCATCGAAGTGGTAGTCCATTCTTATCTCTATTGGTTGGGGCGGCTTTCTAATCATGTGTATCGTGTCAGGAACAAAGACAAGGAACTCATCTTCACCGAACCTTTCTCCGGTAAAGATTGTTTGATATGGTTTTTTAAATTTTATATTTAGTAGTCTACATACAGATTGAGCTATGTCTTCGGGCTTGATTGAGTTTATTGACTTCGGTTTTTCTTCGGTGGAATAGTTTGGTTTGCCTTCCCTCTTGGGTTCTAGGAGAGCGACATCTTTGCTTTCAGACCAATAAGGCCCGACGTTCTTGATGAGATTATTAGAATATAAAGAAACAATTCTTTTCTCCTGAGAGGAGGCTATGTGCACACCAAAGCTGTCCGCCCCCAAGTGAAGTTCACCCCTGCTTATCACATAGGCTGCTTGATTAACGTTTGTATGCCCCACGACGCTTAGACATCCCTTGAAAATTTTTTCATCTTTCGCTCCGATCTGTAAAATAGAAATTTTCTCTTTCGAAAGGGAAGGGGACAATATGTTAATTACCTCTTGCCAGTAATCATAGTTCTTGATGGGCGCACCAGCAAAGGGCTGGAAGGATATGTACTTGGCGTTTGGAAGCGGAAAGTATTTTTCATAGATGTAAGGCTTATCTATCTTGGCCCCGCAAGCTAAGGCGTATGTTTCTACTAGGTGCATTATGTCGATCTAAAAAGATTGGCAATTCTTTCTGTTAATTTGCCTCTTCTTTTCCTTGGTTGTTGTTTGTAGAGACCTTTCTTCTTCCTCTTCTCTAACTCTTCTTTGTCCCGGCGGAATTCTTCTTCCCACTCCTCTCTTTCTTCGGGAGAAAGGTGGGGAGGTATGGGGCTTTTGAAGTTTTTAGTAAATTCATCGTTCCCTTTCATAACATAGGTCTTTGTAAGCTATTTTATCTTTACCGTTGTGTAAGTAACTAAGCATCCTTTGGGTTCCCAAGTGAGGGAGAAATGCTATTTCAAAAAATCCTTTATGATCCCCAGTGCCCTCTAGCCACAAAAGGTTGTCCATTTGTGGAATGTAATTAATTATCTTATGAATATAGGGTCCGCCTTCTAAAATATCTCTGAATTGAGGATCGATGGCTACGTATAGATTATAGTCTGGGTATTGCTCTTTAATTGATTTGAACAGGCTTGTTGATAGAAAAATGTCACCTATACTTTGGGGTATAACGTAGAGGACTCTCTTGCCTTCGTCGTCTTCATCTAGCAAATCCTCAAAGGGTATTTTTTGATTTTTTTGATTTTCTTTAAGAGCAATTTGCCGAAAATAATTTTCTATGTCTCGTCGATTAGCCCCCTTCTCAAGCTCTTTCATCCAATACTGGTGGCCATCATCGCCCTTGTCCACATCTTTCATTCTGAGGATGTTCTCATATATATTAATCAACCACTCGTCGTCTTTTTCAATGTTTGGGATTTCGTAAAAGGGGTTTTTCTCTTCTTCTTTTTCTTCAAAGTCATATTTAGTAAAGGGGGCAGAATCTATGAACTCCTCGAAAAACGATCCCATAGAGTTGATGGAATAATTTTTGATAGTCCACTCTTTAGCTTTCGCCCCAAGGAGCTCTCTCTCTTCTGGGTCCATGTTGAGAACCTTCGTAAGCCCTTCAGCTATGGACTTTGGATAAGTAGAGGCTTTGATGAATTGTGTTCCGTGCTCCCTGTATTCTGCCCAATCCAACGCAATGGAAGCCGCTTCGGGCACACACATATCTTCGCCACAACTATAATTTGTAACAAGGGTAATAAGCTCTACTAGTTTAGCCTCTTGGATTGGAATCTCCTGACCTCCAGAAGTAAATGGATGGCAATAAACATCCATTAAATTGTACACCTCGTTTAACTGCTTCTCTTCAACCCCTATCTGAGGCTGTGTGGTTACTTGAGACTTTTGGGTACGACAGAGATTGCAGTCTATGTCCTGTTTAGTGAAGGGTTTGATCTCGTAGTTGAGGCAGTTTCGACAAATATACGTGGTGATTATTTCTTCCTTCGGCAGGTCATACTCTTTAATCAGCCGTTCGATTTCCCAACCTTCTGAGAAGTGCGTATGTAGCAACAAAAGCGTCTTGGTATCAGGGTTTTGCTCTTTGAATATTTTGTACCCCTCTAGGAGATTCGGGACAGATTTTCTTAGTTGGTTTCTGAATACGAACCCTATAACAAAAGTGTCTTCGGGGATTTGGAACTTCTTTCTTAACGATTTTCTTTTTTCGTCTTCCAGTTTGTAGAAATCTTTTTCGTTTATAACCCCTGAGACTTGCTTAACGTGTTTGTGGTCTAATTTATGGAGGGCTTTGACAGCGAAGTTGCTCCATATCCAATAGTTATCAATTTTGTTAGCCTTATCTATCGCCACGGGCAACAGGGGGAGAGAGTCGAGGGTTGTCCAGATGACGCTTGTTATTTTTTTAAACCATTTTTTTTCTAAAGCAAAGTCAACCCCCCAGATATCTTGAGTAGCTATGTATATATCTGGTCGTTCCTCTTTGATAACCCTGTCGAGATAGTGTGCGCCGTAGCCAGCTTGCCTAGCTACATTTGGGTCTCTTTGTAGCTCTTGAAGCTCTTGCTGACTATCCGGGAGACAACCTACGGATTTCCAAGGCGTCCTTTCTAGTTCGGGGTTGGAGTAATTTAGCCCGACGACGTAGTGAACTAGGTCATATTTCCCTGTCGCATGAAGATACTCTAGAAGAATTCTTGCATTGCGCCCAAACCCCGTTTTAGCCAAGCTAAAATCAGTTTGGAATACTACTTTCTTTTTTTTCATTTCTTCTAAAAGACTATCTCGTCACTTTTTTCACTGTCTCCCTGCGTGTAGGTCGCTTTTTTAGCGGGAGCTTGACTGGGCAAGGTTTTTTGTCGGCTGGCTGCTTTACTTTTAATCTTGTCGATTTTATCCGTGAACATCGAGTTCATCATGAACAAAAGACACTGTTGGAGAGCTTTAGCCTCCCCAAAATTCAAAGCGATACTGAAATTCAACTTGGAAGAAGGGTCGTCTTTCGGTTCTTTCGATGCCATAAAAATAAAACCTAGCTGCTCATCTTCTTTGACGTACTTAGCAAACTTCATCTTGGTAATGTGGTTAGCCTGTGGAGAAGAGTGGTATGCAGAGAATTCCCTGTTGTTTTCCAAGCAGTCCAGTATCCCACCAATTTCATTTAAGTTTAGCTTAATCAGGACGTTTTTTTCTCTATTTTTTTTGTTCTCCAAAAAGGAGCCCGTCCTAGACTTGGCGTTCCAAGATGCCTGTTTAATAATGTTGCTAAAAAAGGCGTCTTTATCAGGGCTATACCAAAAAGAACAGGCGGCCCCGGTATTTTTGCCATTTGGCTTGTAGAATTGTATCATAATACGTGTAATTATAGGCATAATAGAGGAGAAAGTCAAGGATAAAGGATGAGAATACCCGGTTTTTACAGATACACGAGACAAGTCGATGAGGGCCACTGTAGTGAAGGGGGTCACGCTACGAAGGCGGCTTGTGAGACCGATGGAAAAACATGGTATGCCGAGAAAGAGTGGGTTGATCCCAAAATGATTTCCTTCGAGCCTGACGAAAAAGTCACAGACTATTACTGGACAGGTGTCCACAGGAAGTCATTTACGGGTGGAATTCCTTTCGGCTACGACAATCAGAAAGGCTGGGCTGGAGCTACAAACTACGCAAAAGGAGATTTCGTTTCCGTGCCTGACCCCGGAGGGGGAGAACCTAAGTTCTATTATTGCATGACTGATCACGGTTCTGCTACCGCTCCCACCGAAAGCGATAGTCTCTGGGAAGAAGTGCCTATTGACTCTTTCGAATTCGAAGGAAACGCGGGGGAACTAGACCCTGACGCATTTCACCTTCTGAATACAGAAAAACACAAGATACAGGACTGGTATGAAGTCGGTAAGCATAGCTCCGCGAAAAAACAAGAGAAATTCGTAGCTGGCGTTAATCAATTCCACATGGCAACCAGTTATAAGTTTGATATTTATGAAACGTGTCATGGGACTACAAGGCTTGCTGAACAGGGGCATGGTGGCGAGCACAATTTCTACAACGCCACATATCCCGCTGGATACTTTGCTCCCCCCTACGGAGAAGTCCCGACCCTTAGTCTTTATGGCCCTGACCCCGACGGGGGAGACTTAGGAGGTCTTGGAGAGGGGCAAATAATGAACGCCGAGGACTTCGCTCTCGGCAACTTTATGGCTGGAGATTGCTGTAAAAAGTTAGACGACCCAGAAGAGCTATTTATGTGGGGGATAAGAACGATTTTCCCCACTAGAGGCACTTTTATGGTGACTTTCGACCAACAGAGGGGGGACGAACATGGGATTCATGCTCCATCTGAAGAGTGTCCGCCAGACTTTATTCCGGCTTATTATTTTCAGGAACAAAGGTTCGCTTATCACCCCGGTTCAATCATGGCTCCGGGAGCGGGATCATTTTACAACGATAATCCTTTCCCAAATTCCGTAGACGCAGATGGTTGGCTTAATACTCACGTTTACGAAGCTCAACTTTGCTATGAAGGGGCACCAAAATATCTTGGATATAAAATAAAAGGCGGATTCCCAGAAATGGCCTACCCCGTCGCGGGGACTAACGAATCAAAACTAGACGGAGGTATATGTAAAGCTAGGCAATGTGAAACATCCCAGCTTCTCGGTTACCATTTTGCGGGAGTTCAATTGGGGGCGGGTCACGGCTTTGCGTCAGCAGTGAACGATCAGGCAAGCTTCGCTACTTATGATCCGTTTGTCTATTGGCATTTTATTTATAGGTACAATCACGACCAACTGTGGAACGACACAGAAAACACCACGTCGAAGAAGGTAACGTCACTCGTTCATGGTGAGGGAGCTTTCGATAAGCATATGTGGGAATATAGGCAATGCCCCAACACTCCAGATTTCCTGCCTTGGAGCCAAGATAATCCAATTACCGCCTGTCCCTCGGATTATTTTGATATTCCATACTACGCTGCGATAGGCAAGTTTGGATTTTACGGGGCAAGGTTTTTTAATTCCTGTAGCCGCCCGGTATCACAAAAAGATAATGAAACGTGCGCTCAATTTAACGACGAGTACAGTTACTACACGGCTACAGAGTGCGGTGGTGGTGGTGGGACTGTCACCATGAAGTCTTTAGCTGGCGGCTCTAGTTCTCCGAGCTCTACCTTGATGGTCAATTATAAGTGTTACAACGTGACATTCGTAAAGACTTCAACGGATGATGAACCAGCAGACCTCCAGTTGTCTTCTACTGGCCCAGCTTTTGCCCAAGAACAAGGAAATATAGACCTTGAATATGACGTATTCGAAGAAGAGTTCGACCTTATGAATTTTTATCACATGGTGAAAAAAGATACGGTCACTTGGAAAACTATCAATTACACAATAGACCCTTGCTCATCCTGTATTGATGGAGGCAAGGACGCCTTCGATAAGGTAGAGGAGCAAATAACAACAGCGATAGAAACCGAGTTTGGAAAAACGTTGGCAGAATTACGAGCGATAGGCAGCACTTCCGACGCAAGTCTTCTGAGGCATGGTTCGGAATACTTTAACGTAGACATCGTGGTTAACGACCCGTTCCTCGCGTTAAACATGATAAGGACATCGGCTAGAGGAACCCTCGACAATATACAAGCTTCTGAAGGAAAGTACAGCACTTGTGACAGCAAGGTAGGCTTGGTGAGAGATTTTTCAGCGAGCGTACAAAACTGTACGCCCTATGAAGAGCCAGCGGTTGCCGCCGGGACATGTGATACCGCACACTACGAAACTCTTTTAGAGCTTGCGAAGCATGAAGAACGTTTGGGAGAATTTTTTGCTGGTAATAGGGGCTTTTTCCTTTGGGCTAATTACGATCACATAGTAAATTCATACGAGTACCGAAAATTATTAACGGGAAGTACTCCCGGAGCAGACGGAGAAATTCATTTTAAACAAAGCTTTCTAAGACTAAAGCAGGACTTTGACGAAACCCTTATAAATCTTCCCAACTTTATGAGGGGAGCAAATTCACCTGTCATTTTTTACGACACGGGGGGAGGGGATATGTTCGGCACTGACGCATTATCTTACTCAAGAAAAAGTGCCCTTAACGACTTGCTGTTCACTAACGATAGGTACAAAAGATTTATAAAAGAAATTTCGTGGGACTTGGGGAACAATCTTTTAGGCAATAGCGAGAAACATAACGACGCTTGGAATGACCTTGTAAATTTATACGGCCACTACGTCGCTGATAATGCCAGCCACGCTGGTGCTCCGTCCAATTCCAAGTCAGTGGCAAGAGGAGCCTTTTACGAATCGGGAATTACAGGAAAGGAAGCAAGGTTATTGACAAGGTTTGTCGAAAATAAATTAAGGGGCAAAGCCATCGACCTGTACCCGACAAACCACATCGGATTCTCCACGGACACAGCGTCAGGGTATCGCTTGAACGAACATTGGGGAAATTCCATATATGGCAACAACGTAACAGATAACTATCGAGGCTCAAAAAATCCAGCTAATGCTCGATTCGACCCTTTACCAGACGTACCAAGGACATATTTCCAAGGTGTATACGCCCACAAGTCTACCATCACGGGAGTACAACATAAGATCAAAGATGCTATATCGCAGTCTCCTTTCTTTTCCGCAGGTTTCTTTCAGGAGTTTGGGTGCGGCGGCGACATACCAAGAAGACAAAATACTTCTTACGGAGTATCAACGGACACAAAAGGAACCTGTAGCGCGGGAGGTCACGCCAGCAAGGCGGACTGTGAAGCTGCTGGGGAAAGCTGGTCCTCTAAAATCCCGATTGCCCCTTGGAGGGTAGTCGGTCATAACGATGTCGGGGAACTGGACCCGAACTTCTCCTGCTTCTCACCCATCTTTACGCAGCAACCGATAGATGTGGCGTGTAAGGTTGGACAAAGGCCCAAGTTCAGGTGTCAGGCTGTTGACTATCATACCATCCCAGAGGACAAGATAAATAAGGGTTATCCAGAAATTGATTTTTGGACCAACAACCTCAAGCTTACGAACAAAGAGGGGAATCCGAAATACCCTGTTGAGTACAAATGGTACCGAATAAATAAGACATATTTAAATAAGGCTTCTGCTGAAGCGGAATTGGATAGTCTTTTCTATGGTAATATTTTCGAGACGGACCCCAAGTCTCCCAACTTCAACCAAGTAAAGAGTGCTGGCCTGAAAGATTTTGAGCTTATTCAAGAAGCTTCCGTGACTGGTACGTGGTGTTGCCTCGAAGGGATAAGCGGAAGAGGAGCCGAGGATTGCACCTTGATTCACCCTCAATTGACCTATACGTGGGACATGTCTCAATACGAATATAATCCGGGCAGCAGAAAAGTCGGTGAAGAACACTGGTCTAAGCTGTGCGACTACAACGGAAAAATAAAAGGCACATCTCAAATACATGTGGACAGCGACTACGACAAAAGGCTTTACAGGGAGTTTAGTTATGTCCAAGGGGCGATAATGCGAGACGGACACAGCGCATGTCCGACGTTCGGTGTCGGCCCAGACGAATGGGAAAAAGTTCCTATTGTCCACCCGGCGGCACCGGGTTTTAACGGAGATGAAGATTATCTTTATCTTTGTGTCGCTTCTGGAAGGTTTGGTTTCCGACGGAGCGAGCATGTCAACTTGCAGGTGGAAGACTGGGTAAAGATAGATTTCTCTATAAGAAATGGTGCTCCAGCGCAGATACCTATGAACTCAGTCAATTTTGAGTACGAAACAGTTGAGGGGGTAGCAGGGTCGGTAATTCTTAAAATGGGATGGGGAGCTCACAAAGAAAGCCCATCGTTTTTTAAAAAGGGAATGATTCCTGCGTTTCTGGGTATTCAAAAAGACAAAAACCAAGTTACCGAAAACCATGTTAAAGAGTTCATGAACATGTACAACAACTGTAGGTCTTATTCCTTTCTCGGTGTAGAAGGGTTTAGGGGAACAACCAGATCGTTTATGCCACCCACGCAAGCAGCCGTAAAAGGAGACAAGGCTGAAAGAGCAAGCTGGTTTGAGTATGGTTACCTAGTTCCATTCGGGACCAAGTTAAAACAGGAAGAAGGAAACGCTCTATATGGTCAAAGCCAGATTCCTATTTGCAAGAATTATAATATGCAGAGAGGGGGAAAGGGGTGTGGGTTCGGGGGTAACATTCAGGTGGGTAAATTTGATGGGGCAGCAGCCCATAGTCTTACCACTCATACAGACAAGTGCGGAGAGGTGTCCCAGCAAACCAACAGCACAAACCTTGCTGGATTAGTTGGCGCAACGCCCGCAACGGCACCTGTGACACGACACTGGGCTCCGTTGGAGCCAGCTATTATCTGCACCAGTTCAATCTATGGGGTAAAACCGTCTCTACAATTTCATCACGGAGAACTATATCCTTACAATGAGCAAGATGTCACCCACGACTATGGTTTTGGCCCCGGTCATTTGGTTCAGAATTTTGGAATAGGTGTCACATGGCAGTTTTCAAATAACTTGGGGGCAATTAAAAGATTTGGCCGCTACTCCATATTAAAGCTTGGTGGCCCTACTGGCACCGAAATAGAAGATGATGAAGATGTTCTTTTCTGGTCAACCGATCAGGCGGCGATGAGACATGAATTTTACGCCGCAAGAAGAATGGTTTTCCCTCATTCATTGGGTGGCGAAAGGTGTGGGTGGCGAGAGGGCTCATGCGGAAGATTCATGTTGTATTTCGTAGAAAACTTGATGAGATATTGGCTTTCTTGCGACGCCAAGGGTAAAGCTAAAGTAAAAAACAAAAGCTATATCGCTCCCGGATTAAGGGCTGGATCAGCAGCTTGTCAATATTTCTGGGGAGGGAACCCGAATAGCACACGCATTAAAAGAACTGCCCTCATTGGGCCGTATGCATACGAATGGAAAATTTCCAGACACAACAGGGACAGGAACGGGAACGGCATACCTCAATCTTTTTACTCACACAGGTTTGAGAGGGCTATGGATAACATGTATGATCCTCCCGCGATATATGGTTTGTGGGCCAGACAGGAAACCAATAATCTTCTTCCACAGGTTAAAAGAGTAAGGAAGTTAAGACGTAGAGCCATGCAAGCGTTCGGCGGGATAACAAGCGTTAGATACATAAGATGGGGGCCGCACGGTTCATCAAAAGCCGGAGGCTGCGGGTCGTGGAGAATAAGTTGCGTGGACGCACCACATCGGAGCCGCCCTGCTTTTTATCATCCGGGAGACCCGATATGTGACTGGTATGTCTACGCGATTAGGGTGGGCTTAGACCCCGGTTGGTTTTACGGGTGTAATGAGGACCAATTGTTGAAAGGTAAGTGCTTTGATCCCTGTTTAAGCATGAAATATAATTATGGATTTTTCCCCGGAGGAAAGCTACTAACCATAAACGGTCATGTCAAATATAGCTACAGCAGACACAACATCCCGGCTCCAAGCACCAAAAAACTTGGGCTAACTCAAACTGCACAAGCCGCGCAACAAGCACAGGCCGTAATTGACGCTCGCACAGCCGCGCAAAGTGGCTTTTCGGCGGCAGGACAAGCGCAGGGAAGCAGATTCGTAACGCAAATCTCAAACGAGGTTGACGATGAAGAAAAGTTGTTGTCTAAAAATGCGCTTGGGAAATCTTGCAGAATAATGAGAGGACCGTGGGCTACCCCTTACAGACGTATTAAGAATACAATAGCTGGCGGGGATGGAATTAAGAGTGAAGGCGGTGGTGTATTCGAGGCTGATTTTCTGGGGCAGGGATTACAGGAAGCAACCGCTTACAACTTGTCCGAAAATAAGGGCACATATGGAGCTACACCAGACTTGTCTGCACAGAGATATGCTGACACCTCCATTTCTCCGTGTAATGGTCAGGGCGCAGAACACTGTAATTTTCTAACCCCTACCCTGCATCTGGGAATGGATGTAGAATTAACAATGATGCAATCAGCATTCGCTCAATCGGCAAGTGTTTTCGCAGAGACTCATCAAGACCTGCTAGAACTCACGTTCACCAGTGAACTTGTAAACATGGTGGACGGGTTCATGAGTACCATGATTCAAGTTCCCGGAATCAACAGCAGCGGCGGGTCATACCAAACGATAAAAGCACTATTTACAAATGACCAAATTTGGTGCGCGACAAACATGTTGGGAGAACCTCTCGATAAATTTCTCGACCAACTCGTGATTAATGTTGGAGCTAATAACTCCACCCTTCATCAAAAGGAAATATATAGCCGAGCAGCAACATACGCGGCAAATCGAACGCGGCAAGGGGTGGACGCAATGTTCCATGATTTCCTCAATAATGGTCAGCTTGAGATAGTCTAAGGTCTGATTAAGGAGACTAAACAGGCTTTTTTTTATATAATATACACCTATGGGAAGCTATGATCCAACCCTGAAAATGAGTTCTTGGCTCAGTAAAAGTGAGCAAAGTAACGAATATGCTACCTTGAGGAGACAAGGATATGGAGATAGAGCAAAAGGAGTTGGAAATCCTGACCTAGAAGCAATGAGCCAAGCCTTGGGCAAAGCGAGCTCGTTAATTGTCTGCTATTACGCATCCACATACGCTGGTCACAAGAGTAAGCATGAGATTCTTGACCGGATAACTCGGGTTCTTCAGGCTGCTTATTTCAGTATCGTAGAAGATATGTCGCCAAACTCTCCCTTGAGAAATCTTGAGAAAGTAACAAAAAAAGACGAGCAATGGAATGCGTTAACTCAATCCAAGGGGTTTAATGAAGGTTCGGTCTTCGGGGCGCATAGGGAATTTGTTCTTTCCAGAATGTCGGGGGGAACCACTCAGGCTCGGGAAGATTTTTCAGTAGCTATCGTTTCGTGTTTGGGGTCGATGGCTTCACAGGGGGTGAACAACAACATGATTCACCTTCATGTCTACGCTAAAATTTCCGCTTTTCTTCATACGTATTACACGGAATATGGGGCAGCAGCGTCTCCGATGTCGCCAGTGCATATATCTTCTGATGTTTTTAAGAGGATATTGACGACCAACTGGACGCCAATGTTTCAAGAGATTTCAATTACTTCTGAGGCCACAATACCGACTCCGGCTGTCATGTTCGGCTACGAAGACGTAACAAAAATTTTTGGGGAGCCTATCGACCCCCAACTCATGAAAGACGCCGAGCTTGCTACCTACTCAATTAAGGGAGAAATATTATACGACCCAACTTGGTGGTGGTACACCCCCCCGTGCGAAGACAAGATAATTTCAAAAACAAATCCACAAGGAGTAGTAACGGGGTATGATAACATAGGACCAATTAAATTCCCGTGCCTTGATGAAGCCTACACCATTGCTCCCATAACCGGGACTTCATTTGAAAGGAAGTTTGTAGAGTCTCCTCCCGTGTCTGGTACTTACGACGAAGGAGCTACAAAATATATTACAGATAAAACAATATGGAATTATCCAGCCTCTGCTGACTACCTCGGAGATACGTATGAATCCCTAAAAACCTACACGGGCATAGACGGAAGATGGCTTACTGATTATTATTCTTATCCTTCGTGGTATCATGACGTTTCGGACTCTTCAGTTTACGAACCATATGCATTTGTACACGCGCACGAGGTCCACGGGTCTCGTTGGTACGGAGGATGCCCTGAGCTTGTTAGGACATTGTGCCATCACGAGGATGGTTTTTGTCTCGGTTCCGTAGACAATAACAAAGAGGATTGCGTAAACAATGGTGGATCGTGGAAAATAGGTTATCTTTGGCCTGACTACAACACCACAGGAGAATGCGACGCTATCGGGGGTGAATGGACTGTACCGAAGAGTTGCTTTACTTTAAACGGATGTCAAGGGGAGTATACGGCCACCAAGACTGAATGTGAGACTGCTCGGTGTTCAGATACCCAATACACGACCAGAGAAACTTGCGAGGATGTAGGTACTTGCACGGACTCTGCGTTTGATAACAATAAGGCTGGCTGTGAAGCTGCTGGTTACTGCTCGGACTCCCAACACGTAACCAAAGAGGCTTGTGAAGCTGCTCATTATTGTTGGGAGGGCCAATATACAACCAAAGAAACTTGTGAAGCTGCTGGCTCTACATGGGCAGACGCTGAAGAGTATTGGACAACTGAAGAATTTTCATCTGACCACGATTGGGCCGAAGCTGGAGTGTGGAGAGAGAGTTGCGAAAACCCTCTCTCGCCGGGGCCGTCTCCTTTTCCGGGAAGTAACGATATGGTCGGGATGGGCATCTACGACGATTATAATGCAGTCGAAAGCATGAGTTTCAGGCACCACCATATCAATAAGGATATGGGCACCTCGCAAACTTATTGGCAAAACAGCAACATAATTAAATGGACAGGATTTGTTCTGTGTCCACTAGGGTTCACTGAGGAAAGGCTAAGTGGATCATACCTTCAGCATTACACTAATCCGATAGGTGACCTCAAGAATCTAGGAAGAAGAGCTTTCCATTATGGGCCAGCTACGGCGGGGGTTGTCGCTGGCACATGTGGACCTCCTCAACCTTTCTATAGCAGATACATATCGCATACTGACAGGTTGTCGTATAGCGATTTTGCTGGTGGCCCATTTGTGTACGCCCAAGTATACATAGAGAATAAAACAAAAATGCAAAAGGCATCCATCAACCTCTTTCCGGGGTGGATGTATAGATGGGCACAAGACCCCTACGGGTCTTTTTATTTTCATAGGACAGGTGGTTGGAATCTCCCTCTCATAGACGTGGAATATCAAACATCGTTTTGTGATCCCGAGACAGCCTTTTGGGAAAAATGTCCAACCGTAAAATTCGAAGGAAAGAAAATAAGCAATAACTTTAACGAAGAAAACCAAAGAAATTATCCGTATAGATTCACTGGCTGTCAAGGTGCTTCCGTATTTCCACAGACATATCAGTCGTACATGGGAAGCTACTCTCAACATTTTTCCCCACCAGACCCCCTGCCTCCTGATCCGTTTTCTATGGGCCAAGAGATAATCACTCCACAGAAATTCTTCGGAATGGGAGACAACTGTCAGGACATACCAGTTACCAAAGAGTTCCGGGACAACGCAACGTTTCCTTATCAGTTCCACACCGTTGACTATAAAAACATTACCAACCCTGAGATCGCCAATAACGAAAGCGCAATACTGTTCCTTAGCGGATACACAGAAGTAACGGGAGCGGAAGGACTGTGGCAGAATACGATCATAGGTGAGTGGGGAGGCGACTATTGGCACACCTTTGTATCGGGGTGGATGCAGATAACGGGAGACGCGGCGGGAGAGTCGGTTTCTTGTATGCACGTACACACTGGTCACCAATGGAATAACGAGTGTAAGCATTATCTAGATAGTCAGGTCACGTATTACTGGATAGGAAGCGGAGAAGGAGATGTCCATGAAGATTTTCCTTACGTAGGACTAGACTGCATGACAAATACGGCGGGTTTCCTTGCCGACTATCCACACATAAGTAAGTGTTGTGATGTCGGATTTACCCCACCGTTCCACGGCCCACCTCCCGGAAACTGGGATGGGGGGCCACCATACGACAAACTTTGCACGACTACGACTCTCGATCCTTGCGCTAATGTTTCTAACCCTGACGATTGCGACCCCCTAAATCCCGACAATCCGAATTACCAAGGGACTACTACCTCGGCTGACCCTTACGGAACGACGACCTCATACGATCCCGCAAATGAACCCACCACTACCACGCCAATACCTCCTGAGATGGAAGAGTGTGGCGAAAACGCTATCCCGTTACCCTGTCCAGATGGATCGGAAGCAACACAGTATGGGGGCTATAATAGCTCATCTCCCGGAGCATGTAATTGGGAGCAATGCTCAAGCTGGTGGGCATATTGTGAGGTTTATGACTGCGATTACCATTATCACAGGGACATAGCGTGGGACACTGGAATATGGCCAGAGGAACGGGGGTGGCTTGAGTTAGAGGGGAAACAAAGAACAGAAAACCCCCCAAGATATTGGAGGGGACCATACGCAAGCACTCATTATACTTTTTTATATCCAAACGCTTCTGGGGCTCACGCGACAACCTATCCAGAAGAAGAGGAGGACAAAGAAATCAGTGGGTTCCTCTGGCATGTATCATTTAACGTGGAAGTTGAAGAGTGGGCAATGAAAGATTTCGTTTCTGGAGGGTTTGTTGACACATACGGAAATGTATCTTGGACCAAAAAGCTCACCAAAGAAGGCTCGACTTTGCCGGAGTTTAAGAGTGTTAACGAAGACTATAATTGGTCTGGCTTAGTCAATGTTGATTACGTTACAGAAGAAGCCGTATTGAGTAGCTTCGGTCCTGATCCGGCTGCTGACCAAGTTATAACCATAGATGTTGATCTAGCGTCAGGAAGAAACATAAATGATTTCACCACTGAGACATATTATTCTATAACTGGATGCGGTGACCAAGACGCGAACCCAATGCATGATTACGTCACCCGATATACATGCGAAGACGCTAATTACATATGGCAACCGAGCTATATCGAAACCAAGCCAACCCAAGTGGTCATTGATGGGGGAAACAAATTTGCAAGGGCGCAATATTACAAATACCAGACGGAAGAAAGCCACTACGACAATGACCTAGAAGATGACTATTACGAGGTAAAAGCTTCAGTAACTTATGGTGGATACCGTCGCTATTCAAAATACGATTTCCCGGTAAAAACTAGGTACGCCAAGCCTTCCTACAGGTTAGAAAATTTATTGCAAGATTTCGAGGAATTCAACACCGCTTTCTCTTACGGGAACCAAGCGTATTTTCTATGTAGCTACGATCAGGGAGGAGGGGGGACATTTAGCCAAAACATGGATAGAGTAGACTATGGGCCAGAGTCTATGTCGTTTGATCCTGTCCACTGGTGGCCAATGAGTAGTTCTTCTCATGTGACAGGAACCTACCACGAGAACTACGAGAAATGTGCAGATGCTTACGTCATGGACGGGCAACAGCCCGCGATACAAAGTGAAGCGTGTAAGGTCATCGAAGGGCCGCTGGTCCATCCAGAAAAAATATATGGTGATCATTGGGTGGGGTTAAGGTCTGGGTGTCTTTATGGCGCGAATGGTTACGCTGGCAACTTCGATTCTTTAATTGATCTGGAAGGGCTCCCGGCAACAGGCAATGATGCTGGATATTTTTGCGATGAGAACAGGGAGCTTTATGAAATCTGGGTATGCTCGGACGAGCAATACTTAACCAAGGAAGATTGCGACTACCATGATAAGGTTTGGGAAGCCCGGATGGGGAGATGCTCATCCCCCTATTACACAGAAGCAGGTGATTGCACTTGGCACGGGCATTATTGGACAGGTTCGCAGGAATATTGCGAAAGAGATGGTCACGAATGGATTCACCCTTACAGCAAAAGCCCAATTGACGATTCTCCGGGGTTGTGTTGTCCAAACGACGAGAGCGCAACAATTAATTGCGAGGGCGAGGCGGGACACTACGGCATGGATGACTATCTTAGATGCCCTATGGATTTTTCTACAAGCCCTTACTTCGACGAATATCCTACCCTAAGAGAAGCGGAATCAAGGGTATACTTATTTAATATTCGACCAACTGAAGTCGATATACACATTAGGGCACCCGACTACGTATCAGAGGACACAGAGGGGAGAGTCTATGATCCAACCGGAGTGGGGACGATAGGTGAGATGTCCATGTATGACGGGGGTGGTGGTTCGTTGGCAGGAATGGGCTGGGCCAAGCAGGTAGTCTTGTGTTACTTGACTGGAACAGACCAAATTGCTCGCGTAGGGATGGAGGAGTTGCCAGAGGGAGTAGAGGCGGTATACGGAAACCCAAACAATAAGCCTATCGAGTTGTTTAAGGAATCATGGATAGACGAAAAAACACTTTCTTTCGAGGGGGCGTTCCCCATCGCAGATGGTATCGTGTTTGAAAAACCAACCCAACCGTGGGCCTATAAATCTCATGCTGGCGGGACTCGGTGGGAAACACTACTCGAACACGGAGCAAGGATAGCTGTCGGAGGAGCGGTGGGAACCACTGTCGATCCCACCCCCCCTACTACCACTACTTCTACCACTCCTGAATTCATACCCGGAAGTTGCGCTGGATGTTTGAAGTCTGTTGGCTTTGAAGATGAATCGCTTAATGGATACTGGAGACTCGCTTATGATTACCTCAATTATTCACAGACAGAGTGGGACATGGTGGACTCAGAAAATGGAGTCAGTATGTTCGGACGTACAGATGTGCCCGGTGGCAATACGCACTGGTTGATTGGAAATAAGGATGATATCCCTAATCATTACGATTACTCGAAAGCATCATGTTGGGCACTCGCCGTGGATAATGCCACCCTCCAATGGCCGTGCCCCGGTGATGGCTCGAATCATCTGCCCAATGGGGTATCTTGGACATGTGGTGTGCATGGTTCCGCCGAGACCGGACAGCCTAACGCAAGTTTCCAAGGGGTTGAGATAAGCCTTTGCGCTCCAACGCCTACGACGCCAGACCCAACGGACGCTAGTCTTTTAATACCCGTATCGGGATGGAAAGAGACATCAAGAATAAAAATTCTAATCACAGACATAAAAATAGATGGACTTGGAAGAATGCCTGTAGATTCTTATTTCGCAATGGAACAAAGCGGAGCGTGTCAAGTCTCGGGATACCTGCAATACCAACATCAACAGGAGGCTTCGATATATACCGAGGGTATCGTGATGGAAGACGTATCAGAAGACCCTGACCTAAATGACTTGGACTACCCTCACTACGCCTCAGAAGTAATCAAGAGAGATGGGGTTACATTCCCGACTGGTGATGCATACGAAGCCCAATTCGGCCTGTTTAATCCAGACTTTGCCCCCGTAACGAAAGACATCCTCTTTGCTCCTTCAAGGATGCAGGTAAGAGCTAATGAATTGGTAACGATGGGTAGCGGGATGCATAACTATCATGACTTATATAGGGGGGCTCCCTATTATTACAATAGATATTTGTGGCCAACCATAAGCGATCTTCATCATTTTAATGGCCACTTATTATCTTGGGAAAGTTTGCCGACTAGCGACTCTCAAACTTATCCGGTCAGTGCTTTACTTTGTTCTGCTGCCGCTGGACAACCCACGGCTAACGACGACACTAGTATCTTCACGCAAAGACACTACGTGGTAACCCAGCATTGGATGTTTTACGATGGCGTAGTTACCGACCCCACAATAAATAGAGAGTGGATGCGAAGAGGCGAAGTCGGACATAACTTTTTCCCCGGAGGAGGATATGTGGTCCCGAAAGGAACAACCGTCAATGACATTGAACAAGGAATCGTGTCAGCCGAAAAGACGATTCTAAGACCGCCTGACGAAGCGGGGGGGTCGGTTCCTATCGGCTCGTCTACTTAAGTTTTCTTTCTGATTCTATTTCAGAATAGCGGGTGTAAATTTTATTTGTCTGGATAGTGATGGAGTTGGCAAAGACCGTGTTGTCATCTTGTTTCTGCCCCGTGACTATCACAATGTTCTTTTCTTGAGGAAGACCTCCGTTCGTTTCTTCGCACCCATCCAGTCTGTCACCGAATATCATTACCTTCGTTCTATCTGTTTCGTCTTGGACTTCCATGACAAGATAACGGTTGCCGTTTCTAGACATGCGCGTGGCTGGCTTACTCCCAACGGGAGCAATAAACTCTACCTCTGCCCCCTTAGTTCTGGCGTTGACTGAGCTAAGGGAAAGCAAGTTGGGTCTTTCTTTAGCGAAAATATCCTTGAGGGTCTTTCCGTAGGTGTATCCTAGTAAATGATTTTCGTAGTACCAATTCGCAAAGCTTTCAGAGTACCTGTTCTTGTTAAAAATTTCCTTGTAAGGTTGAGATTTTCTTTGGATAGTCTCAAAACGAGAAGGCTTAATAAGGGGTTTCCCTTTTTCGTTTTTCTTGCCTAAGATGTCTTTAAGAACGGCAACCAGATCGTGCCTGTGTTCTTTAGATAGGCTTATGCAGAGCTTCTTTTCTTTTTGGGTAAGGACATTCCAAAGTTGAGCTTCGTATGCTATCTTGGTTCTGGATTGCACAAACCCCTGAAAAGCCCCCGCTTGAATAAGCGCACACAGTATACCAATCGTTAGGTTGGCTTCGTTTGCCGCCTCGAATACCTCGAACTTTGTGGAGGTGTCTCTTTTAAACCTGTTTAGTTTTTCTATAGACTTATCTGAAATTCCCTTAATCGAGAGTAGTCCGAATCGAATATCTTCGCCTTCAGACATAAAATCCATCCGTGATTTTGTGATATGAGGAGGCAGTAACTTTATATTAAAGTTGTGCATCTCTTTCTGGATTTTGGAAATTTCGTTAATCGGGTCTGGTTCGTGTCTGGTCATACGCAACAGGCTTAAGAAAAATTCCATAGGGTATTTGAACTTAAGATAAATCGTCGTCGCGGCAAGCGCGGCGTATGAAATAGAATGGGACTTATTGAAAGAGTAGTTGGCTGAATCCTCAAGGATTTTCCAGAGGATTTTACCGATCTCAGAATCGAGCTTCTTCTCTGTGATTTTGTTTTTAATTTTCTTCTTCCACTTGCGTACCTCAGTAACTTTCTTTTTGCCCACGATACGACGTAGAATTTCAGCTTCGTCAAGCGTGAACCCAACCTTGTGAGCCATTTGCATCATCTGCTCTTGATATAAACAAACACCACCAGTTGACGCCAAAATGTCATCAAAGAATGGGTGTATGGATTCTTTCACCCCGTTGTTTGAGTAGTTTGCGTATTGGTTAACGAAAGCTAATGCTCCGGGACGAGCAAGGGCTAGTACCGCGCTTAGTTCTTCAAGATTCTTGGGCATCACCTTCCTACAAACCCCATAGTTTGTATCGGCTTCAATTTGAAATAAGCCATGAGGCGTTCTTAAATCTTGAAGGTGCCTGTATATAAATTTGCTGTTAGGATTAATGTCTTCTATTTTAATTTTAACACTTTTGCAAACGTCATCGATTACCGATACGGACCTTAGTCCCAGCAAGTCTAGCTTAACATTGGAAATCGAGGTCCAGTTCATGTCGAAAGACGAGATGGAAGCTTTGTCTGATGAAAATTCTGTGGGACAACTGTCCTCCATGTCTTCATACGATAAGGAAAGGGCCGATGGGTGAACTCCTTTGTTTTTGATTAAGCCTCTAAGGTTCAAGGCTATCTTGTAGGCCCGCCTGTTTTTGTCGCACCACTCTTTAAACTCGGGAACTTCTTCGTTCGCTTCTTCTATGTCTTTCACCTTACCAAAGACTTTAGGTATCATTGAAGACACAAGGCTCATTTCTTGTTCGGTCTTCCCCCCTACAATCTTCCCGCATTCCTTCATGCACAGCTTCCCACTAAGGGTGTTGAAGGTTATAATTTTAGAAGTCCTCCCTTTAAACTTTTCTTCAAGGTAATCGATAACCTTACCACGATTGTAATAACAAATGTCTAAATCGACATCACACATTAGCGAACCATCAAGATAAGTGATGCCGTCAACGACCTGCTTCTTCGCTCTAATTTTTGAAATAAATCTCTCGAAATAAAGGCCGTACTCAATTGGGTCAACCTTGGTCACTCCAATTAAATAAAGGATAAGGCTTCCAGCAGCACTGCCCCGCCCGAGACCTGTCGGTATATCACTACGCTTGCAGTAGTTAATTACGTCCCAAACTAAAAGCACATAGTCAACAAATCCCAAGTCTTCTAGGGTGTCTATTTCGTGCTTCGCTCTTTCGGCATAGAGTTTGTATTTCTTACTTTTTTTATTTATTTTTAAATTTTTAAATCCAGCGTTAGCTAATGAACGTAAGAAGTCATAGTTACTAATATCTTCACTTACCCCGAGCTCTCTTTTGAACTTCTTCTCTATCTCGAACCGAGGTAAACGAACCCCATGAATAGGTAGATCAATGCCTTTAAAGTGAGACTTAAAATTTATATTTCTATCTGCCATTTTAGCTTGTTCCAGACTTTCAGATTAAGTTCCAAATCTACTATAGCATCGTGGAGTTTGTCGCTGTCATGTTCGATGTCATAGTCCCTCCCCAAGGCCATCAGGTTCGTTCTAACGCCCTTTTTACGCATATTGGTCATCCTATACTGGTACTCAATTAAAGACCCCTCATCCTCCTTGTAGGGGATGTCAAGCTTAACACCCTTAGCGAGGGAGTTGGTGTCAAGAATCTTGGGCATCAGGTGCTTATAATCAAGGTTATTCAGCCTGTAATAGTCCTTTATTAGGTAAAGATCAAACCCCAGCATGTTATGAGCGATTATCCAATCAGAGTTATCCAACCAGTCTCGTATCGTGGGGAAAGCTTCTTCTGGAGAGATGCCCTTCTCGTCCATCGTTTTTTGGCTATAGCGGGTAATCCTAGCGGCTTCGTCTCCTATTTTCAGGTCTGTTTTCCATTTAATATAGAAGTTCTTTTCGGCAATTTTTTTACCAGCAACAGCCTTGATCATCGCTATTTGCCAAGGAAGATTATAGACCTTGTTTAGACACAGGTTGAACGTCTCGCAATCTATGAATACATAAGTCTTAGACTTGTCGAATCTAAGTAGGTGCTCACGCATGGGTACCCCCGATTCCTTCAGCCTTCTTTGTAATTACACCCAGTGATTCTAAAGTTGTAATCGGATTTAGTCTTTCATAAGGGAACCGATAGCAAGCTCGCCCCTTAAACTTGGGCCAGTTAGTACCATCCTCCCAAAACTCTTTTCTTTTGGCGTCCTTGCCCAGAATCCAACCAGAAATTTCCATCTCTGGATAGTTATGAGATTTCACCAAAACAAAAACCTGATCATCCTTGTCTTTCGGGTGGACCAAAAGGTTACCCTCTCTGTAATTAGTGCTTCTAACTTGAATATTCTTTCCAACATCAGCCATTATGGACGTATAGTTCTTCTTAAAATCTGTCCAATCTTGCTTTAGAATTAGGGATACGGACAGTTCTGCTCTTGCTCCTTGTATGTGAATTTTTTCTCCGTTGCCTTTAAAGCCGTAAGCATCTTTTTTGTTTATAGATTCGTTATATTTTTGTCGTTTAGCTCCGATTTGGTTTGCGTATTTCTGTTGTTCTTTTGTCAGAACTATCACATTGTCTTTCTCCTTCTTAGGAACAGCGACTTTTTTTTTGGGTTTGTCGTCAGCAACCTTTAGCTTCTTTTGTTTCGCCCAGCTTTCGAAGCAAAATTCATCACTGCACATATGGTCCATGTTGGGCCTGTCTAACGTGGACCTTTTGTTAACGCATTTAAACGTAAGATAAGCCATGAAGTCTTTCTTTCCTTTGTAGAAAATGCTTTTCACTTCTTGAGTAAGGAGACCGGAAGATTTAGCGTAGGCTTCTACCCTGTCCCTTATAAGGTAATCAAATGGAACATCATTATCTTCTAAAAAAAGTACAGGCTTACAGTATTCAAAGTCGGGTATGCAGACAGCACCCTCTAGGGTGTTCCTGTGTAAGAACGAGTCGTAGAACGGTACGCACATCAATAAGTCGTCGTCATTCCAAAAGTCCCGTAAGACTTTAAAGTCAAGATTAGGTGTATAATAAAAGCCCTCTTTCGCTGCGAGGCTCCAGATTTTTACAAGCCGCTTGTAGCCCTCGTTATTCTTGGCGAAGATGGAATATTTGCACCTAGACTTAAGGGCTTCTTCATTTTTTTCTTTAACGTCACATAGAAAATTAAACCTTAACCCGAAGTTAAGTTTGATATTATTCTCCTTACAATTTTGGTGCGCTTGCAGGAAGCCTCCGAAAGAATCTTCTAAGAGGAAGAGCTCTTCGATTTTATTCTCAATAAGGATATCGAAAATTGAGACCGGAGATTCATCAGCGTGTTCTCCGGGGCTATTCAAAGTAAGGATAGACCTCCCTAGCGAATAGTGAGACTTAAATAATGGAATACATTCGGTCACAGGTAAGATTATACCATGTTTCTGGCCTGTGTCAAGAAAAATGTGGGCACCCCTTGTACTTCATCCTTACCACCTTTTGGCCCTCTTTCGGGGTAAAGACGTTCTCTAGGTTCGTTTTAACCATTTCTCCTTCCTTATCCTTCAGCGCATAGTAATCAAAGCTAAACTTATATGGACAGTGCCACATGGGGTTGCCGTCTTTTTTCAAGTGCCCTTCGTATCGAGCAAACCCGCAGTTGAGACACCCACCCCACCCCCCGTCAGAAGGCTTGGGTTTTACTGCTGCGAAATCTGAAGCGGCGTCCTTCTCACTAAACTCTGTCACCCTCTTAAACATTGCCTCAAGATAATACTCAAACCCCTTCAGGGCATCGTCGCTGAACTCTAGTTTTTGAATGGGGGCTCTCGGAAATCTTAAAAAAATAAATTCAACGACAGGTTTCAGCTTCGGCCACATCTTCTTAGCTACCAAGCTGTACATTAACGCTTGCACATTAGAGTCTAATCCTTCTCCGGTAAATTTCTTTTTGCTACTCTTGTAGTCAGAGATAACAATTTTCTTTTCTTTCTCGAACCGAGCAGCTTTGTCAATGAACCCATAGATTCTATATTCTGGGTCTTCGCTTTCTATATCAAATTCAATTTCTGGCTCTTCCAGTTCAGCCCCCTCTACAAAGAAGTCTTGGTTGAGACCGATGACTAGCATCTTGTCAACCATCTTATAGAACTCGTCCTCGTATATTCCATACGACTTAAGGTGCTTTATGACCAGCCTCTGGATGGGCTTCGAAGCTTCTATCGTTTTGGCTTCGGTAATTAGATCGTAATGTTTTTTGTGCTTGGGTAGTAGTAATAACTCCAGAACCAAGTGACAAACGCTACCCATCCACATGCCAGAGTTCCCCCCTTGGGGAATCTTTAAATGATAATGACACCAATACAGCCAAGAACAGGACTCTAAGGTCTTGATTCTAGAAGCTGATAGATATTTTTTATTTTTAGACATCCCCAAGAGCAGTCGAGCACCACTGCTGGATTTCCTTTCTCGTCATCTCTCCGAAATCATTTTTAGTAGGCAGAGCGACTCTCACCTGCTGCTTGTCAAAGTGATAGTAAAGTCTACTGGCCGCTTTTTCTGCCGCCTTGTTCCCTGCGTGGTTATTTTGGCTATCGTTGTTGAAAGAGATTATAACTTTTTGGACATCCATTTTAAGCAACACAATAGTAATAGCTTTGCTTATCGTTAGGCCGAATGTAACCACGGAGTATTTTATTCCCGCATTCCAAAGGGAAAGCATATCTCCCACGCTCTCTACTAGGATGACTTTCTTCGCTTCTCGTATGTCTTTGAGATTATGCTTTAATGGATAGCACCAGTTAGAGACCGTCCCTACATGCTTCCATTTTGGTATTTTGAATTCTTTTGGAATTTCCTTCACGTATCTTCCCGTAAAACCAACTAGGTCATCTTGAGAGTTGAAGATGGGGAATACATACCTGTTCGCCATCTGCCCAGAGTTTGCCAAGCCCCCATCGAAAACCTCTAGCGTTTCTTTATCTATGTTTCTTCCTAGCCAATAAGAGTGGTCCTTTTGCAGCTTTAGGAGTATTTCCTTTGAGTATTTTTTTGGTGTTTTAATTTCTGGTTTTTTATTACGAACGATTGCGTACCCATTCGTTCTAGATTTTAGCCACTCTTTAGTTTCGGAAACGTCTCCTTGCTTCAAGGAAAGCCTAACGAGTTCCTCGAATTTGCCCCCTTTTCTCTCTTTGAAGTCATACCATACCCCAGACTCTTTATCAATAGACAATACATCGCCGCTGTCAGAGTCGCGGTACAGGGGTTTAGCCCTATAGTTTTTCCCGCGATCCATCAGGTCGTATCCAATTTCAATTAATATGTTTTTAATGGGATTGTCCATTTACAACAACTCTCCATCCCTTTCGCTGGCGTCATCTGGCGTATGCTGCGCTCTTTCTCTTTCGGCTATGTCATGTAGTGACCCTCTTTCTTCTACATTAAAGTTTTCAATATGAAAATTTAAAAAGTTATTATAGTATTTCTCTCTGCCATTGGGGTCTCTTCTCCTTACTAGGTCTTGATGTCCCGCCGCGTCTCTTCCTTGATATCTCGTTTTGAATGGTACAAGCATGTGGGTGCCATAATCTTCCCCATCCCAAGCCATCTCTTCTCTGATTTTTCGAGTAAGAAACGCGGTGAAATCAGAAAACCATTGAATCCTATCTGAAAGAGATATTACGCTAGAGTCAACCGGGTCTCCCACCCTTCGACCTTCCCCACTCCGATTAGATTGGACAGCGGTGATGATGGGGCAATCGATTTCTATCGCTAGTTTTTTTAGCTTGTTAACCTTTTCTCCAATAGCCTGATATTCAAGCCACGACTGGTTTACTTTTTCCCCAGTCAGCTTTAGGTAGTCAAGGGCTATAATGCACCTGTTCTCTCTCCCTACCTCAGAAAGCTTCCACCTTCTCACAATGGAGCACACTTCGTCAATTGACTTGTCCCCAATAAAGTAGTGATCGACTTGATTTTCTTTGAGATACTCTTTAACTTTGACAAACCCTTCATTCGTTTTTCGTACTAGCTCAGTATTCCTCCTCCATTGCCCAGTCTCTAGATGCCATACGGGAACCTGAGAAATTGCAGAGAACATCCTAAATTCTATATCTTCAGTTGGCATTTCTGTATCTAGGATAAGAGCTTTCACCTTGCTGCTTATGCAAGTTTTGAAAACAAGGTCATTAAGAAACGTGGTCTTGCCGTTGCCGGGGCGGGCAATTATCGAGTAAAGGCATTTGGGTCTAAGCCCCCCATAGAGCCTGTTGAATTCTGGATAGGGGACAGCGAATCCTATTTCTTCCAGTTCGTTTTCGGAGTTGCTTCGGATTTCTATCTCTTCAATGATCCTACTAAGGAGACGTTGTGGACCGTTTTCTTCCGAGTAGTAGCCCGAAACTTTTTCTCCATAAATAGCATCCACTTCAGATATAACGGTAGATATCCCTTTGTCTAGCGTGTCTTTTATGTGCCTCTTGATTTTGTCCGCAGTCGCATCTAGGTCTCTTCTGACTCTAAGGGAAACAAGTTCCTTTGCTGATTCTATGGTCGCCTTCGCCGTGATATGGGTAAATGAAATTGAATCAATATAATCGAAAATATTAATATCATCCTTGAATGATATCCCTAAGTTCTTAATTCTCTGGGCCAGAATGACTTGATCAATTTTTGAATCCTTAAGCAGGATGTCCCTGACACAGCAATAAATTGTTGAGTGTACATCTGAGTAAAAGTCTTTCTCCGTAACGAACGTGTCAATGTCCGCAAATACCTCTGGGTTCTTCACTAACCCTCCCAATACGTGTTTTTCTATGTTGTATGAATAAAGTGCCGTCATATTTCTATCCCAAATTTGTCCTTGATAAACTTATATGTCACCAAAGGAACTTCTTTTTCTTCTATTTCTATTAGTTCAAAGTCGTTTGTTTTCAACCACTCTAGTTTTTTGTGGTCCCTTTTGAGGGACTGCAAAAAGTTAATGCGAGTCTTGTGAAAGAACTTGTTAAAAGAGGTGTGCTGATTCCCGTTCACCTCTACCGCTATTTTCTTTGTCGCGTTTAATATGTCCACTTTCAGTCTCGTCCCGTACACTGGAAACTCTTCATAAACAATATGATTCTGCCAGTGCTCTTTTAAAAATTGCTTTATTCTAAATTGTATTTTCGATCTGGATTTTTTGTCCCAGTCTATCAGGTACTTGCTAACGTTTTTGTTGACCAGTCTTCCTGCTGTGCTGTATAGCCTCATAGTAATTGTTTAAACTTGTTCATAAGAAACTGCGTCACCTCTTCGTTTTTTTCTAAGTAGCCAATTAAATTGTTTAGTCCTTGATGTTTCGGCTTGAGGTCAACGCTTTTTGCGTCTTCGACCAGTTCTTTATCAAATTCAAACCACCCAGCGTTTTTCTTGTGAAGAAATTCGAATTGCAAACAGAGATTCATAACTTCATGTTCAGCCCATATTGAGCCTTCTCCTTTCGATCCGTATTTGATCGGCACTTCTACCGTTTGCCCTGTTTTTTCGTTGCGGGTTTTAGTAAATTTAAGAACGCATTGGTGGCCTAATCTTTTACCCTTCTTCTCTATAGATGCTCCGCTTGGGTTTTCCCAGATATAAAGATCAGTCCAAAGAGGTTTAATCTCAGCGATAAGGGAACTGTAGAAATTGAGAGCCTTCCCGCCTGATTGGGTGGTCCCCATCCCCGTGCCCATACCCATGTTCATTTTATATCGAGTTTGCGAAAGTATAAACATCGCGTGGCCATTCTTGGTGAGAGGCAAGCTCGTGACTTTCCCGACATGAGAAAAGATAACCGCTGACCCTGCTACTTTCTGCCCTTCGTCAAATTTTTTGCTAAGGTCTGCCTTTTTTATCAGCGCATCCGTAGAGTCAACCACGAACAAATATCGATACTGCTCCTTGTCTTCCCCGCTTCCGTTTTCGGTAATAAGTTCTTTTACCATCCCCATCGCCGTTTCTAAAATATTTGAATCGAAACTGCACCATTTGTCTTCGCTGGTGTCGATTCCTGACCGCTCCAAAAGCTCTTCAGTAAGTCTTCCCTCCGCATTAATATAGAACACAAAAGCATTCGGGATGGTTTCTTGAAATATTCTTGCCACGTTAAGGGCGAAACTAGTCTTACCACTTTCTGGTTCGCCAGACATCCTGAAGAATCCCGGCCTAAGTCCCCCGTCAAGGAAAAGGTCTAGTTGTATACTGCCCGTGCTACAAATCCATTTTACTTTTTCTAGGTGATTGTAGTGATCTCCCTTGAATCTTTTGTCTACAAGGAGCGATTTAATTCTTTTTTTGCTCATTTAAAAAATCCATTAATGTTTTTTTCGTTCTAACGATCTTTTTGTCTTTGCCTATCTTCCTGCGGGAAAGCTTGTAGGACTTAATTTTTTTTAGTCTAAAGGCTATCCCTTTGCGTTGGGTAATCAACGTATACTTTCCTTCGGGGGTAAGAAAATACGCTAAAGAATTTAAAAGAAAGCCAAGGTCTATCTGGTGCCAGAGATACACGTTGGGGTATAAATTAAAAATTTTTTTAGCGATTTTAGTTTCCCTAGCCCACCCCGCGCTGGTAAGATGATTTCCTTTTCCTTTCAGGAAATTTTCCACCATAAATAGGTAGAATCCTTTAGGTGTTGGACCTTTCTTCTTCATCCTCTCAGTCAGTTGAATGACAATGAGAGTATAGCGCGAATCCAGAATGAAGTCAAGGATTTTTAATGTCGTATTCCACCATTTTTCGGACAAGCCCCGTGAAATTTGTTTTAGGTTTCCATTTTAACTCCTTTCTGATAGGAGTGGAATCTCCCATCAAAAGGTTAACCTCTGCTGGTCTGTAAAATTCTGGATTGACCTTCACTAGGGCGACTTTGTATTCGTCCCAAGAGTGAAGGAAGGCTGCGTTTTCATTTTTACCAGCCCATTTTCCGTCTATCTTAGCGCAACCAAAAGCTTCTTCGACAAACTCCTTGATCGAATGAGCTTCTCCACTGGCAAGGATATAGTCTTTGGGGCTTTTTTGGTTCAACATCAGCCATACTCCTTGGACAAAATCTTCGCTGTCGCTCCAGTCTCTTTTGGCGTCAAGGTTTCCAAGTTCTATAGGGTCAAACACCGGCTTGGTTCCGTGTCTTTGCCTCCATTTATCCACGTCTCTCATTTCGTGGTAAATGCGAGCAACTCCTTTCGTGATCTTCCTTGTTACAAACTCTTCTCCCCTCCTGATGCCTTCGTGGTTAAATAGTACGCCGTGAACAGCATACATGTTGTAGCTTTCTCGATAGACTTTAACCATGTGTCTAGCCGCGCACTTAGAGGCTCCGTAAGGGCTTCGTGGTTTTAAAGGGTGACTTATATCTTGCGGGCAGTAGTTAACGTCACCGAACTCTTCGCTACTTCCGGCACTGTAAAATCTACAGTTGGGTTTGTGATTTCTTATAGCTTCCAAGCACCTGATAACGCCTGTCGTATTGGTGTCGAACACTTGCAATGGCATGTCCCAGCTACACCCGACAAAAGAATTTGCTGCGAAGTTTATAAAATATCTAGGTTTGATTCTCTTAACTAGCCTGTTGATACTTACTTCGTCGGTTAGATCACCGTAAACTAATTCAAATCGAACGCTCTTTAGGTCTTTAATGTTTTTAAAGTTAGGCGTGGCACTACGCCGCATCATCCCGTAAATTTTATGTCTAGTATTCTTAAGCAAGAAGTCCGCCATATTGGAGCCATCTTGCCCAAGCACACCCGTAACAATAACATTACTCATTTAACCCTTAGAGAAAACGGCGGTTAGATAACTCGGATAGCCAATCTTTTCTCCCCTTATAATATCCTCAAGATTAGAATAATAAACAGAAGAATATCCCTTGGACCTCATCATCCTATTTAAAGATTCATCATTGAAATGCCAAATATGTTCGTTGGGTTTTCTGTGTTTCCAGCCTTTAAACCAATCATCTGAAAAGTAGTGACACCAAGGGACCGTAATAATAACATACTTGCACCTTAAATTTTCAAGAAAATCAATATCAGGCATGTGTTCGAGACTGTTAAAAAACGTAACTACATCATAATAGTTACTAGTCGTGTCGTTCACCATCTTAAGCCTATTCGAAGGAAGAGGATACGCAGGGGAAGAGTCGTAGGCGTAACACCCTTCAACAACCTTGGAAGCCCATTCTAAAAAATTCCCATCACCATACCCCACGTCTAGAATTTTATTTATTGGTTGATTTAGGCAGCCCAGTATGGCCCCAAGACGTAGACAGGATAGCTCGTTAGATAGTCCACCAAGCCCAGCGTTATAATGAACAACGTATTTCTCATCGTAAACAATGGGCTCTACATCTACTTGCCTAATCACTCCAGTGGTAGATAGTTTTTTATAGTTTTCTAGCATAAGTTAATCTTTCGCACGAGTTAATCAGGTTCGAAGTAGAATACCCCTCTAAGTGGTTAAAAATTCTGACCTCGCAAATGTCGCTTCCCGCTACATCTTCAGCCTTGTAGTCTCCCCCTTTTACTATGACATCTGGGCGGAGGTTCTTGATTAACTCGTATGGGGTATCCTCGGAAAAAATGTGAACTTCGTCAACAAATTTCAAGCTTTCCAGCATAAATTTTCTATCTTCTTCCTTGTTGATGGGCCTGTTTTTCCCTTTTAATCCCCTGACACTCATGTCCGAATTCAAACCGACGATGAGCCATCCACCTGTCGCGGGGCAAGCTAACTGCTGACAGTACTTAAGCAGTTCCAAGTGCCCCCTGTGGAGAACGTCAAAACATCCATTGGTAAAAACTTTCATCGTTTCCTGACTACGAAATCTATTTGGCAAATCGCCTTGCTCCGAGTTTGATCTTCAAAAAAATTTCGAAAATCAAAATGTTCCAAAGCGGTTTCGGCTAATACAAATTCGACCAAGCCTTCGTCTTCAAATTTTTTGATAAAATCTTTAACATTTATTGATTGAGGCAGGTTTGATTTCCACTCTAAGGTCCACGAGCAATGATGACCGTGACCGCCCTCAATCTGAGAAGGGGCAAATCTGCTTGGCCATTGGCATTTTTCATAAAAGACTTCGTGAGGGACGCTAGTGAAGATATGCCCACCTGTTTTACATATCCTAATCCAATTCGAAAACGTAGTGTGCGGGTCTCTCGTATGCTCCAGACAATGAGAACTGTATACGAAATCAAAAGCTTCGTCTGGCAAGTTGTGACAAGTAACGGCGTCGTTCGAAGAGTCGTCAATGAGGTCGTAAGGGGTCAATTCTGATATGCCAGTAAACATTCTCATAGAGAGAAGGTCTCCACCGTGACCGATGTCTACCCCTTTCCCTTGTAGGTATTTATCATAACCCTTTTTCAGTCTGTAGTTGTAAGATTTGCTTGTTTCTTTTCCCATAATTAAACCTTGTGTAGCGCGTTCGTTATACCTATGTCGTAATCAAATTCATTAAAATATTCAGAATCAAAATCTATCCAGTCATCAAATCCTTTTTTGTAAGGAAAAAAATCCCGCAGTTCTTCTTCGCTGAAGTGGTCGTCTTGAATGATGATCTTCTTTCGTACACGAGGGTAACACCTTGCCACATGGTACATCGCCGAGTCAATACCAATAAACGTTTGGCTGTTGGCTATGATTTTTGCGCTTTCGAAAAAGGTTAACCCTCTCCTGTCTATAAAGGGGGTGTCTCTGTCGTTTGCCCCTCCGACCTGAATAATGTCAAAGTCTTTATAGTTTTTTTTGATTACGTTTATCACCTTATCAGACAGGTGCCCTCTTGTTTTGCCAGAGCAATGGATGGAAACCGTAGGGGAATTTAGATGACTTTGGGTATCTTCATATATGTAGAGACGAGGGTGTCTTAGGTAACATTTTTCTAGGCCCAACCCGTCACACCACCTCGCTGATTTTGAACGGAAATTGTGACCCGAACTCCACTTAAACCCCCAAGGGTCAAATATTTTTTGAGGTGTTATATCACGCACAACATAAGGGTTGTAGTCAAAGACGTAAGAGTTATTGAAGTCTACCAGTCTTTGGTTGGTGTTTTTGTAGAAGTTTTCCGGTATACAGGAGAACTGAATGGCATCTCCAAGCCCGATAACACTAGGCATTCCTATCCCTAATGTGACTCTCCCCTCAAGATACTCTTCTCTTTGTTGATGGTCCATTTTCTCCTTACCATTTCCATATCAAAATCTTGAACGAAAGGATATACTGATATGGCCTTGTTCTCCATAATTTTAAAAGCGAGAGACGTTATTTCTTTGTAGTCGTGATGCAACGGAAAGCACTGCTCAGGATAAAAACTCCACCTAATTTGATGAAAAGGTACACACCAATAGGGTTGCTTGTACCAAATTCCGTACAAAATAGCAGGAACCCCGAAAGAATAACCGATAAACCTAAAGCCTGAGTCGATACCAATAAACAAAGAGGCGTCTTTTATCTCTTCTATAATGTCTTCAATTTCCCCAATAACGATCTCAACATTTTCACAGTCTTTAAGCTCCTTGTATTCTTCTAGCAGTTCCGGGGTGGCTATGATCTTACACTTATGCCTTTCTCTTAGGGTGTGGATAAGCTTGTTGACGTACCAAGGCTCTAGATAGTGGTTGGTGTTCTTTACTCCTGATCTAGAAGTGTGAAGTTGAAAGACTATGTAGGGGTCTTTACTCTTGTCTTTCTTAATCGCGGGCGCGGGGAAAAACTTAAAATACCTATACCAATCGAAATCGTAATCAAGCCATTTTAAGGAGTCGATATGGAGATCGTAAAACTTATCATAGGATTCCATTTCATGGACCACCTCGTCTGGTAAGTTTTCCAAAGCTCCATAATAATTATCTTCCCCAAACTGACAGTCTACCCAGAACTCCTTGTATTTCTTGTGAGGGATTACCTTTATGTCTTTATAGAAATGAGGATAGAGGATTTCTATGCACTCTTTTTGAAAAGAATTGTTCTCCGTATCAGAGAAGGCCGTAATTTGTGCGTCTGGATACTCTTCAAGGATAGCAGGGACAAACCTGTTACCCAATAAATGATCCCCTAGTCCACCTTCTAGCCTTATACTTATATTCATCAACCATTATAGTTCTGAAGGATGACTTCCTTGGCTAGTTCTTTTTCGTGCTTGGAGTCTTCTTTACCGTAGAACGAAAAGACTAGTTTGATCATTTTGAATCTGGTCTGCTTGAATTCCTTCAGTTTCATATAGTGAAATTTCAAAGAGAATCCATCTGGGAACTCGAAGGGGTGCTTTTCCTCTGCTCCGTCTATAACACTTATCTTGCGAAGCCTGAGTTGCCTGTTGCTAAGATCAAAAAGCTTGAGGAGTTCTTGAACGCCGCTCTCTTTTAACCTGAGTTCTCTTTCTTTATCTCCAGAGAACCTCATCGACCTGCAAAAAACCCGTAGAACACCTTCGTGATCAGATTGAAAATCAAGACCTAAGCCGAACGTGTCGCTAACATTAAATGTTGACCCGTCTTCGGTCACAAAATATCCGTAAAAGGTTTGGATTTCTTCTCCCGCCTTTATGTCTCTCATCGTATGGAATACGAATGTCTTTTCCTTCACCTTCCAGCCAGCATTATTTTCAGAGTTTGACGAGTTATAAATCGGGCCAAAGCCAAGGGGAAGAACTTGAAAATCGAGAGGTTTTCCGTCCGAATTTGTTGGGGCGTTGGGCGGATACCATTTGAAATAGTATTTGGTTGGATGTTTAAAACCGAACACAGCCCTCATATGTTCGTAATGTTTTTCATCTTGAGAGATGAAACCGTCTTGGTCCATGATTGCATACACCTTGTCTCCTAATTGACAGGATCGTGGCCACATGACGAAAGGAATCTCTTCCAATACGGTATCGCGTGGGATATCTACAAGAGCAAACACCCCGAAGCCCTCAATGGGAGAATTTCTTACTGTAATTTTTTCATAGCAATTCTGAAGTGTTGATTGCTCACCAAACATACGAGAGTCATCAGCCTTTGCCGGAATTGCCATTTTGTTGGGCTCTACGCTACCAAGTTCGTAAGTTTTAGCGTCCGATGGCTCCGGCGGGGCTTGTTCTACCATTTGTTGGGCGTCTTCAGCTACATCTATGACAACCTCTGCGCTTGCTGGGGTTTCTTCTGGTTTTTCTTTAGTCGTTTCCATGAGGGTGGGCCTTGTCGCATTTTTTTTGGTATGCTTTTTTCGTTTTTTCTTTGACATGATCTTTACCTGCTACTCTTTTTCTTTTTTCGCTGAGTTCTTTAGATAAGTCCCACATCTCTCCTACATTATAGTTCTTCTCTTTGGTTTTTCTCACGAATTCTTCGGCTGTCGTGTCCGCGTTAATTAGGTTGTCCTTTATGGCGGCGTTCGGAGACATCCATACCCTGTTCCATTTTACTCCTTTGGGGTTTTCGTAAACGTGTTCGCCACTCATCTTTTGCACTACGTCTACGATTTCTCCCGTCTCGGGATGTTCAAACTCATATACTGGCATATCATGGGGAAAATTTCGTCATTTGATCAGTCTCCGCTTGCTGTTGATCTGCTTCTTCGGCGGAACCGGGGGCGTATATGTCAAACAGTTCTTGGCATGAATCTTTAGCAAACACAAACATGTGCAACTCTTCTTTCTCTTTAGATTTAGACAAGAAAGAATCTTGAAACCCCTTGTCGGTCATGTATTGAACCAGTTCCTTAAGTTTCTTTTCGTTAGCAGAGGTTTCCCCACAAACGAACCTACACTTATCAATCTTTTCAGAAGACAATAGTATGTCCGCCTCTCCATAGCCTATGTGAATTTTTAATAGGTCAACCTTTTCCTCCGTTAGCCCCCCCAAGAGGGTATCCAGCTTAATGAAGTGGCACGTCTCTGAAAAGGCTTCTTCTTCTCCATCGTAAAAACCGATATGGCTCAAAAAGAAAAAGTTGTTTTCGGGTTTGGGATATTTTAGCCTAGCAAATTTTGTTTCTGTATAAATGCCAAGCTTCATGCTGGTTAATTTGTCGGCAAAGGCTTCCGTGTTTCTTGATAGGATTCTGTAGTTTTCACCAAACGGTTCCACGCTGTAAACCTGAGTGGCGTTTCTCATTAGGCAAAGAAGAGAGAAGAATCCTGTATGTGCTCCGATATCCACGACTACAGACTCACCTTCTTCGGGGAACTTTTTAAGTCTATAGTTGTTCGCGTAGAAGATTTTATCTAGGACGTATTGGTCGTCGGTGAATGTTCTGATTGTGAATTCTGGTGTCATCATATCTTTGAGAGTATATTGTTTAGGAACTTGTCTTTTGTAAACTCTTTTTGAAGCTTAATGCCTTCTTCGTTTTTGGGGTTAGCCTCATATTTCTTTATGGTTTCTTCACAGGCAGATATAAAATCATCCTCATCGAAATCAAAGATTTGACCTTGATTATGGTTTACGTCTTTACTGAAAAATATACCGTCAGCAGCATCAATTTTCCCAGAGGGACCGACCAAGGTAACATTTTTTTCATTTGCCCATCCCTTATATCCGTGAGCGTCCATAATTATTCCGTGTTTACCTATTGCAACCGTATGAAATTCTGGGAGTCCCCACCCTTCGCCGCCTGACATGCCGATGATTATATCTATTGAATTAAGGTAATCATTATAGGTTTCATTTTCGCCCATGTAATTCAAGAAGTTTATATTAAAATATTTCTTTCCATTCAGGGCTTTGTGGACGAAGGCGTTGTTTTGCTCTGGGTTGAGGAAGGGATTGTATAGAGCGCAATGTAGGGCGTATCTTTTATCATCTCCAAATTTTTTAGCCCACGCACTAAGGATTTTATCGTGCCTCTTTCTTCTCTCCATTTTGCCGACAAGCCCAAAAGTTATTCTTCCGTCAGAAAAGTACTCCTTGCCCTCTAGTCTTTTGAAATTGAAGTCATCAAATGCTAGGGGGACGTATTCAGTGTCTACTCCCGAGCTTTTAAATATGTCGCAAGTGTATTGGGAACTAAAAATAGTTCTATTATTCTTTACTATATTGGTTTCAACCTTGGTCGGAGAATTTAGTTCATAAAAAGAAAATAGAGTTTGATCACAGGAGAAAGATTCTATTGATCCAACTAAATGCCACAGCTTAAAACATGGATCGCTTTTTTTATGACTCTCCAACGCTTCCGTGCTTCTTTTGTTCAACCACAGATCGAACAGGTCGTCTTTTTTCTGAGAGGAAAGGTCAACCTGCCCACCCAAAGGGAAAACCTTAAGCTCAGGCAAGGACTCTCCTGCCAAAGACTTCTTGTGATAGGTCTTTAACAGGAGGGTCGATATTTGCCCGAACGAGACCGAATTTATCGGTACATTGAAGGCGATTGAAGACATTTAGATTAATTCTTCTTCTACCACGTTAGTTTCTCCCATAACTTCTGCTACTTCTTCCGTCGCAGCAGTCGCCTGTGCGGCTTGGGGTTCTGAGCGGTAAATGCGGAAGTCGGGATGGTTATCTTTCTTTTTATGCTTGTTGGTGAAGATCACCACTTTAACCTTTTTTTCCACTCCCATTTCATCTTGAGTCGTGAAGTGTCCAGAAAAGTATTTTTGATTAGGACTTTCCCGTATCCACAAGGCTCCGATTTCGCGTTTTGTCCACTCACTTGGTTCTTTATTTGTATTTGTATCAGTCATACTCGGGAGAATGTACCCTTGTTCTGGTCACATGTCAATGTTTATTTTGTTGCTTAATCTACTCCTTAAAAGCCTAAGACCTTTTTTATGTAGGTTTATAGCGGTTTGAATGCTTATGCCTAGCTTCTCTGAGATTTTTTTCCAAGTGCCATCTTTCTTTTTATCACGAAAGTACCTCATGTTAAAGATTTTTTTTATCCTTTCGTCTTTAAGGCTGTTTAAAATCTCCAAGGCTATCCCAGCTTCCTCTGAAAAGTCTTCGGCTTTTGGGGCACATTGGATTTCTCCTATAAAGTCGTGAAGCTCTTCAGTGTCAGCATTGAAGATATATCTTTTTGAATTTACAAAGTTGAGACAGGTAAATTTAGCGTAGTTTCCCAGCCAAGTGGAGAATTTGGTTTTTCTAGAGGGGTCGAACGACAGGGCGCATTTTAGCACGATCATGTCTTTCTCTGCGAATACATCTTCCGGTTGAACGCCAGCTTTAATGAGGGTGTATCGATATTTTTGGCAGATTTTATAGTATACATTTTCATATCTCCGGCAGAGCTCTAGAAAGCTTTGCTCACACCCGTCCTTCTTCAGCTTTTTCGTAAGCTGAGAGTCCGTCTTCTTTTCTATTGAGCCACTCAATGAACTCATCTACAAACGGTATGAGTTGCGGCTTAACGACTCCTTTGACCCTTCCCCAATCGATTAAATAATCAGCTTGGGCTTTCAATTTGGGGTCATTCCTTCTTTCTTCCTCGTTCGCGGGGGGTTTATATTTCTTGTAAGATGAACTTAATCTAGGGATGTCATCGTACAAAGAAATGTGAACAAGGTAGCCCCCAAGCTCCTTTTTCAACCAATATGCCTCGTCTCTAGGGTAGTCGTCATACCTAACGTCTGTTATTATGACGATCTTACTGGTTGTTTTATTTTTTAAAATTTTATTATTCATTTGATCTATCCAATATCTACCATTAGTCCTGCTTCTTTTCATGGAGCCGTGAAAGACAAGGAAGGGTCTAATTAGGTTCTTGTCCTTACGGGAGCAAGTGAGTGGGTCTATGCCGTAGGACCATTTGGTGAACTCGGACACTTCTTTCTTAAGGGCGTCTGCGAGGGAAAAGCGTTGGCACTGCATCCTTTCGGAGAGCATGGAAAAGAAAAGGTCTTTGCCTGATCCGGCGACGCCAGCGAGACCAATGTATATGTTACTCATATCGTATCTTACGTATCTTACGTATCGTATGTTGCACTTTCCTTTTAGCAAATAGGTACAATACCCCCTTTTGGGGGGTAAGGGTACATTGATTTCCTTTTGAGGGCTAAAGTTTTTTAAGTGGGTAGCCAGCCCACGTACAACCAAGTACTTTGGATCACCTCCCTTATTACAGGGTGAGAAACTGTGCTAAAAACTCATTACAGTGATTACCCGCATCACGCCGGGGTTATGCGACAGGGACTACCTGTCAGTTTTTTTTGAAAGCGGTTTGCCCTTCGGATATGGACCCACGCTCAAGTCCTGTGAAATTCACTCACCTTGGGAAACCCTGCCGTTTACTCCCGGTGGGCTGAAAGGGGCTCTTCCCTTTTGACTTGAGCATCATACCGGAACCTGTTTCGGTGTCAATCATCTTTTTCATTGTCCATTCCTATCTCTTCTTGGTATTTGTTTTTGTAGAAATTTAGGATATGGATCAAGTTCAAAATGTCTTTGCTACGCAAATCCGTTGGGTCGCAGAGGTCAGTTTTGTCATCAATGAGTTCGCAGAAACTGTTTATCTCCTTCATCATGTAGGTTGCGAGGTTTGCGTGAACACTGATTGACTGCTCATTTGAGTCGAGGGGTTTTCTGAGGACGTAGACTGTTTTGGTCTCGTTGTCTTTGATCTCCTTGTTCCAGACGTGTTGGACTTGGCGAGTTAGAATGTCTTGCTTTGCCCAGTCGTCAAGGGCTGATTGAAACGCCGCCCTGTCTCTCGTCGGGGTATCTGAAACGAGGGAGACCTTGCGAAAGTCTTCCTCCATGACAAAAGAGTCCGTATCCTTGAAATACTCCCAAAGTTTTGAATAAGCTTCGTATACGGTCACTCTTATTGTACTTGTTCCGGGTAAAAAATATTTGTTTTTTTGTTTCTGTGTGATAGTATCCTAGCTGATGTTTGAAGAGGAAAGGATAGATTGGTACGAATACGCCATGCTTTTGGCCTTCGCTGCGGCTAAAAGAAGCGAAGACCCTCACCACAAAGTGGGGGCTTGCGCCTTTGGTAAAGACCACATGGTCTTGGGGCTTGGGTATAATGGGTTGGCCTCGGGGCGGGATGCTCCTCCGTCTTTCTGGAAGGATAGGGACGCTCGGCGTCCCTACATGATCCACGCTGAAACAAACTGTCTTTCTTTATGCAAGAAAGGGGAGGTGGAACTGCTGGCTGTTAGCTTGTTGCCTTGCTCGTTTTGCGCTACTATGATAGCAGCCTATGGAGTGAAAGAGGTTTTGTACCACGAGGACTACAAGAACGACGACAAGGCTAAAGAGATACTTGGATTTTACAACATTGAACTATTGAAATTTACCTAATATGGAGTTTTTATATCCCACTTTCATTACCGTTGTTTTGATGTACGCTTGGTTTGAGACGGACGCATTTGAAGTGTACAGCAAGACCTTCGGTCTTTATTGGTTCGGCTTGGGGAAATACCTGAGCGAGAAAGAGGAGAAGCCAATGTTTGATTATCATACCCATCTGTTGATGAGGTTTCCTAGCTCTTTTTTTGTGAAGCTCGTGACTTGCCCTGTTTGTTTGATGGTGTGGGTGGCTCCTCTTGTGTCTTTTCTGTATAATAAGGAGATGTCTTCCTCTATAATATTTAGAGAGATCGTTTTCGCTTGGCTTTTATTTTTTACCTTGAAGGCTGTGGTGAAAGCGTCGGATAGATAACATGGATCACCCGGCACTCAATAGAATCCTAAAACAGATAGGCCAGAACAAAGGCGTTTTAGAAAGCCCTGAGCATACCGTAGAGCACAGGATGCCTTCTGACCCCGACCCTCCCTTGGAAGACGTGTCGAGCTTTTTTTCTGAAGACGAGCTAAAAGAAAGGGAGGATTTAAATAACTCGGCAGAGAAGGCGGAAGAAATGCAGCGCAGGATGCTCGCTAAAGGGACGATTCCAGAAGAGCCACCCCTCCCCGAACCGGAACTCACGAAAGAAGATTTGCCTCCCGAGGTCCGAGAGTATCTTGACGAGGAGAAGGAAGAGTTTACTTTTGCAAATTGTTTTGATCTTAGAGATTTTTTTACCATAAACAGAGAACAGTTTGACGAATGGCAGCACCCAGCGATAGACTCTGTGAAGTCAGCGGTCGAATCGATTACGAATGGGTGTAAATGTAAACTTGAGCAGAGGAGAAAGATGGTTGAAGACTACTACGTGCAGTTTGTCCAACAGAATAAAGAGACGGCCCTGATGCCCAAGATGAAAGAAATTTTAAAAACAAAAAAAATTATATTCTCTTCCAATGAAGAGATTTTTCTGGAGATATGAACTCGATCAAGACCAAAGAAAAGCTCGTTTTAATTTTGAAAGGACACTACTCTTTCGAGGACTTTGAGTTTGAAGATTTCTTTTTGAAAAGAAAGGTGAAGGAACTTGATTTTGATTCGATAGCCATACTCGAAGTCTTTCTTGTGGTGGAGGAGGGTTTTGGGCTAGACGAGAAGATTTCATCCAAGATCGAGATAGGAACGGCAATGGAACTGTCAGCCGCAGAGTTCATCAATCTCGTGTCCGACACGGTTGAAGAGATGCTCAATCCCTCTTAGGCTTTAGGCAAAACGCCAGACCGCTTCTCTTTTTCCTTCCATTCAAAACAGATTATGATATGATACTTGAGTAATGGAAGAACCCATCCTCGTAAACAACCCGAACCGCTTCGTTATTTTCCCGATCAAGCATCCCGACATTTGGGATTTCTACAAGAGAGCAGAAGCAAGCTTTTGGACAGCGGAGGAGGTCGATCTGTCTGACGATTTGGCCCAGTACGAAAACTTGACGAGTGGAGAAAAGCATTTCATTAACAATGTGTTGGCTTTCTTCGCTGCCTCTGATGGGATAGTTAACGAAAACCTTGCTGAAAATTTTGTGAGTGAGGTCCAATATGCAGAAGCTAAGTTTTTTTATGGTTTCCAGATCATGATGGAAAATGTCCACAGCGAGATGTATTCGTTGTTAATCGACACCTATGTGAAAGACCCCGTAGAGCAGCTAAAATATTTCAACGCCATAGAGGAGATCACCTGCGTGAAGAAGAAGGCTGTCTGGGCTTTGGAGTGGATTGACTCTGACAGTTTTGCAGAAAGACTCGTCGCCTTTGCCGCTGTAGAGGGAATCTTTTTTAGCGGTAGTTTTTGTTCAATTTTTTGGTTGAAGAAGAGAGGGCTAATGCCCGGTCTGAGTTTCTCAAATGAACTTATCAGCAGGGACGAAGGCTTACATTGCGACTTTGCTTGCCACCTTCATAATCATCACGTAGTCAACAAGGTTTCAGAAGACAGGATTAAAGAAATAATTGCCTCGGCGTTGGAAATTGAAAAGGAGTTCATTACTGACTCCTTGCCAGTCGATTTAATTGGGATGAATTGTGGTCTGATGAGGCAGTATCTTGAGTTCGTGGCCGACAGGCTTTTGGCTGACTTAATGTGTGAAAAGACATACGGCACCAAGAACCCCTTTGATTTTATGCAGAACATAGCTCTGCAAAATAAAACTAATTTTTTTGAGAAGAGGGTGGCTGAGTACGCTAAAGCTAACGTAGGCTCACCAAACCAAGAACTAACCTTTGATGCGGATTTTTAAAGATGGAAGTTTTAAAACGAGACGGCAGTTCCGAGCCCGTAAAGCTTGATAAAATTACAGCTAGGATAAAGAAACAGACGTATGATCTGAACCCAGACTACGTGGACTACATGGAAGTGGTTAAAAAGACCATCTCCGGGCTTCATGACGGCATTACTACCACGGAGTTAGACAACCTTGCGGCTGAAACAGCGGCGAGTTTGTCTTCTATTCATCCTGACTATTCCCTACTGGGCTCACGTATTGCTATCACAAGGCTCTATAAGGGTCTGATGAAACCCTTCTCTAAGAATTCCAAGAGAATCTATGAAGCAGGGAAGCTTTCAGAGGAGACATATGAAATAATTAAATCCAATGCTCGGAAAATAAACTCTATGATTGTGGGAGATAGGGATTTTAACATTGACTATTTCGGGTTCAAAACTCTCGAAAGGAGCTATTTACAAAAGGTGGATGGAGAACTCGCGGAATGCCCACAATATCTGTACATGAGGGTGGCGTTAGGAATCTGGGGGGACGATCTTGAGAACGTACAAAAAACTTACGACCTGTTGTCTGAAGGGTATTTTACCCACGCAACTCCTACCTTATTTAACGCGGGAACTCCTACCAGCCAATTAGCCTCATGCTTTTTAATCGCCAACAAAGGAGACAGCATTGACGGGTTATTTGATACCATTAAAGACGTAGCAAACATTTCCAAGTGGGCAGGGGGCGTAGGTATTCATGTCCATAACGTAAGAGCTAAGGGTAGTGCTATTCTTGGGACGGGTGGGCAGTCAGACGGGCTGGTCCCAATGATGCGGACCTATAACGAAATAGCTAGATGGATTAATCAAGGAGGTAAACGTAAGGGGTCGTTTGCTGTGTACCTTGAGCCTTGGCACTCTGACGTTTTTGAGTTCATAGAGCTTAGAAAAAACCACGGCAAAGAAGAAATGAGAACCAGAGACCTGTTCCTCGCCCTGTGGGTTCCAGACCTTTTCATGGAGAGAGTAAAGAACGATGAAGAGTGGAGTCTTTTTTGTCCGAACGACGCTCCGGGGTTGTCTGATATCTTTGACACCCCAAAGGGCAAAAAGTTTACGAAACTGTATTTAAAATATGAGAAAGAAGGACTAGCTAGAAGAAAGGTAAAAGCAAGAGAGCTATGGACCGAAATTTTAAAAGCTCAAATAGAAACAGGCACCCCTTACATTTTATACAAAGATGCGGCCAACAATAAATCCAATCAAAAAAATATTGGGACAATAAAATCCAGTAACCTTTGCACCGAAATCATAGAGTACTCAGATCACAAAGAGCAAGCCGTATGTAATCTGGCGAGCATTGTCTTAAATAAATTTGTAGAAATACCAAGTGGTCAAATTCGTTCGCAAAAAAAATCAAAGAGAACGTACAACTTGAAGAGGCTGGAAGAAACAGCATATCAAATAGCTCTTAATCTTAATAGGGTTATAGATATTAATTTTTACCCCACGAAAGAAACAGAAAAATCCAACTTACGTCATCGCCCCATAGGGATTGGGGTTCAGGGGTTAGCGGACACCTTCGTCCTTATGGGTTATGCGTTCGACTCACCGGACGCAAGAGAATTAAACAAAGAAGTGTTTGCGGCAATTTATCACGGAGCCATGTGGGCCTCAGTGCACCTAGCGAAAAAAGAAGGAGCTTATGATTCCTATAAAGGCTCGCCCCTATCAGAAGGTAAATTTCAATTTGACCTTTGGAAAGCGACACCTTCTAAAACGTGGGATTGGGAAGAGTTAAGGAAAGCTTTACTTAAACATGGAGCAAGGAATTCGCTTTTGATTGCTCCCATGCCCACCGCTTCTACCGCTCAGATACTTGGCAACAACGAATGCTTTGAACCGTTTACGAGTAACCTCTATAAAAGGAACACCTTGGGAGGAGAGTTCGTCGTCATCAACAAACATCTTATTCAAGATTTAATTAACTTGAATCTTTGGGACGAGGAAATGAAGTTAAAACTTTACGAGAACGATGGGTCTGTCCAAGAAATCACTGCTATACCCGAGGACGTTAAGAAACTTTATAAAACCGTCTGGGAGATACCGCAGCGATCAATTATAGATATGGCATCAGAAAGGGGGATTTATGTTTGCCAATCTCAATCTATGAATTTATTCATGGCAGAACCCACCGTTGGCATGTTAAACAGTGCTCATTTTTACGGATGGGAGAAGGGTCTTAAGACAGGAATGTATTATTTACGCACTCAACCGAAAGCTTTTGCCCTAAAAGGACTAGGGGTGGAATCTGAAAAAACACCGGACCTATCGTGCTCAATAAGCGATCCTCAAAATTGTGAAGCCTGTGGCTCGTAAAAAGGTGTAATTATAAGTACGAAAGTAGATACGAGAAAAAGGTCTTAATATGAGACAACTCATTCCGAGTAGGATACTAAAATTTTACTTTTTGTTATGAAAATATTGCTAACGGGTCACGAAGGATTCATCGGCAAGCGTTTGTTGGAAAAGCTAAGAGCCTTAAACTATACCGTAGACACGGTAGGGAAGCAGCTTTTCGACAACGGCCTTCGCGACAAGGTGTTGGGTCGTATGGTAGAGCGAGCAGACATAATTTTTCATGTCGGAGCCATGTCAGATACCTCATTGCAAGACATGGGGAAAATGATGCGGTACAATTATTCCGCGAGCAAAGAGTTATTCAACTTAGCTCAAACCCACAACAAGAAAGTTATATATTCGTCGTCTGCGGCCTGTCTTGGCGACGGCGACACCCCAAATAATATTTACGGTTGGTCTAAGTTGATTGCCGAAGAATATGGCATAGTTAAGTGTGACGAATTTGTCTCGTTAAGATATTTTAATGTTTACGGGCCGGGAGAAGAATGCAAGGGGCGCATGGCTTCGGTGGCGTATCAGGCTTGGGAAAGAGCTATGGGAAAAGCTGCCGTGAACCAACGGATACGTTTGAGGCAGGAGGTTGGTTCTTTGATTCAAAAGGATTCTTTTTTTAGGCTGTTTCCTACGCAACCCCAAAGAGATTTTATTTATATCGATGACGTTATCGAGGCTAACCTTCACGCCGTAACAGCTAAAAAGGGAGTCTATGAGATTGGTTATGGAGAAGCTCGGACATTTGAGTCGCTGCTTGATGGAATGGGATTGGAATATAAACATCACAGGTCGGACAAGATTCCCTCTTGGTACCAGCACTACACCTGTGCAGATAAGGACAAAAGATTACTTGGCTGGACGCCTGAGTTCGATGTAGAATCAGGGACAAAAAAATACAGGGACCACTTGGCCCTTGCGAGTGTAGCACAACGGTAGTGCGGGAGCCTTCCAAGCTCTTGATGAGGGTTCGATCCCCTTCGCTCGCTCCAAGTTTAGGGGGAGTAGCTCAATTGGATAGAGCATCGGTCTTCTAAACCGAGGGTTGTGGGTTCGAGTCCCACCTCTCCTGCCGTTATTAAAAAAATAAAATTTTAACCGAACGAAGAAAAAGAAACATGGTGGACGATATATCATGAGTGGAGCTACTAAAAAATATTTTAAAACAATAAAAGGAAAAAAAGCTTTACAGAAAGCAAGGAAAGCGTATGATTCGAGAGACCCCGAAAGAAGGCGTCAGCAGAAGCGCGACTACATGAGGAGGAAAAGAGAGGAGAACCCGGATATTTGGAAGTACAAGACTTTGCGACCAGTCGTCGTAGAACAAAAAAAACCATGACAACAACAAACACAGAAAGTTGCAGCACTAGCGGCGGCAACAAGTTCACAACAGTTAAGACCGTTTACGCGAGAGCCGCTATAGTTCTCCTAGCTCTTAACTTTTGTCTCACTGGCTACGTAGTCCTTAATATGACTCAGGCCACTCAAGCTCAAATTGATAGTCTTACGGAGTCATCAGCGTCAACAACGCCGCTGTCCCTAAAGGCAACTCCACAGACCCCAGCGGCTACCGAATCTCAAGGAGAGCAACCCGCTCTTCCCACGCGAGAGAAGGAGTAGCCCGAGAGGGCTGGCCCGTTTATCGGGCCTTTTTTTTTGCGAGCGTAGCTCAGAGGTAGAGCGGCACGTTTACACCGTGCTTGTCGGAGGTTCGATCCCTTCCGCTCGTACCACTTCATAAGGAGCTCTTCTGTCTAGTATGAAGCCCTCATCGTATAGGTATTGGATAATCAACCTAATCCCTGATTCACCCAAGGAGCCTTGGGAATCATGAATTATGATCTTCTCCTGCATCCAAAAGCCGTTGTCTAGATCGGGCTGAAAGACCACAGGATATGAATTTATCGTGAGGTTCACGTAAAGTATTACACTTTTTTAGTGTAATTAAATGAGCCTCCTTTGACGGGAGGTATTTTATCATGAAAACGACAAAGAAAAGAAAAACTAGAAAAAAGGCTCAGAAACCCTCTATTTTGAGAAGGTACTGGGACAAACTCAAGGGCTGGGGAGAAGGTTTACTGAACTGGCTCGAATGGAATACTCATACGCTTTGGTCCATAGGGCTTGTGCTCTTTGGCTTGGCTATGTTATGTCCATCCATTGTGCCTTGGACTGTAATCGCTTGGGGGGCTCTCTTAGTTGGGGTCGTCCGTTTATTGCTGGACCTAAAAGACAGGTGGAAGTGGCTGTAAAAAGCATTTTTCCCCAGACGTAGTGTGAGCTTGCACGTCCTTGTTGCGGCAAGGAAAGACCGGACTAGCTAATCGGCGTCTTAACCCAGACCCCGCTTCGGCGGGGTTTTTGTTTTGACATAGCGAAAGTTTAAAGTAACTCTTGTCGCGTGAGAAAGTACCCGAAGTGTGGCTGGTGGTTTGACGCCGAAGTAGCTTCAATGGCAGAGCAGTGGTTTTGTAAACCACAGGTTATCGGTTCGAGTCCGGTCTTCGGCTCCAGTGGGGGTATAGCTCAGTTGGGAGAGCACCTGCTTTGCAAGCAGGATGTCATCGGTTCAAGTCCGATTACCTCCACCATTGGCCCGTTCGTCTAGCGGACAGGACACGGCCCTTTCAAGGCTGAGAGAGGGGTTCGATTCCCCTACGGGCTACCAGCTTTATGCCGTAGGACTCATCTCAAGAATCCTATCGTTTCGGAATGAGCGGATGCCCCTGCCGTAGCTGTAAGCCACGAATCCAACTCGTTCGCCTTTGTTCATCACAGAGTCGAATGGTTGACTGATGTCGTGTTCTCTTACCTTGCCCTCGGCGTTCCGATACTTTAGCTTGTAATGAGGTAGTTGTGTCGTAGGGTCATTCATATCACAAGGATGATAGCACGGCTTGGGGCTGTTGTCAAGGAGTTTATCCGTCTTTTATTTTCCTCTTCTGTGATTTTAAAAAACTTTTAGTGATTTTGAATCGGTTTTGACACACTTTGCATTCCATTGTCTCTTTGCACTTGTGCTTTTCTTCGCAAACATCTTCATTGTCATATTTGCAGCCCACCGCTTCGGTTATCACTATTTTTAGATGAGCCTTGCTACTTGGGTCGCAATATGGGCAAGCGTAATAATACATACTAACAGTTACACTTTTTTATAATTTCTTGCTTTTATTCCAAAGTCAGGGTAAACTTCTTAAAAGGACAAAAAAATGATCATTGGAACGGGCACAGACGCAATAAGCATACCCAGAGTACGTAGAATGGAGCAAAAATATGGCGACAAGTTCCTTAATAGGGTATTCACGTCGTCAGAAAAAAAGTACTGTGGCCAGTATGACAATTCGGCTCAACATTACGCTGTTCGATTTGCCGCAAAAGAAGCCACGGCTAAGGCTTTGGGTGTTGGCTTTGGTAAAGCCCTAGATTGGAAGGATATTGTAGTGTGCAATAACGACAAAGGAAAACCGTTTATCAAATTCAGGAACGAGATAGGAAAAAAAATTAAAAAAAACGGCTACACATGTCATCTATCTATGGCTCATTGTACGGACTACGCTACAGCGATATCGATTCTTGAGTTGGTCTAAAAAATATTTTAGCTCACTCTTCTTTAAGTGTAAGTAAAGGTATGGACTACCAAATTCTTGTCAATATAGCCGTAGCTGTGATTACGCTTATGGGGGGGTGGATTTTCAAAATGATTCTTGGCACCTTGAACGAAATCAAAGGTGAGCATCATGATTTGATGAAAAACCATCACGTCGATATCGATAAGCTAAGAGAAAAACACAACGACCTAGCTCTTTCCCTACCAGAAAAGTACGTTAGCAAATCAGATTTCAAAATGTTCTCAGAGCGCATGAATGACAGGTTTGACCGTCTGGAAGAAAAGATAGACGGACTTAAAAAATAAGCCTATGTCTTGGAAAACCGCAAGACTCTGTGTACTAGCTGGACTTTTAGCCTTTGGCTTTGGCGTTTTTCTAGCGTGGGTATTAACAATATTGGCCTCTTAAGAAGAAAAAATTGACGCTCTTAAAAATTAATATCTATATCCCTTAAGGACTTTATTTGCCCTATCAGGTTGGGCGTATTTTCACACCTGATATTCTTTGTTCGTATTGTCATCGGATAAGTTAGTTCAGTGTCGATTCTTATTCCTTCTTCTTTTTCTTCTGGAGTTACGAAACCGTCCACGAAATCAAACCAGCCTCTTTTTTTCAAAAAATGATAATAAAAATCAATAATTTCCTTGTCCGCTTCCAAGGCTATATCATAACTCAGGTCTTTTTTGGCCACCATCGTAAGGAAACGAAAGTAAAGCCCTTCAGAGGGGGGGTCTGTAGATAGATTGGCAGTTATAATTAAATTCATCTCTAATTTTAATTACACGCATTTTCCTTAGAACTTTGCAAAGAGTTTCCCTAGAATAAGGAGTATCTTTTACTATGAAAGCTCTAAAAGCCTTTACGTTAGGTCTCATCCTTACAGGAACACTGTACGGAGCAGAGAAAAAGCAGTCTACAGCAGAACATCTCCAAAACGTATCCGTAACGATTAGGGCAGAAGGCGCATTTAGCGCGAGCGAAGGCTCGGGGGTGATCTTCTCTAGGAAGAACTCTAAAGGGGACTTGGTGAACTTTGTTTGGACCGCCGCTCATGTTGTGGGCAATCTTCGATCCGAAAGGAAGGTGTTAGTTGAAGGTTTAACCAAAACTCTAGTAGAATTCAAAGACCCAGTAATCATTAAGGAAATCAGGCAAAACGGCAGAACCGTTGGCCGTCTTCAAATGGATGCGGAAGTATTAAAATATAGTGACGCTACGGATGGGCATGATTTAGCACTATTACGAGTTCGTAAGTTCAATTTCGTAACTGATTCAGTAACGTTTTATCTCGACAAGAAACTTCCCGAACTGGGCGTAGACCTTCTGCACGTTGGCTCTCTACTAGGCCAATTAGGCGCAAACAGTATGACGGACGGAATCTATTCTCAGCATGGTAGAATTTTAAAAAATTTAAACAAGCGCATCTTCGATCAGACTACTTGTACGGCGTTTCCGGGCTCTAGCGGCGGCGGAGTGTTCTTAAAGCGTGATGAAAATGCAAAATACGTGGGGATGTTGGTGAGAGGAGCGGGAGAAGGGTTTAATTTAATCGTACCTATACGCCGCATGGTTGGGTATTGTCAGGAGCACAAAATTATGTGGGCCTTAGACGGTTCAGTGGAAATGCCTAGCGAAGATGAATTAGAGAAAATGCCCGTCGAAAACACGCCGAAAGAGAAAAAAGAGGTCAAAGACGCAGAGGAGGAAGCCGTGAAGAAGATGTTTCCATTCATGTTGCGCGTAATTTATCCTAAAGTAATAATCATTCAGGATAAAAGATAATGAAAAAGATTTTAGTTTTATTCGTAATGGCATTGGCTATTGGTTGTAACTGGGGAAGCTCTGGTTGTTCCAACTGTAACTGTGACGCAGCAAATTGTTGTGAGTCTGGTGCTTGTTCGGTGGCTGATTGTGGGTGTTCTTGTTCTAAAGATTCAGGCCAATAAACAGGCCCGAAATAAGACATGTAGGCGAGTAAACGAGGAGGGTGCGGTGCATACCCAGTTCTATGTACCGTGCCCTTCTCTTCCCTAAGTGGGTAATTTTGTGTATAAAATATTATGTGGGACTATAAAAACAAAAAGACTTGGTTAAAAAAAGTGGACGAACGCGGCACTTTGGAAATTGATTTTACCGAGGACGTTGAGGGCGTCCGAATGGCCATCGAGGAGCTTAGGGCTGAACAGAAAGCGGGCTATCCACCTAAATGTAATTCGGGCTACGAGGTAAACGAAGACAAAACGAAGTGCGTTAAAATTGTAGAGGATAGCGCGAAGAAGAACAAAGAAAACCCCTTCAAGAAAAAGGGAGACAAGAAAGGGGACAAGAAAGGGGACAAGAAGGGAGACAAGAAGGGAGAGGAGAAGGAAGGCGGAAATAATCTCCCACCGTGGCTAAAGAAAAAGAAGAAGTAACTTACTTCTTATACTCAGGCATCATCCCTCTGATTTCATCAACTAGGCTGAGTTCTAGACATTCATCTGCCGAAATCCACCAGTCTTTCCTATCCCAGTTTCTCTTGATCTTTTGTTTCGTCAGCTTTGATCTTAGGGCAAAGATGTTTACGATTCTGGATTCAATTCTTCTGACGAACTTAACTTCGTCTTCGATTTCAAACGTTTTTCCATAAGCTCCGAAGGCTGCTCGGTGAATCATCATCCAACTTTGATGTCCGATCCAACGAGTGTCTCCAGCCATCAATAGAATTCCAGCCATTGACGCCGCATAGCCCAAGGAACCTGTTGTTATGTGGTGCCCCTTAGCTCTTAACTCTTGGATAAAATCAAATAATTCAAACCCATCAATAATATTTCCTCCGGGGGAGGAGAAAACAATTTCGATGTCGCATTTCGAATTTAGCCTTGACCATTCTGTGAGCTTTTTCATACACGCTTTCACGGAGCTTGCATCGACGCCACCGTCGAATCTGTAAAGGAAGTTTCTTTCGTCTACCGCTTGATCGCGGTCATACTTTAGTCGTGTCTCGTGATACTTGAGTTCGGCTTCGTGGGCGTGGAACTGGGCTTTTTTTGCTTCCGCGTTCACCTTGGTTGCCTCGGCCACCTTTAGTGCTGCCTCGGCCTCTTTGAGAAGAATATCAGCGGCGATTTCTTTTTTTGATCTGTGGTCTTTTTCTTCGCTCATTTTTTTATTCCTTTGTAAAGGTTATCCATTTGCTAGGGTCACTTTCTGGTCTTGGTTCTTTCGGCGGCCAGTGTTTGATTTTTTTTAGGTATTCTACTAGGTCGTTGATAAATCTAGCTTGAGTATTCAGAGCGTTTTGAGCTCTATCAACGATGTTTTCATACTTTTGTAAGGTTTTGGCTTGAAGCTGAATCACTTCCCAAGAATCTTCTATAGCTTTGTCGGACTCGCTTAGAGCTCCTCGTAATGAAATATTTTCTTTTTTTATTTGAGCCATTTCTTTTGCGTGATTAACTTTTTGGAGGGTCCAAAACGAAACAAAGAAAATCGTTAAGATAATTGATGCGTATACGGTGACTTGGTGTTTTTCGAGGGTTCTTAGTGAGCCGAGCAGTAAATTTTTGATTTTTAGAACGACATTCTTCATCTTAGAAGTAATTACACCTAAAAACGAAAAAACCCCGCCCGAAAAGGCGAGGGTGTGTTCTTTTAGAAAAATTAAATTAAATTAATTTATTTTTTCTTAGTGGTCGTGGTAGTAGTACCGAGTTCAGCCTTAACGAGTGGCAAGGTTAGGCTTGCTCCTGATTCGTTAGCCGAAGCTCCAATGATTCCATCTGCGTTAGCCTCTGGTCCAAGGGTTACGGTACTTGTACAACCCGCTCCGAGGAGCGCGATTGTTGCTATAGCTATTAGTGTTTTCATATATGTTTTCTTATTAAAACCCCGACTGAAAGTCAGGATTCGAGAATTATGTCAAGACCTTGCGGAAAGTCAAGTGTAATTATCCATGTGAAACAAATAGTTGTTAACGGCTTAAGTGTTGATGTCCTTGAGGATAGGGTGAAAATTTACGATGTGGCAGGTGACCTGTCCAAGCCTGAAGCTATTTTGATCATAAAATACCTCCATACAGAGGGGTTTTTGAAAAATCAGGAGCAAATTATCTTGGAAATCATCTCGGAAAATTAAATTTAGTTGATTTTTATTAATTTAAAATTAAAATATAGTAGGCAAATGGCAAAGAAGATTCCCATAGTAGAGCTTGGATTGATCCAGCCCCACGAAACTCGTAAGAGAAAGTTCGTTTGTTCTGAATGCGGGATAACCTATAGCCTGAGAGAGTACAGGATTCTATTTGATAACCGCAAGATCAGTTACTTTTTCGACAAAAACAACCCGAAAGTTAGGGTTTGTCATGAGTGCTTGTATAATATAGCGCGTAAGATGAAGGAGGAACTCCAAGCTAAGAAAATCCTAGTCAAGCTTGACTTGGGAGACGAAGAAATAGTGATGAACTTTTAATATGACTGATTCCCAAAAGAAAAAATTAAGAGAAGCCTTATTTCAACACTCGATGCTTGAGAGCAGTGTTAACTGGTGGGAAAAAAAACTCGATAAAAGGATCGAAGAAATAGAGAAGCTGCCAGAAGACTCGCCAGAAACAGAGGAAAAGAGGAAGGAAATATGGCAGATTTTGCGAAAACTTCAGATTGAAGAAAACAATATTGTAAAATACATGAAAAATAATGAAGAAGCCCGCTAAAAGAAAGTCCTCAAAGAGGTGCTATCTGGTTCTCTCAAAGAAAAGAAGACACAGATACGGAGCGTTCCCCCTAACCAAAGAAGGACGAAAGAAAGCCAAAGACTATGTTAAGATTCTTAAGGGAGAGCATAACGAAGATTTCGTTGTTGAAGAATCATGAAACCAGAGTTCTACAAACTACTCGATCAAATGATCGAACACGAAGAGATAATGGAGGCAAGAGCAAAGCTTAATTCCAAGGCAGAGGATAGGGTTGGAGACAGTTGGATACTCCATCACCTGAAGTTGTTAAAGGAGATTGTTGACGAAGAATGATCACCGTAGGTCTAGTCAAAGAGTTAGAGTTTATGTCTAGAGCTTTGAAGCAGGACATCTCCATACTTATTTGGGTTGCTCAACGCAAGATAGGGATAGAAACTTCAGAGAACAGAGTTGTGGTAAGTTATGGGGGGGAGGTTATTTGGGATGAAAATGTACACGGAGAAGGTAATTGGTTTGGCATAGAGTCATGTGACACGATATATCGTATCATTAAGTGTATTGATGAGGGAGAGCCTTGGAGAGAAAAGCATGAGTGGAAAAAATCCGACAACACCTGTCGTGTACCCCTAGATCAAGCGATTGTTGACGCCGAGGAGATATCGACATGATGTTGTTTGATTATGTAAAATGCGAATACCCCCTGCCCGTGCCAGACGAGCTCAAGGGCAGCAAGACCTTTAAACCCGAGAAGATAGAATTCCAGACCTTCTCTATGCCTCCCGCTTCCTTGGACGAATATGAGATAACAGACGATGGACAAGTTTACCTATGGAAGATAGAAAAAGAAGTTGTCGCCGGGAAATACGGCCCAGAAATAAAAGAAAAATCAAGAGAACTTGAAAAACAGGACTATTCAGGAGAAATGACATTCGGAGCCGTTCATCTTGCAAAAAAATACGACTACTGGGTTCAGTATAAGATTTTATTTTGGAAGGGGGAAGTCAAAGAGGTGCGTCTAATGGAGTGCGATAAGGAAGATAACTCTAGCAGGTTAAACGCTCAGAAAAAGCTTCTCGAATTTGTTAAAGAAGAAACCGAAAAACAAGACAAGTGGTGGTACAAGGTGCACTTTCTTTACGTTCTGTGCGTTAGAAGAGCGACGTTTTGTTCGCGGTGGATACTTGGATGGGGGATAAAACTAACGTGGAAGATAGAGCGTTGGTTAATGTAGAGGCTAACATGAGCAGTCTTATTCTAGTTGGAAATGGCCCGTCCGTCATGGATCACGAGTTTGGAGGGGTAGTAGACTCTTTTGATATCGTTGTTCGTTTCAATTGGTACCACATTAAGGGGTTTGAAAAACAGGTGGGGGCCAAAACAAATATTTGGTTTACTACCGTTTTTGATGCCGTAAGGATGCGGGAAAAGTATGACGCAATTTACGAACACTCTTGGGAGTGGAACCCACGGGCAGACAAAACCTACAAGAAATTCAAGGGGCATGAGTCGGTGGATTTGCTGTACAAAACAAAGAGGCAAATGGTCTACGACATGGACAACTACATGAGGATGAAGGCCGGACAACCAAAACGACTAGATCACCATGTAGATTACTTAGCTTGGTCAACAGGAGCCATAGCAGCTTGGTGGTTCACAAGTCAAAGTCTCGATAAAAAATATCGCCCCAGAGAACGTTACACCCAAGACGTTCCGCCGCCAGAATGTGATCAAATAACTTTACTTGGTTTTGATTGGTGGGACTTAGAAAGTAACGACAAGCATCATCTGGGAGACAGGCAAACTCTTGGGAGAAATCACAGACCAAAGACAGAACTCACCTTCTGGCGGCATCTTGCTGAAGACGGAAAAGTGATAGACCTAAACCCCGACTCTAGAATCACGCCTAAACAAGATGAGTAGATGCCTAGTAACTGGCGGTGCTGGTTTCATAGGGAGCCACGTAGTAGACGCTCTTATCTCGTCGGAGCATGAGGTTACTGTTGTAGATAACGAATCGTCTTCATCTCACGACTCGTTTTATTGGAATAAAAAATCAGACAATCATCGTTTTAATTTATGCGACTACTCTAAGACCGCTGCCCTTTTTCGTGAAAAAAAACCAGAGTATGTTTTTCACCTTGCCGCTTATTCCAATATTCAGGAAGCGATACAAAACCCAAGGCGGACCTTAGAGAATAATTTTTCTAGCACGATGAATGTTTTAGATTGCACTTGGCTTTACGGAGGCAAGCGGCTTATCTTTTCTTCTTCTGCTTCCGTGTACGGTTCCCTTGATCCGCCCTTAACAGAGAGCCTTGCTCCCGATCCGTTGAATCCTTACGCGGCAAGCAAGGTCATGGGTGAAAATGCGGTGAGATCATATTATAAGGTTTACGGTTTGGGGACAGTTTCTTTGAGGTACTTCAATGTTTACGGAGAACGGCAACCAGTACGAGGGGCTTACGTTCCAGTAATCGGGACGTTTTTAGACGCTAAGGATGGAGGTAGGTCGCTCAAGATTTACGGAGACGGTTTGCAGGAGCGAGACTTTATATACGTGGGAGACGTAGCCAGATACAATATTTTGTGCGCTTTTTCTGATAATAAAGAAATCTTGGGAGGTATAATAAACATAGGGACAGGCGAGAGTCACAGCATTTTAGACATAGCGAAGGCTGTAGATTGGCCAATAGAATTTGAACCGGGGAGAACCGGAGAAGTCAGGACAAGCAGGGCAGACACAAATAGACTAAAAAAACTATTGAAATCTCCACCAGAGGACAGGCTTAAAAATTGGATAAAAAACCAAAATGTCTCCACGGCAACTAGACAAGAAAGTAAATCATATAGCTGGGCTAATCGAGAGCCTAGACTATGAGTTTTATTCTTCAGAACACGAAGAGGCCGCTTCAAGGGCTTTAGTGACATCAATTCTTTGCGTTAATGAATTTCAATCAATTGTAGAAAGGGATGAGGTAGTTGAAGGGTTAGAAAAAATTTAAGGGGGCGACTAGCCCCCTGTCCATGCCCTCTGGAAGCAAGATGTTGCCGCAGCGGAAGCTACGCGGTCTAGGGTTACAGGCGTAGATTTCCTGCTGTTTGTAGGTGATTGCCAACGGGGGCATGGATTCTCTTCTTGACTTTTAGCCAGATTAGGTTACTATTCTGGGAAGATTATGAATACATTTAAGTTTAACACCGAAGATAGAGAGGGAGAACAGGCCAAATTCCCATACCCCAAGGAGTTACGCGAAGAAGATCAATTTTTGGCAGAACTTTTGGCGGAGGTTGCCCCTTGTGTGAGAGCCATGCAAGCGTCGGAGGGGGAACTGTCTAAAGCGAAAAGGACGGAGCTCCTTAGCGAAATTAAGAAAATTTTTGACAAAGAAAAAAAATGATTTTTTCCCCGACGGGGAAATTTAGCTATAGTGGACGATATATTAAATTTCGTTGAAGAGCACTATCCCCACGATAGGGACAATGTTCTTTTCGCTGATAATTTTGAAAAAGCTTTTTTGGGGATTGCTTCGGGGAAAGATGTAGTCCCGAAAGCTTGTTACGATTATGATAAGTGCCTTGAGGTTTTGCGAAGTGACGGGATGTCCTATGAGGAAGCGGAAGAGTATTTTGTTTTTAATGTGATAGATGCATACGTCGGTGAACACACCCCTATTTTTTTAAAAAGATATGACACGCGAATTCAGAAAAATTGTTGAAGGGGTGTTTGAGGACGAATCGGCCAAACAGCTAAATTTGGCTTCTGAAGCGTGTCGAGAGGATTTGGCCGAGAAAATAGAGGAAAGAATAAAAGCTAAATTCCACATATTTAGAATTAACAGAATTTTAACAGGAGACAGCGGTGCCCCGAAAAAAAAGAAATAAGGAAGGATCGGGGATAGACAAGATAGTGAAGGCTGGAGCCGCCTATCAAGATGCTGGCAACGCTGGGCATTTCAAAGTAGCAGAAAATGAAGTGGAGGAAGATGGGACGGTAACTGTTAGATATGTTTGGGATAAAATGTTTGAGGAATATTACAAGCAACAGACCGGAAAAAAGCGAGTTACCCAAAAAGGAATGCATACATTTATCACGAAGATTCTTATGGACCGAGCAAATAACAAGCTGGGAGAAGGGACTTCCGTCAAGGAGCTTAAAGCTCTCAGAAAACGTAAATTCTATAAAGTCTATAAATCATGAACAGAAGACAATTCATCAAATCGGCGGTTCCTGTGGTGGCAATTCCAGCTATCGCAATTACCTGTAAATATGAAGATGACGAAAAAGGGCCAGAGAAAGAAAGTAAGTGCGATTGGCCTTACAGGGTCTACTGTTATGAGCGAGGACAGGGAGAATGGACATTTAGTAAGAACATCAGAGGTAGCTTTGCCCACCAAAGAGAGTATATGACTTTTGAAGAAGATAAGGGTTGGCCTTACGCTGGCTGGATGGACGGCGGCGTCCTACATTTTCGGGCCTTTGATGATGCTACAGATTTTGTTGATATGCACGTTAGAACTAAAGACGACATAAATCTTATGGATTCTATTTATGATATTTTTTACAGGAATGTATATCATTACGACAAGAGTTTGTCCCAAGGTGCGCCTCCTACCGAGTATCACATTGCTCACTATTGGTTCAATGGAGATACGGGTAGACAAATTCATTGGGAGGTAGACGAAATTGCCGAACTCAAAGACAAGGAGGGCAAAGCCTTCCTCGTTAACGCCCAAACAGGCGAGAGACTTACAGACTGGAGCAAAGTAGAGTATGCCTAACGACCTAAAAGAATATGATTTTCGCAAATGCGTGGAAGAGCTAAATGAACTCGCCACGGTCTTGATGCAGCAAATAAACAAGCCTCACAAAGACCTTTCCGAGGGCATAGTAGAAGAAATGGGGGATGTTCTTTACAGAATTGGGAACATGATGGACCATTATGACCGTGACCTCGTGATAAAAAGAAAAAACTACAAAAAAGAAAAATTCAAAGAGGTTAGATACAGCAAAAAGGAGGACTAAAACATGCCAATTTTCCCAGAAGACGATGAACCGATCCACGATTTCGAGAACCCCTCTTACGCAAGCGAAAGGTTCCATAGGCAAATTGAAGAATTACTCTTTTTGGCGGGTAAGCTTGAATTTGATATTGATGACGATACCCAGCTTTCAGATTTGTTTGGGGAAAGCAGTAGTGAGTGGGGCGAATTTAAAGATGCAGTAAAAAAGACCTATAGCGTAGAAGCGAAGATAGAAGACTGCCTTTGGGAAGTTGCCGAAGGGATGAGAGAGAACGGGTTCTAATCTTATGAAAGTTGAGCTAATCTCAATTACGAAACCTCGTCGCCCGTTGCATCATTCGCCTAAAACGGCAGAAGACCTTATCGCCTACTGCGCGAGAGTCTCTAACCCGGAGAATCAATCAAATACAAAAACCGCACCAAAATTACTTAAGTTTCTTATCAAACATAAGCATTGGTCGCCATTCGAACTCGCGAGCATGTGCGTGGGGATAGTCACCAGCAGAGCGATAGCGGCGCAAATATTAAGACATAGGAGCTTTAGTTTTCAAGAATTTAGCCAACGATACAGTCAAGCTACAGACCTTGAGCCCCTAGAGCTTCGTTCTCCAGCAACAAAAAACAGGCAAAGCAGCTTGGTTCCCGTTAAAGACAGCGCGTTGATTGACCTAGCTTTAGATTCAATGCACAAAGCGAAAGAGGTTTACGACAGGCTTATTGAATCTGGCGTAGCTAAAGAATGCGCCAGAGCCGTTCTTCCGTTAGGCACACAGACCACGATGTACATGAATGGGACTGTTCGTAGTTGGATTCATTACATCCAGTTAAGGACAGAAGAAAATACCCAGAAAGAACATAGAGACGTAGCTAATGCCATAAAAAATATCTTTATCGAAGAATTCCCAAGTACAAGTGAAGCCTTAGATTGGAAGGCCCACGAATGGACTAAGGAGGAGCTTGAGGCGATGGGGTGGGATGAGTTTAGGGGTTTTCATTTAAAGCCAGACGAGTCGGCACATGAGTAGAAATGACCCCTCTACAACACAAAGCGTATGCTAAGGGAGAAGAGAGGTGGCAGAAACGGATAGCCCAAGAAAGGGCTGAAGCGTGGCATATCCGCTTAGGCAGGGAGATCACGTTAGGCAAAGCGAAAGACAGCATGAAGTCTTTTGCGCTGGCCCAAGAAGATGTTCCATTAATGATTAAGTTAACTGAAAATCCTAAATATTTTACATCTAGATTATTTACTGGAGCAGTAGATTTATTTACTCATGATTGTATACATATTGTTTTAGGCAGGGGGCTGCTGGTCAAAGATGAAGCTTTCGTTATCGGCTACACGATGGGGTCAGCTAAGAAGATGAGAAGGTGGCGCAGAAATTTGTTCATGTGGGTTTGCAAGTATCTGTATCCAGAGGGATACGAGTTTGGAGAAGAAGAGAGGTTTGTCTTTTACAATGGCGTAATGGCGGGCAGTAGGTGTAACGTAGACCTTTCTACAGCAGACTTTAGGGCGTTGTCGGGATACGAATTGGTAGAAATAAGGCGTCTGCTAGGGATAGACAGCGATCTGCTTAGGTGTTATTACTGCACGGAGAAAAAACTTTTCAAAGACAAAGAAAGCCAAAGGTTAATATGAAATTTTTAGTAATAGGCGATAGTTGCACGGATAAGTTTAAGTATGGAGACTGCGATAGGATTTGCCCAGAGGCACCTGTTCCTGTTTTTAATCCAGTAGAGGAAATTTCAAACGGGGGGATGGCGAAAAACGTGCAAGCTAATGTCGAGGCTCACGGTGTCGAATGCGACATATTTACTAACAAAAATCATATCATCAAATCAAGATACGTTGATATGAAAACTAACCAAATGCTTCTTAGGGTTGATGAAAACGATCACACCAAGGAGAAGTTCGAGCAAACTCCGGGGTGTCTAGAGGGATATGACGGGGTAATCGTCTCAGACTATAATAAGGGCTTCCTTACTAATCTAGATATTGCTTGGATTTGTAAGAGCCATCCGAATACCTTCGTGCATAGTAAGAAAAATTTTATTTTGCCCTTGGGGCGCGATATGAGATTCTTCGTTATAAACCAGCAAGAGTACGAAAAAAGCAAGGAACACTACAAGAAAGATAATGAAGACTTTGATAACGTCTGGATGGATAAACTTATAGTTACCCAAGGAGAGAAAGGCTGCCGTTACCAAAAAGAACTACACCCATCATTTAAAGCGAGAGAAGTCCAAGACTTGTCGGGGGCAGGAGATACTTTTCTAGCCTCATTCGCCGTGAACATAATGTCCTGCAAGAGCGCGTCCAGAGCTTTAGATTTCGCAAATAAATGCGCCTCCCGAGTGGTCGCAAAGAGGGGAGTCACAACCGTGTGAAGAAGTATTACGAAACGCACATGTTAGGGTGGATAGGGGCGTTGTTCGTTCTTGTCGGGTACTACCTGAACGCTAATCAGATGATAAGTTCTTGGCTTGTCTGGGTGGTCGGAAATACTCTTATAGGAATCTATTGCCTCAAGAAAGAAGCGTATCCGACAGCGGCGATGTCTTTCGCTTTGGTGATTTTAAATATTTATGGTTATTTAAATTGGCTTGACATGTAAGAAGAACTGGAGCATAATCCTTAGATGGAAGAGGAAAAACAGAAGAAAAAAGCGGCAAAATTTCGGAAAAAGCTCAAAAATGTCGGAATTGGAGAGGGTAAGTACGAAAATAGTCCAGATTGGCTAAGAAAAACGGAGTACAAACTGGACAGGTATAATCACCTAATGGAGTTTTTGCGTACCTTTTTGGGCTTCTGCACCCTAACTCTTCAGGTGGTGATCCTATTAAAATTATTTAATATTATTTAAGCATGGGAGTACTATGGAAATGGGAAGTTGAAAGGATCAAGGACGACCACGGCCTTAAAATTGCCATTGAGACAGGCACGGGTTGCCCTCCGCGTGGGGCACTATTTTTAGCAGGAATAAATGACGAGAAGGAAAGGGTCAAGGTTCACGCCGAGTTCGAAAATGATTGGTGTCCGACTCGCGAATGGGGCTTAAATGACATTAAGCCATTTGAGGAGATTTACACGGTTGAGTTGGTAGAAAGCTCTTTCAATAAATATGACTTCTCTAGTGTCCCAAGCGTTCGTTCTCATTTGGGTCATTCCGCAGATGTTTTGCCTAAGATACTAGAGGACAATAAAGACGTTCCGACTTTCTTTTGGCTAGATGCTCACTTGCCTACTCATCACCATGACGGAGACGAGAACAAAAAAGATGAAATTGAGTTACCTCTTGAGAGCGAGCTAACTATGATCGTTGAACACAAAAATGTCTCTGGAGACGTTTTGATCATTGACGATTTGAGAATTTACGAGGAGGGAGCGTTTGAGGAGGGAAATTGGGCCGATAGGCATCAGTTCAGTAATTCTGGAGGTAGTGATTTCGTATATAGGTTATTTGAGGATACCCATAACATCACGAAATCTTTTTCCGATACAGGATACCTCATTTTAACCCCACTGGTTCGTAAATGAAAACTAAGAAAGGGAAATCGCAGATATCCAAGAGAAAAATGTCTCGGTTAAGGAAGGAATTCCCTGACCTCACCAAGTCTCAGATTGTTAAAGGCTGGTTGCTTGATCAAAAAATTGAAAAGAAACAGAGGAAAATGAAAAAATCTCAGACGAATCATTTCGAAAAAACACCGACAAATGAACGCCCCCTTTCCTGTCACCACCCAAATAGAGCTAGGGAGTGGTATGGAAAATAATCCAAATGAAAATAATCCTTTAGATAATTCATAGTGAGAATTGAACCAGAAATAAAATTAGACTACAAGGACGTTCTTCTTCGCCCGAAGCGTTCCACCTTAACTTCTCGTAAGGAAGTTGACTTGGTTCGCGAGTTTACTTTTCCTAACGCTGGCGGGGAAGGTGCTGACCCAAAAGCTTACGGTTGGAAAGGCGTTCCAATTGTAGCTTCAAATATGGATACAGTCGGAACCTTTGAGATGGCAAAGGCTTTCGCTCGACACCGTATGCTTACCTGCATCAGCAAACACAACGATATAAAAAGATGGCTACACAAGATGGATGGCTACGGAGTTTACAAAACACAGGAAAGCAAGGAAGCTAACTCAGCGGACTGGAAACATGATCCAGACTCAGCTTGTTGGCAAAATAGAATTTATGAACATATATCTCCCTCTATTGGCATTAAATACGACGAAAATAAATTTGACGATATGGACTACCTCCATAATATTACTTGGAATTTTTATCATACTCAATTTGTTTGTATTGACGCAGCCAATGGCTATACCGCGAGGTTTTGTGACTTTATTAAACGGGTCAGGGAAGAGCACCCAGCACTTATTATCATTGCTGGGAACGTTGTCACTGGCGAGATGACGGAGCAATTAATTTTAAATGGAGCAGATATCGTCAAGGTTGGTATTGGAAGTGGTTCTGTTTGCACTACTCGTATTCAGACTGGTGTTGGTTATCCCCAATTTAGCGCGGTGGTTGAGTGTGCCGACGCCGCTCATGGCGTTGGCGGGTATATTATGGCTGATGGCGGTTGTACCTGTGTTGGGGACGTTGCCAAGGCTTTTGGTGGAGGTGCTGATTTTGTCATGCTTGGCGGGATGTTGGCTGGACATACGGAGTGCGAAGGACAAGAAGAAGAAATAGATGGCAAAAAATATAAGACTTTTTACGGAATGAGTTCCGAGACGGCCATGAAAAAGCACAACGGTGGCGTTGCGGACTATCGTTCGTCCGAAGGGAAAACGGTTAGGGTAGAACATAGAGGACTTGTTAAGCGCACGATAGAAGATATTCTTGGTGGATTACGCTCTACCTGCACTTACATCGGAGCAAGAAGGCTAAAGGATATGCCCAAGTGCGCCACTTTCGTTCGCGTTACCCAACAGTCGAACGAAGTTTTCGGAAAAAACTCTTGACTTCAAAACAGTTTCAGGTATACTCTTCATAGTTCGCTGATACGAACTCTACCGTCGGTTGGACGGGAAGTTACGGTTGTCAGATACGAGAGATTAAGATTTCTTATATAGCTCGTCTACATAAGGGTCGCTTTCGGGGCAACAAAATCCTCGGGGGTGGGAGTGAAATAATCCTCCCTCCCACCCCCAAACTTAATAAGGATTATAATTATGGACAAAAAAGAACTTAAGAATATCGTCATCGCCATAAAATACCGAATTGACACAAATAAAGACGGCACCCACTTTCTCAGCAAAAGCTTCGCCGCTGCCCGCAAGTATTGGAATTGGCAAGTAGACCGACAAACCAAAAACTGGGATACCAGAAACGAACGAACCGAGGAATGGAAAAAGTCTGGGGGCGAAAAACATCTTCAAGACCTTAAGGATAAAATGAAAAAAGACCTTGCTGACGGGGTATACGAAGAGAAGTCAGACGAACATAAGGCAGTCCAGAAAGAGATTAGATGTTCTGGGTTTCCGTTGCTGGACATTGCTCAGGCCGATAAAGATTTTCGTAAGCTTAGAAAGGGCGACGACAAAGAATACAACTGGATAAAAGAAACACCGAGTAGGCTTGTCGGAGGGCAATACAAAAGGCTGGCAGTTTCATATAGGGAGGGTTTTAAAAAGCGTAGAGTTAAGGGCTTTTGGAAGAGCAAAAAAGACTTTGCAAAAAAACCAAATAAAGGATTCCCCCGTTTTAGAAGTTGGATGGACAACCAATACTTTGATTGCGAAGCGAACCAAATGAAATGGGAGTGGGAAAAAAATCGATTCAAGCTGCCCCTGTGCAAAACTTGGATTAAGTTTAAGCAGCACATCAACATGCAAGAGTTTTTGGAGAAGCACCCAAAGGCCAAACTCGGCATGTGCGTTTTCACTCGGACTCCAACGAATAAATATTACGTATTCATTCCCGTGGATACTGGAGTTCCGATGCCAGAGAAGAAAGAATTTGATGAGTCCAATACTGTTGGGATTGACGTAGGGATTAAAAACTACATAACTCTTTCAGACGAATCGAAAATTGAGAACTCTGTTTTCCTAGACAAGTTCGGGCTTGAATACTCGGACGATAAGCTATCTCCGTACAAAACCGACCAAAGACTCTTGCGTCGAAAGAAAATTCGACAAAGGCGGCTCGCTAGAAAGGAGTTCAAGAGTAAGAACTACAATAAGCAAAGACTGGTTTGCGCGAAGATCGATGAGGCTATTAAAAACAAGAGAGACGACTTCACTCATGAACTTAGCAGATCGCTAGTAGACATGCCCTTCAATGCTTTTGCGGTTGAGGATTTGAACATTGCCCAAATGAAGGAAAAGAAAGCTCCCATAAAGGGTAAGGACGGAAAATATAAGCGCAATGGTCGAGCCCAGCAGCGAGGTATGAGTCGCCGAATCAGTGACGTTGCTTGGGGGAGCTTCTTCACGAAGTTCCAATATAAGGCCGACCACTCGGGTAAACACATGATCAGAATTGACCGTTTTGAGCCTACATCTAAAAAGTGTGGCTGTGGGTACATCTACAACGATTTAAAGCTCTCACAGCGCGTGTGGGAGTGTCCTGAGTGTGGAGTGGTGAATGACCGCGACAAGCTGGCGGCGATGAACATTAAGAATTACGTGCTGGGAGGTAAGAATGACTGAAGAAGAAAGAAACATAACTATTCTTGAACTCGAAAGGGCTAACTGCAAGTTTCCTTCGACAGCAGAAGATTTAGGATTACAACATTACCGTGAAACACACCATTCGACTGACTTAAACGAGCCTAAATGCGAGATATGTGATATGGAATTAATTGATGGCGAGTGCGAAGCTCACCCCCAGCACATGAGGATGCATCGTAGAGCCATAAGGCAAATAAGGAATCAACAAGCATAAGAGGATTGAAACACTTACCCTACTGATGACTGAATTTGACAATTTAAGTAAGAGGATTAAAACATAATTCGGATTTATCCTAATTTAAGTATAAGAGGATTACAACACAGGGAGTCAATCTGCACAGTTTAAGTATGAGGATTAAAACATTGCGACGGCTGTTAAAGAGGATTACGACAACAGAAGAAGTAATTTTAGCATGAGAGGATTACAACATGGAGTATCGTGGTAAAATTTGAGAGGATTAAAACATTTCAAGCTGTGCGCGTTTTTTAAGTATAAGAGGATTAAAACATTACCAACAAAACCAGCGAGGATTACAACACGCACCTCATGTAACCGAATTTAAGTATAAGAGGATTACAACATCAGTCATACTTTGGACCAAGAGGATTATAACACATGAGCAGCTTGCGATTTAAAGAGGATTACAACACAGCACGCCGTAGTGAACTTTTAAGAGTGAGGATTGCAACATGATTGCTCCTGTATATTTTAAGAGGATTAGAACACGCAGGGTACGCATAGTCTGATTTTAAGAGGATTAGAACACAAATATGGTTGGACTGCACAAGAGGATTGCGACATGCTTCGTCCCGACGATATTAAGAGGATTACGACATACGAGTATATGGATAAACACAAGATTATAGAAATCCTTGAAAAAAGGAAAAAACTACGAACAAAAGAGTTGCACAAATATAGCCCTCATGGTAGCAATCTAAGCAGAACGAGATTCGTCTACGCAATGTCTCAGCTTGATTTGATAGACGAACTTCTGGCTAAAATAGGAGCTATTAATGAAAATAAAAGTAATAAGAGAACTAGAAGTGAAGGGCAACAAGAGAGAACTCCTCATGGAGGTGGATGAAGAGTTTCTCGACATGTACAGGGCGGAAACGGGGGAGACTGACTTCGATCAAGATACGTTTAATGACTGGATAGAGGGCTTAATAGACCACGTAATACAAGAAGAGTGGGCTGGGGAATAGCTAAGATGTATCGCTACAAAGCTAAAGTAGTTAAAGTAGTTGACGGAGACACTATTGACGCTATGATTGACCTTGGTTTTGAGACTTGGGTTAAGAAGCGCATTAGGTTAGCGGGTATAGACGCCTACGAAAGCAGGACGAGAGACAAGGTGGAGAAAAAGAAAGGGCTCGCAGCCAAGGCCAAGCTCAAGGAGATACTTGAGAACAGTGACAATGAAATTTCCCTGATTTCCCTTGGTGTCGGAAAATACGGAAGGTGCTTGGGCGAGGTTCAACTAACTAAAAATTTCATAAGGACGAGAAAATACCACGGCAAATCCGTAAACGAATTCTTGGTAAAAGCGGGACACGCAAAAAAAATCAAATAACAAACGACATGAATCCAGAAAATCTTTCAGGAGTATTAGACGCCTATTCGGTCTTCTTATGGCAGCAGTTTCAGTACGATTGGGGCTGGTTATCAAATCCTTGGCTATTTGGATTGGGTAACCTTTTGTATCTTGTGTTTTTTACAGTAAAATGGTATGTATTGTTGACGCCCGTTACCATACCGATCACTGTTTATAGATGGGAAGGGATACGGAACTTTAAAGCGGAGTTGAAGGATAAAAATCTTTTTAAAAATAATTAAATGAGGAAGAAGAACAGAGAAGAGACTTTGGCGACGGTGCTTGAAGACATGGCGGACGAATGCCAGATAGCTGGGCAAAATAACCTAGCTATAGTCTTATACTCATATTTAGGGGCGGAAAAATGTGGGATGGACGGTTTTTTTGCAAAGCACTGTCAGGAATTTGCCAAAAACGGAGTAAAAGAAATAAAAAAAGCCCAAAACAGGCGAAACAATTAATCCATCGGTGTGAATTATAGTGTAATATTTGTGGGGGCGTACTGGATTCGATTTGGAATCTTACGCCAGATTGCAAGCAGAGGATGATGGTTGGCCTCTTAAAACTTCCATTAAAAACATATATGCCAATAGTAATATTGACATGGCTCCTTCTCTGGCTGAAGCAGACGAGATTCTCGCTCGTTTCGGTTGGGCCGAAGAGGCCACGCTGGCAGCTTAAGTTCTGCCCCGTCCTACTCTGGATGCTCGTTAAGGAGCTAGGGCGTCGATAGCGAGCAAAAAACTAGGGCGGTTGTAACGCTAGTATAAAATGTGACTTCAAACTCGTGTAGGCGTCTAACGTTTTACGTTAGTCCCAGTCGCTCTTTGAGCGGCCCGGTTGGTTTAATCAGTGACCTGCTATATACGAGGAACATGGCACTGATTAAGCTTGTAGTATATTTGAGCCGATGGCTCCAAAGACGCGGGTTCGATTCCCGCCGCCTCCACCATTTTTTAGGGTTGCGACACACCACGAAATCGATTAGGATTAGGATGAGGATTAGAACATGGGATGAACTATGCACAGCCTAGTATCAAGTAAGGGGATTACGACATCTCGTTTGATAAGCGTGAGGATTACGACACCACCGAATGAAAGAAGCACAGAGGATTAGAACATTTGAGTTGTTCCAGTATTTGAGAGGATCACAACATAGTACTTCCAATCGGTATAGAGGATTACAACATTCGCCGTAGCTTAAGAAAAATTGAGCAAAAAAGTTCAACTTTCCAACCTCAAAGACGAAGCTTTAGTAAAGAAGAGTCAAAGAGGTAGCAAGGAGGCATTCGAGGTTCTTCTTGGGCGTCATAGTGCCCTAGTGCGCTCTTCTTTGTTCAAAATGGGGGTATCTGAAGCCGACGCGAAAGACATCTTGCAGCTTACATGCGTAAAATCTTGGAGGAGGATAAAGACCTTTAAGTTCAAAAGTGCCTTTGCTACGTGGTTTTTCAGGGTTGGGCGCAATTCTTTCTATGATTTCTACAGGCAGGACAAAAGACGTAAATCTAAGGAGATTTCCTATTCAGATTTTTGTGCAGATTTTTGTTTAGAAAATGATAAAAATCCTCTTGACTTCTTACAAGGTTCTGGTATACTCTTACTTAACGATGAAAGCCCCAGCAACCGACTTGAAGAGAAAGAAAGCTTTGAGCACTTTAAGAAGGTTTTGGCGCAGATAAAAGGGAGCCTGAACCCCGAACAAAAAAGGGTTATTGAGCTAGTGATAGAAGAAGAAAAATCTTATGCCGAAGCTGCTAAAATAATGAAGTGCTCGATAGGAACGATTATGAGCAGGGTATTTTACGCTAGACGAAGAGCAAGGAAGATAATAAAAAATAGAAATCTGTTATGAAAAAGTCTCATCTTTTAGGAATTGAAGTTTTTTACGAGGACAAGCCGGAAGAGCAGCCCAAGGAGCATTCCTGTCCAGTAGGCCACGAAGGAACCAAGGGGGTTGAAGGAGCTTGGAAGTACGGAGATGATGAGGACGATTGGCTGGATGATGGTGTTGATAAGGATATTGAAGAAATCAAGAGCGCGTTCGAAAGCGTCCATGAGCCCGTCAGAGGCAGGATTTATAAAGTGAAAGGGCTGGGCTTATGCGCCAAATATATGAGTGACGCAGCTAACGTAGTTAAAATAACCTGCGTTCACGGTAAGGAAGATAGCGGAGTAGGCTTTCATGGAGGCGTAATTCGCAAGATGGCTTACCACAAAAGTATTTTTTACATTGATGAGAAGAATATGCTTTTCGCTTCCGATGAGGAAGTTCAGCAGTATTTATCAGAGAGCGATTACGAGGATCAAGGCTTGGCAGGGTCAAGTTGGCGAGTTAATTGAAGGATTACAACAATACCCCTTAACCGATTTATAGAGGATTACGACAACTGGAGAAATAACAACGTGCAAGTAGTAGTAATTTACAATTCAAAGAAGAAGTGCCTAGAGGTTAAGGGCAGTAAGCGAGCACACGCATACGGCGACAAACCTGTAGTGCTTAAGCGCACACACGCTTTGCACATGGGGGATGTCGCTATCACCAAGCGAACTCTTACGGGTTGCGTAGACTTGGGCGACATTCGTTCCCTAGAGGAAAAGAAGTCTTCTCGCCCCAAATGGAAACATCAAGTGCGGGTAAACAAAAAAAGAAAATTTGTAAATGTAAAAGACGGGAAAGATATTGATCAATATCACCCCAGAGTCTTCATAGAAGATTCTAAAATATTTGTTCTTTAAAATAATTTTGCTGGTTGATCGCCAGCGAAGGGTGTGACCGAATAAACTGCTGTCGCGGCAGTTAAGGTACAGGGCTTGTTTGCAGGAGATTACCGTCTCTGGGGGCTTACAAGGGCTGGTTCAAAGTAGGGTTTCTCACTGAAACTCAAGCTGTGACTCCGAAACGATAGAGGTAAATGAGAATCCTCTCACCCATTAATTTAGTGTAGGGAAGTGTCACGCGGAACTACACTTGCGAGAGGCGGGGTCGTTAATACCTTTCTGCTCTGTCTCTCGCGCTTAAATTTTATGAAAACACTAAAACTAAATAAGTATAAAACCAACGTACATGGGACACTCCGCGCAGCTACCGAACAGTTAGCTGTCAGAGTTGACAAAATCATCGAGTACTACTCCTTTGCGGGGCAAGCCGACGGGCAGCAGACCGATAAAGAAGGAACGGTTGTCGTTACTGAAGCTAACTCTCATTACGTCAAGGAGCCTTTCGATAAGGTAACTGCCGATATCAAAAAGGCTCGTTAAGGACAGTTAAGAGGATTACGACATGCGACACCACTGGAGTAGCTATCAATATACTGCAAATTTATTGATTCTAAATACAGAGGATTACGACATTGGTTACTACCACTTGTTATGATTAGAGGACAAAAGGTACACCTTCCAGCGTTGGAAAAGGTTTATTCCAAAATTGAGAGAATAGTGGAGGTGGGTAAGCATTCCAAGAGTGAGAGCTTATATCTTAGGAATGCTATGAACAGTTTAGACGTATGTATTAAATCGAAACAAGACTGTGGAAGAGCTAAGGAAAAAAGTTAGGAACTTAAGGGTATTAGTTTGTTTTTTGCTATTTTTAGCGACATTTCAATCAGTGTTTCTTTATTTGATATCCCAAGGGAAGATTCCTTCATCGCTGGTGGTTTTAAAAGAAGTAATAGTTAAAGAGGATGACAACACCAATTCAAACGCCATCGAGTTTAATCGCCCATACAATATAAATGAAAATTCTTCCGCACAACCGAGAGATGATAAGGTCGGCCAATGAATGGGCCAGACAGTTGGGCGGCATTAAAGATTCCATAGTCAAAGGAAAAGGTAATGCTGCTGGTAGATTAGGGGAACTTGCTCTCTGCAAGCACCTTGGGGTCGAGGTGGCAGATCATAAAGACCATGACTTGGAATATGATTCCGAAAAACTCGAAGTGAAAACAAAAAGGAGAACAGTTGCTCCACTTCCACATTATGATGTCTCAGTAGCTAAGACCAGTAGGCACCAGCTTCCCGATAGGTACGTTTTCATTAGTCTGGAGTTTTCTGGACGTAATTTTTACGGGAAAGCAGCGGATGGTCTAGAGAGACAGGGGGGAGTAGACTATCACGGATTGAAAAATGTTTGGTATTGCGGGGATATGTCAGCAGAAGAGTATTTTCAGAAAGCAAGGCTCTTCGAGAAAGGGGACAGGGATGAGTCAAATGACTTTACAACCCTAGTAGATATGTACAATCTAAGAATCGACGAACTCGAACAGTCTTTTTAAAATGAAAAAAAATAAATTATTATTCAACGCCCTACGACAAAGGTACGAAGCTGAAAAAGCTTCTGCCCTTGCTACGCTAGATGTTTACTCCTCAAATGCCGCTGGAATCGGGGAACACCCACAAATAGTAGACGAAATGGCTAAACAGTTAGAAATATTGGCTAATGCCGAGGACTGTTTGGAGTCATTGGATAGCAACTTTTCTTCTTGACATTTTCCTTGAAGAGGATTATACTTTCCATAAGTATTACCTATGGAAAACCTCTTATATAAGACTAGGACTTATTTGGTCGGCCATATGCAATATGCGAATGGTCGCGATTGGAGGGAGTATGTAGAAGGAGAACTCGCCCCCCTAGATATTAGAATTTTTAACCCCTACAAAAAGCCATTCGTAAAGGATGTAAATGAGGATGAAGACACTCGTCTTTCACTAGATCATTGCCAGAAGCATGGTTACTTTAATGACGTAGCCGAGAGAATGAAGACCGTTCGCAGCTACGACTTGAATCTTGTTGATAGATGCGATTTTATTATAGCTCACCTTTTACCAGAGATAGCAAGCTGGGGTAGCGCGGAGGAGATAGTCACAGCGGTTAGAATGAAGAAGCCCATTTTCATTTCTATGGAGGGGGGCAAACACGCGACTCCTCTATGGATGATGGGGATGCTGCCTCATCATTATATTTACGATAACATTGAAGAAGTAGTAGCCATGTTGAAGAGCATTGACAGTGGAGAGAAAAAGATAGATAGCGATAGATGGAGATTACTAAAAAAGGAATTACGATGAAAAAAAAGGCCAAAATCAAGGATAGTATATATCAAGATCGCAGCCTTATGGGGATGTATAGTTCGGAAGCTCTAAACGCCCCCCTTTTATCTAGGGGAGAAGAGCAAGTTCTTGCGACTAAAATCCAAAAATGGAAAACTAACGCTAGGGCCGGACAACACACCCGCAAAGCTGGAGCGGCAGCTAGGGAAAAAATGATACTGGCAAATCTACGTCTTGTGGTTAACATCGCTCAAAGATACAAAGGCAGGATGGATTTTATTGATTTAATAAGCGAAGGAAACATTGGTCTAGCCACGGCGGTAGACAAGTATCTACCCGGAGTGAAGGCTAAGAGCGGAGTAACTGTAAAGTTTTCTACTTACGCGGTCTGGTGGATCAAGCAAAATATCCTACGGTCTATAGCGAATAAAGCTAATTTAATCAGGCTTCCTGTCCACTACCAAGGAAAGACCAAGAAAGTCTTTGATTTCATTAATACATATAAGGAAGAGTTTAAGCATGAACCCTCTCAGGAAGAAATTTCTCACGAAATAGGAATATCAGTTTTGCAAGTGCAGAACATTCTTTTCGCAAGAGACTCTGTAGTTTCGTTGGATAAGAAAATCGGAGAAAGTGAAGATCAGGATATGGCAGAAATTATTCCTGATAACGTTTTCATGCGTCCAGATAAGGAAGTGGAGATGAATGATAGGTTCACGCAGTTACGTGAGCTAATGGAAGAAAGACTTACCCCAAGGGAAGTAGATATCTTGAAACTTCGTTTTGGGTTCGGGACGAGAGACAATAGTACCCTAGAGACAATTGGGGCAAAGTATAAGGTGACCAGAGAACGTATTCGCCAAATTGAAGCAATAGCTTTTCGTAAATTACGTTTTACCTTAGAGAGGAGAAAGAAAGAGCTTGCGGAAATCCTCGGATAAGAAGAAGAAGATCAGGGGCAGCGTAGACTTAGTTAATGATTGCGTTTGGAATATGCGTATTTATCCGAAGGATTACGTTTTGTCTGTCAGTAATGACGGTTTTGTTTTCACGAAGGACTTCGTGAACATTAACGCCGCAGATCAGATGATTAGTACCATTTCCAAGAGCCATGTCCCAGTTAAGTTGATGTTAAATCATACCAATTTAGTCTTGCATGAGTGCGTGGATTGGTTTATAAAATATTGCGACACGTTTGGCCTTTTGTTTCCTGAGTATGAAACCGAAGATCAAGAGGTGTATGATCGCATAGAGAAGTATAAAAAACATCAAAAAAAGAGAAATAAAGGGCGGAAAAATAAGGCATACAAATGAATACTGAAGAAATAGCACCAGAAGAGATCAAACCCATGAAAGCCGTCGAGCCTCCAAAACCAGATGAAGATACCATTTTTGAGGACAAAAAGCATTTTCCGATATTCCCGACGAATCTTTTCGAATTTGAGTTCAACAAGGAAGAGAAGGAGAAATTGGATTCTTCTTTACCCGAGAGCTTGGAAAAGATGAGAGCCAAAGACTCTCCGAATTGGACTACCGATTTTAATCTTCAGACTTTCGAAGAGTACAAACCCTTGGCTCATGTTCTTTCGGAAAGTGCCCAGAGGGTGCTTGGGTTTGTGGGAATTCGTTTCGAAAGCTTGATGGTGACATCGCTGAAGGGATATAAAGTCAAGGAGCCTGAGTTTTCCCCGATGGAAATGCGCCCGAATAACTTGTTGGCGGGCATTTATTGCTTGAAGGGAACAGGAGGTAAAGTCACGTTTTATGACCCCAGACCCCAAGCGTGGATAATCAAGCCTCCTGTCGCTTCACCTAATATTTTTAATTCTGACGCTTTTTCGATGGACCTTAAAGAAGGGAAAGTCATGGTGTTTCCCGCTTGGCTTCAGTATCAAGCGACCTTCTCGAAAGAGATGACTGAAAACATATATTTTTCTTGGAGCCTTATGTCTAGAGGACCACAGCCGAAGACCGATTAGAGGACTACCAGTCCCTTAATATCGACTAGGGGTAGTTCACCAAACCAAGAAATGGCTCTGTTGTCTCCAATAACCCAGACGAATCCCTTGCTTATGGTGATTCGTTTTTGGTTTACGTATTGGATCACTTTCTCTTTTGTGCCCCAGTAGTGTAAATCTTTTCCATTTTCGTCAGTCAAAAAAAAGGACAGCCTTTGGTTGTTCCCGTAGGGGTCTTCTAATTTTTTTCCATTTAGAAAAATATATCCTTTTTTAATTTCTATTGTATCGTCGGGTAAGCCTATCACTCTTTTGACAAGGTTCTCTTTCTCCCCCCTGTTTTCAATAACGACGACATCATATCTATCGGGCGTCCAGTCTTTCGGCAACCTGTTTCTTTTTTCGACAATCATCCACTCGCCATCAGAGTGAGCAGGTTCCATGCTTTCTCCTCTGTTGTGGGTGAAGCGGTATCTGTGTCCTATCATAGCCCAAATAACAAATAGCAATATAGCGATGAGCCAAAGAACGTTAATAATATTTCTGGATTTTTTTCCTTTTAGTTCCATCGGAGTGATTGGATAATTTTTTTAAATTTTTCGAACTCGCATTTGCCGCGCCCCATGTTCGCGAAGATGGTGCAGATAACAATGTTGTCTTTGTGATAGTCTCTGTCGTTATCGATTCTATCCACGGAAGGGGCCATAGGATTGTTAGACGTATATACGTCATCGATATCAATTGGGATTTCGAACCAGTAACAACAGCCATTTTGAGCTAGGAATTGCTCTTTGAGGTCTTCCTCTGTGATTGTCACGTCTTTTATCCGCGATCTATTTGCTTTCGCACTACCGCATAGCTCCACTTTTCTCAGCAGTTTTTTCCAAGGATTCCTTTTCATTCCTTTCCCCGAAGGTATACCTATAATACTTTAGGGAGTTGGCTATTTCTAAGTAGAAAACGAAAGTGAGACTAATATAATAAGTATGAGACTCGACCATATCGCGTACCGAGTGAAAAATAGGCGTAAAACTGCTGTTTTTTTTGAAAAAGCTTTCGGTTATTCGGTTGGGACGGAGTTTCAGATAAAGTTTGAAGATGATTCTACAGCCGATTGTTTAGCCTTGCTTCCACCGGAGGATCGCCCTATCGACACGGGAGAGTGGGATATATTATTGGCGGATCGGCCTACGACACCGATGGATGTGGAAGTCGAATTTCATTCGTATCACGCTCCACCTGAGATTTTTGTTAGTGATGGGTCTATTGGTTCTATCGTAGATGATTGGGTAGCGGAAAGAGGAGGCGTGGGCGGCGTACATCATATAGCTTATCAAACAGATGACGTAGAAGCCGTTATGAGCAAGTGGGAAAAAGAAGGGTTCGCTGAATTTTATTCTGAGGAACCTATTACTTGTGAATCTCCCAATCTAGTGCAAGTATTTACCAAACCTAGCGAATTGACTGGGGTAGTTTACGAGCTTATCAGCAGAGAAGGTGATGGCTTTTGTAGAGATAGCGTTAAGAAGCTCATGAAGAGCACAAAAGGAAAATAATAATGATCTGGAACGGAAAAAATTATATCAATGGGCAGTTTGAGGAGGAATCCGAGAACTATGAAAACATAAATCCCGCGACAGAAGAAGTACTGGGGTTGTTTCCAAAGTCTTCAGAGGACGTAGTTAACAGAGCGGTAGGCGTTGCTCGGGAAGCTTTTGAGAAGTGGAAGAGGGTCAGCCGAATAGAACGTGCCGAATACATGCTTAGGGTAGCTGCAATACTTGGGAGAAGGACTTGGGAAGTCGCCGAGGCTATATCTTTGGAAACAGGCAAAAATTTTAACGAAAGCATCGCGGAGATTAATGAAGCTATTCATATGGCTCAGTACACCTTTGGCTCAGGGAGGACGCCACAAGGCGAAGCGTTAGCTTCTGAATTGGCGGAAAAAGATAGTTATATGTTGCGTAAGCCTAAAGGAGTTATCGCAATTATTAGTCCTTTTAATTTTCCCGTAGCCATAGGGGGGTTTTGGTGCGCTGCTCCTGCCATAGTAGAAGGTAACACTGTCGTTTTAAAACCAAGCGAGGACGCTCCCTATTCGAGCCAGTTGTGTGCTGAGATATATAATGAAGCTGGGATACCCGATGGGGTTTTTAATGTTATTCATGGAGAGGGTGAAGCTGGTGACGCCCTTGTTCACGCAGACGTTGATCACATTTGTTTTACTGGGAGCGCGGAAGTAGGACAACACATTAGGAAAGTGGCAGCCGAAAGCTGGCACAAGACAACTTCTTGCGAGATGGGAAGTAAAAGTGCCGTTGTCGTATTCGATGATGCCAATATGGACTTAGCTTTAGATGCGTGTTTATCAAGCGCGTTGAAACTTTCAGGTCAGAGATGCGTTTCTTCTGGAAGGCTTATTGTCCAGCAGGGAATTGCTGATGAATTTGCTAAGAGGTTTGTTTCTGAAGTCGATAAAGTCAAAACGGGCAACCCTTTCTTACCTAACGGAAAGCCTGACGCAAGCATTTATTACGGCCCGCTAATTAACAGGCAGGGAATGGAGAAAGTTAAAGCGTATAACGAAATGGTAGTCCGCGACCCGAAGGCAACATTAATGAGGGAGGGAGGAAGGATAGGCTCAAAGGGTTTCTTTATGAGCCCGACCATCTATGGGACGGAGTGGAGAGATGTCCCTTATTTGAAGGAAGAAGTGTTTGGTCCTCACATAGCGATAGTTCCATTCGGAGACATTGGTGACGCCATGAGAATCTATAATGATACTGATTATGGATTAGCTCTCGGGGTTGTGACGGAAGACTTTAAGAAAGCCAGAATCATGCGAGACGAATGTGACGCTGGGATGATCTATTGGAACGGTGGCTCTATCGCTGCGGAATCTCACCTAGCTTTCGGTGGCGTAAAGAAATCAGGTAACGGTTTTCCAAGTGCGGCTAGAACATTTAGAGCCGTAACTCATGAAATTAGTTGGACTATTAATCACGGAGAGGGGTTGAGCTTCCCGCAAGGAATGAAATGAAAAATGTAGGTGTATATTTATTTTGTATTTTGATTTGTTTATCTGGGTGCAAGATCATAAAGCTTCCCTATACGATTGCAAAATCAGTTGGGGAAGACATTGGCGAAGCGATAGGTTTGAAAAAGGAAAACGAAACAAAATCCGAGCCTGTCGTTGACGAAAATGGTAAGGTGATAAAGCTTCCCGTCTCGAACAATCCGCCTATCACAGCAGAAACAGTGGGGAATTTACTCTGGTATTGCGTCGTTACTTTAGCGGTCTTGTTGGCTGTAAGGTATGGAATGAAAAAGTTCAAGCGTAAGGATGAATAAGATGGAGATTGTTCTTTTCGTAGTAGCCGTGGTAGTCGCTTTTTTATGTTGGGGTATGTTAAATAATTGCCTTAGCATTATGAAAAACGTGGAAAGAGGAGAGAAAAATGACAGAACACCCGAAGAGCACCGAAAACGCAGAATTCCATGAGTCGAAGAAGCTTTCTTCTGATGATAGACGGGTCGTATTGGTAGACGTAGACGAAACGATATGTTTTTATGAGGGCGAAAGAAGATATGATAAAGCCATTGGGCACACGGCTAATATTGCAAAAATAAACAAACTATATGACGAAGGTTGGTACGTTATCTATTGGACCGCTAGGGGTGGTTCTAAGAAATCTAGAGCACTAGAGAGGTGTTATTATGAATTTACTTGGGGGCAGTTGGAATCTTGGGGTTGTAAATTTCATGATTTATCGACAGGTTCCAAGGGTAAGTATATCAAGCCAGCTTGTGATTTAATCATAGATGACAAATCTAAAAGAATAGAGGAACTATAAAATGCCATTACCGTCACCGAAGGGAAACCAAGACCAAAAGGGTTTCATAAGCAAATGCATGAGCGATCCAGTAATGAGAAAAGAATTCGCAGACCCGAAGCAAAGGGCAGCGGTCTGTCACTCAAAATGGAAAAAAGCTAAAGGCGAAATAGAGATAGACTTTTTCGACAAAGGGGAGGGAAACAAATGACTACTTTTGTAAAATGGTTCTTGTTAAACGCCGTTATGTTAACGGCAATTTTCTTTGCTGAGACAAAGGGGGTTGTTTCATTAATGATCAAGGGTGACGTTAGTTACTTGAGTATCGTGATAATGACCCTGTATGTGGCTGTTTCTGGTTTAGTGGGAAGGCTATGCTATCTAGCCGACAGGATAGGGAGCGGAAGCACAATCGGAGAAAAGGACGACAGAGCGAAATTGATTGCTCGTTCAGATGTGGGTTGGTTTGCTGCCGAGCATTTCTTTTCCCTCGGTTTGCTGGGTACGGTCTTTGGGCTGTGTTTAGCTACAGCTACTAATCTTAACGAGGAAGCGTCTGTAAGTAGCATAGTGGCCGGACTTAAGATCGGTTTAAATACTGCATTTTATACCACTATTTGTGGTATAGTCTTTAGTTTGCCACTTCAAGTGCAGCTAATGATTTTAAAGTCTAAGTTAGAGCATGACGATTAGAAGATATTTTTCATTTAGGCCATTCATCGATGTGCTTTTTTGTTGCTTGTTGATGTTGGTAGCTATTCTTTTCTTACTTAAAAACGAGGAAGAGAAGACGAAGACGCGCCCTCCGAATACTCTATACGAAGTGACATTAACGTGGGCTGGGGACAGTGAGGATGACCTAGACCTTTATGTGCAAGCAGCGTCGGGGCATGTCGTAAGCTTTAATAACAGGGAAGGAGGAGAGGGTAGCTTGATTAGTTTGAATCATGATGCCCTTGGTAAGTCTAGGAATAACAGCCTAGCAAAAGATGAGAAAGGCAAGATAATTGGGTTCAATGAGGAAATTGTGGCTTTTCGCGGGGCAGTGCAGGGAGACAACATTGTTAATGTCCACGTCTACTCCAAGAAAGACAAAAAACCTATAGAGGCGACGATAACGCTAATAAGAATTAAGCCTTACAAAGAAATAGTATTAAAGAAAAAAATTTTTAACGCAACGGGCGACGAGAAAACAGCCTTCCGCTTTAGGACAGACGAGAACGGAAAAGTGGTAGAAATCAATGAATTACCAGCGAGCTTGCTGAATCCGTTAGGAGAATAATATGGCATTCAAAGAGGACAAATACGAAGATAACGTTGCGGGGAAATATTACTGCGATACCGAGTGTATCGACTGCGACCTGTGCCGCGAAACGGCCCCGGACAATTATAAACGTAATGAAGACGGCGGCTATTCGTTCGTCTACAAACAACCCGAGAACGAGGAAGAAGAAGCTTTGTGCGCCGAGGCCATGAACGGTTGCCCAGTTGACGCTATAGGAGACGACGGATGAACCACAAATGAAAGACACCGGAGAACATAAAAATTTAGGAGTAGGTATAGTAGGTAGCCTAAAGAAGAAAGAACCCGCCAAGACCAAGAAGAAGCCCAAGGCTAAAAAAATAACGGAAAAGAAATTAAAAGAGGGAACGGTAAACGAAGGCATAAGGACAGCAAAGGCAGAATATTTACGGCACTGCACGAAAACAGTAGGAATTATAAACGAGAAGGGCGAATACGAAATAAAATTAACTAAAGACTGTGGAGAAGGAGATGTAGTTTGGGTGCTGGAAGACGATGGAACCTTTACAAAAACTAAAATATATTAAAATTATGTGGGAAGAATTATTAAAAGAAATAGGAATTATCAAATGGACTCTGATTTGTATAGCTGCTTCTTTGTGGGGGTTAATCGCCTACTTGTTCTTTAAGGGGTTTGCTGAAATGTGGGGGAAACAAGACCCAAAAAATAATTTACATAATATACCCGATGAAGGATGCGAGGGAGGACACTATTAAATGAAAAAATTACTATTATTAATTGCGGCAGTTTTTGTGGCGGGTTGTCCGTCAACCCAACAGCAATCACGCCCAGAGCTACACCCCTTGGGTCCGATATCGGTGACTGGTGAAATTGATTCCATACTCGCATATAAAGTTTACGTAAAGGGGTTGGTGTGTCCATCTTGCGCGGTTGGACTGAAAAAGGGATTGATGAAATTGTCCTTTATTAAATCAATACATGTTAATTATAAAACTGGCTTGGTTTTAATATATGAAATACATCCGCGCATTGACCCCAAAGGTATCAAAAAACACGACAAGACGCGCATCATAAAAGCTGTTGAAGATAGTGGATATAATGTAGATAGATTTGTAAAATAAAGGAGAAACATCATGGGAAGAGATAAAGCAAAACCAAAAAGAGAAAAAAAGAAGCCCAAAAAAGAGAAGAAGAAAAAGGGCAAATAACAGGTGATCTATCTGTTGTATGGGCAACCGGGGTCGGGCAAAACGACCTTGGGTAAGCTATTAGCGGAACGTCTTCAAACTCCATTCGTCATTGATGGAGACGAGTTTCGAGAAATGTTTACGAATATAAACTACGGCAGAGAAGGTCGTGAAGAAAATATAAGAAACGCAAACGCTGTGGCGACCTATTTAAACAAAAAAAGTGCTCATGTAGTTATGTGCTTAGTAAACCCTTATGAGCATCTGCGAAAAGAATTAAGAAGCAATAATAAGGGACAAATAATAGAAATTTTACTAAGATCGAACAGGAGGCTAAGAAAAGAACATCATGTAGAAGATTTTGAAGACGGGGCTCCAAACCACGAGATGAATACAGATCGAAACGTAAAGGACGGTTGGCGAGAGTTAAAACGGCAATTAGAATTATGAGTAAAGTGGTCGATTTAAGCTTGACACGTCTGAAGAATTCTGTTACCCTATTTAGATGGCGGACAGAGAAAAATTCATAAAGTGTGACTGTTGGGGCGAAGGTATGCTCATTACCAAGTTCGACGGTGAGGAAGAGATGTACTTTAGCTATTGGCGTCAGGGCATCAATCCCATCAAATTATCTTGGTGGATGCGACTGAGACTGTGCTGGATGGTGCTAATCAAAGGCAATTACTTCGAAGACGAAGTTATTCTAAATAAAGAAAAAGCCATAGAACTTGCCCTGTGGATTCAAGAAGAACATGACGATGTTACGACGTGGGTAAGGGAGATAGACAAGGAGTCCGAAGATGAGGCCGCTCTCCTGAAAGCCGTGTCCCTCGACCCAGCTTTAGAAAAGGACATAACCCATGAGCACGGGGGAGTATAATGAAAATAACAATTGAACCAACCGAAGATCAGTCTCGCTTAAGTGCGGACACTATGCACTCGAAGGTAAGCATAAGTATTACCAACGACGACTTGGATATTGGTGAGACAATGGGGCAAGTAGTGAAAGCTCTGCAAGCGTGGGGATTTCACAACGAGAGCATTGCAAAATACCTCGATGAAGAACTTGCGTGGCAACTTGGGTTACAGAGGGAAACCCCTGAAGAAACCGTTACTCCGTCACCGGAGTGCTGTGGAGCGAAAGACAAGCATAAGACAAGCGATGAGTAAAGAAGAAAGAACAATCATAAAAGAAGAAATCGTTGGACGATTCATGGAAGATATTGCCGATAGGGCAAAGACTCCTTGGTACACAAGAGTCTGGTGGCGATTCTACTGGAAGTATGAAGTGATTGCGGGTTGGTGGCGTAATAAACGTCAGACTTGGCAAACGGGCTTCCCACATGAACAGGCGTGGAACTTTCATAGTTGGCACTCAAAGACGGTTTTGCCCCGCTTGAAGTACCTCCGAAATAATCTTAACGGTTGTCCTAGCGAGATGTTTGAAAAGGATTATGACCATGCAGCCGACTCTGAATTAAGCAGAAATGAGAGCGCGTTAGCTATGGACAGGGCCATGCGTAAATGGGAGAGAACTTTAGATAAAATGATTTGGTCGTTCAAGCACTGGGATGACCCAATTGAGCCAATTAAGCCCAAGGACTATGACGAAAGGCACAAGAAGACCACTTATAGCGATGGTAGCGTTGCGTATGATGGATTGGATAAGAGAAAGTGGGATTGGACACTATGCGACAAGCACGGCAAGAGAACTCAAGAGGGGCTGGACTTGTTTGGTAAATATTATTTAAATTTGTGGGATTAGCAACTGACAAGGATTCCTTTACAGTTGGGACAAAATGGAAAAACAAGAAATACTAGAAAAATACCCCAGCCTCTATCGGGAAGCCATAGGGCTAAAGCCGGATTACGCTGAGGCCTACAGTTCCCGAGCTTGGGCCTACTACTACAAGTCTTGTATGCATTGGGGCTTGGATGTACCCGAAGATTGGTTGCCAGTAATTGACAAATTAAGTCATGTCCTAACTAATCCATATAGAGTGGGACTTGGGGGTGGCAAGATAATTAAACCCAAGTTCATTGCGAAACAAGTAAAAATAAAATTCGGCGAATTAAGATTCTACTACGAGGTGGACATTGGAGTAGAAGGCGAAGAACTTACCGAAGAAGAAAGAGCAACCGAATCAAGACTCGCAAGAAAATACGCTGACGGAGCAATTGCAATGGCGACAGAACTTTGTGAGGGAAAACCATATTTGTCCCTCTAAATTTAAATTATGAAAGATTTTTTTGATGATTACATGATGAACTATGACTCTTTGGGGTTTTACCTTAAGGAGCATCATAGAATATCCAACGAAGAACTTGTTTTGTTCCTCGAAGACCCTGAAGAAGCGGAGAAATTAAATAAAACTTTCGAGGAGACGAGCAAGGAGCTTGGTGTCATTATTGTAAAAGTGCTAAAAGACCTCTATAGGATAATTGGCCTTTTGGATCATGTAGACCTATACAAAGAAGAATACGAAAAAATAAAAGACAATGAAGATTATTACACTGCCGACTTTCCAGAATTTGACACCAATTTTCAAGACAAAATCAGGAAATACGGTATGCTCAAGTATTTAAATTATTATCAAGAAAGATACGACGACCTTTTCTCACACACCTTGGGTGAAAATAAAAATAAAATTAATATAGAAGAAGCTTTATTGTGAACAAGAAAGGAATAATTGACGGTATCCTTGGCCCCCCTATAAATATAGAGGTTAACCCAGACATACAAATAGTAACGCCACCGGAAATAACCGACGCTTTGCTTTGGATTAAATGGACTTTAATGGTGATAGCTGTTCTTTTGCTAATTAGAATTTTAAAAAAATGAAACTTTATAGAAAAGAAAAACACTGGAGCGACTATTGGGAAGTCGATGTCAATTTCCCGTGGGTAGGGAGAAGAAAGAAATTGGGCTGGGTGGCTCCCGATGAGCCGTATTACGCATATGGCTTTAGTTTTCCTACTGAGTGTTTTTTGCATAGAGAAGATGAGTTTTATTGGTATTTTACTTTGAGAATTTTAGGATTTGGGACGACAATAACAAGACAGAATGGATATTAATTATGGGGATGTTTGATAATATAAGTTGCGAAATGCCGCTACCACGAGGCGGGGCGAATACTGTCCCTACTTTTAGGTACGACCACGTATTCCAAACCAAGGATTTGGCTAACTGCCTCATGGAGTACAAGATTGGCAAAGATAAAATTCTTTACGAGAAGAAGGTGGAGTACGAGGACAGGGAGCTAACTGAAAAGGAGAAGAAGGATAGAGATAGCGGGGGGTTTTGGAGTCCTATGTGGTCTATGGAAGAAAAGAGCCATGAGTGGGTAAGGGACAACTTTACAGGCTATATTACGTTCTACGATATTCTTCATGATGTAGACAGTACGCATGATGCTTGGATAGATTACCGCGTCCATGTAAAGAGTGGAGAAGTGCAAGGAGACGTGGAACTAGCACAATACAGGCTTGATGACAACACAGAGATCAAAGCCAATCAGATAAAATGGAAAGAAGAAGCAAAAGACCGAAAAGAATATGAAGAGAAATGGAGATACAAATATTGCTTCAAGTATTGGAATAAGCTAGTAAGATTTAAGTTTAGGCTTTTAACTAGATCACTTAACTGGACACGCAAAATTTCCGGTAGCTTGTGGAAGCTGGAGCGCAAAATAACATTTTAATATGATGTTCAAAATATTATCAGAAAAACCGCAAAAAGATGGGAGCTTACTCCTTGAATGTGAGTTCGATGAAGAGTGGAAGCAAGCCTACAAGAAGGCGACGGGCAAAAAGAGGGCCACAAAAAGGGGCATGGAAAAATGGCTTATCGAAAAGATAATGGAAGGATGCAAAATGGATAAGACAAGTACCTTTTTAAAGCCTTAAAGGACATGTCCAAGTAATATGTCGATGAGATAAACGTGTAATGAAAAATATTATTAAAATGCCCTCCAAAAAGCAAATTGAGCAAAAAACAAAAATGACTTTTGAAGAGTGGCTTGATCTGAACGAAGACGAGTGTAATATTTATTTTGCCGAGACGGGCATGGACAGGGAACTGGACTTTGATATAGAAAATGAGTTGGAAAAATTTTATGAAATGTACCTGAAAGATGACTTGATACCATGAATGTAGCGTTACCAATTTTATTGCTAGTATTCGGAGGCTTAACTTTTTGGGTGCTAACAGAGTCGAAGTTGAGGTGGTATTTTAAAACTGCTTGTATTTCTGCGTTTTGCGTCTTTACTATCATTTTTTGGTCGTCTATTAGCTCATTCTTGGGGTGGCCAGCACTAGAAGATGATGTGCCTGAAAAAGTGTTAATTCATTGGGTCATTATTAAGGAGCCAAATAAATTTACAAAATCCAAGGGCAGAATCTATGTCTTATTGGAATCAGTAGGCGAACCTGAGTCTAATCTCTTTGCGAGGTTTTTTGGTTACAGGAAAGAAAAGATTGAGCCACGCCTATATGGGTTAGAATACAGTAGGGGGCTTCATGAGCAATTGCAAAAAGGAATCATGCCAAGGCTCAAGAGTGGGCAGCCAGTGGTTGGAAGGTTGGCTAAAGGCAAGGGTCTACCAAGGCTTGGCTTTAGCGTAGGAAAGTCGTCAGGTAAGGGCGACGGAAGCGAATCCCAAAATCAAGAATGGCACTTTCACGAACTGCTTCCCTCAGAAATACACAGGAAACCAGAGAGATGAATCAGAGGAGTTGGAGAGATTTGTTGATAGGGATATCTATGATTGTGGCGTCTATGTGCTTGTGGTTTAACGCCATGTACACAATTGAAATAGGCATTTTTATAGGAGTAATGACCTTATGGTGGTTACTCAGTTGAAGGATGGACGAAGATATGAAACTAGACAAAGAGATTCCCATTGTGCTTACCAAATCGGTGGATGGTTGTCTGGGGGACATGATTGAGCTTAAACCCAGTGAGATACATGGCAAAGGTTTATTTGCCAAATACGACATTGAGGAGGACTTTGACCTCCAGCAGATTCACGTATTACATCCCGACCACGGGTGGGTCAACATAAAGCCGAATCACTTATTCAACCATTCAGAATCTCCCAACTGTAAGATCGTCTATGTTGATAATTTTAATTATTTATATTCATCTAAGGACATAAAGAGGGGCGAAGAACTACTGGTGGACTATAGAAAACACAAAGAAGTTGGCCAGCCCGAGGAAGGGTGGAAGAAATGAGCATAAGGCCATATAATAAACGTAATGCCTTGGGAAGACTTAGCTCCTGATATCTGTAGGCAGCGTTTGATTATAGAAGGGACGCTGCATAATCTCTTCTTGCCCGAGGCTATGACTCAATACGCCAAGGAAATCAGTGCGGTATTAGACATGGAGCCAATTACTTCTCCCGTTTTGAATCATGAACCCAAATATGGATGGTGCGCCTTTGTCCATTGGAAAGAAAGCGGGATGCACATTTATACTTGGGACGACAGGATTCCTAAGTTCTTTTCTGTCGATATTTATACCTGTAAGGCTTTTGATCCTATGGATGCAGTTAGGTACACGCAAGAGTTCTTAGGCGACAATTTGATAAAGTTATCTTGGAGAGAGTAGATGAAAGCCCTCATTGATGGTAAAAAAGCAGCAGTTCTTGGCGTAGGAAGAATGGGCCAAGCAATATGTTACGCCATGAATAAGCTTGGTTTCTATGTGATTGGTGTAGACTCCAACAAGGACGCGGTAGAGCCTTTTAGGAAATACGTAGATGGAATTGGCGGGGTGTTTTACCTTACGGATGAAAAGAAAGGTTGGGACAGGGCTCTGTCTTTTGAAAAACCTGATGTTGTAATCAGCAGTTTGCCGTATCACCAAACCGAAAAGCTTGCGTCGTGGTGTATTGATAAAGGATTTCGTTACTGTGATTTGGGGGGCAGAATTGATGTATCACATAGGATTAATGAATACGCCAAAGAGAAAGCGTCCAAGCCAGTGTTTACTGACCTTGGTTTAGCTCCGGGATGGGTGAATATTCTAGCGGAGCATGGGTGTAAACAAATTCATACGCAGGTGGACTCCGTTAAGATGCTGGTTGGTGGTTTACCGACAGTAAAAGTAAATCACCCCCTAGATTATATCGTTACGTGGTCTATAGATGGGCTTATAAACGAGTATAAAGATAATTGCGAAATACTGCAAGATGGCAAAATAAAGTTAGTGAAGGGGATGGACGGTTTGGAGAGCGTAGATTGTGGGATATTAGGCAACCTAGAGGCGTTTTATACAAGCGGGGGAGCGTCTCATACGGTGCATTCTATGAAAGAAAAAGGCGTTAAAAACTGCGTTTATAAAACTCTTAGATATAAAGGACACCGAGACGTAGTTCGCTTCTTAATGGAATATCAGAGTGAAGATTGCGTGAGAGAAGCTTTTGAGAGGGGGTGCAGGGACGAGGGGGGAGTAGGAGATGTCGTCTTGATGAAGGTATTTGTGGATGGAGGTGACGTTGAATGGAAAAAGGAATTGGCAGTCTTTGGCGGCTTAAGTGAGTTTTCAGCAATGCAAAAAGCTACCGCGTTTCCCGCCGCAAGTGTGGCGAGTTTGATGGCGGAAGGGTTTTTTGACAAGGACATGGCGCAGCGCAGAGGCTATTGGGAGCCTTTCCCTAGAAACTTGTCTTACAATCATGTCCCTTACGGCAAGTTCGGTAAGAGATTGAGTCGGCTTGGGATCGAGGCTTAGTGAAACAAAAGATCATATGCATAGGTTTACCAAAAACTGGTACGGTAAGCTTTTGCAAAGCTCTTAGAAAATTAGGTTTCTCTGCTCGCCACTCTTTAGTGGTCAAAGAGCAACGTCATCGGAGACTACTGGCAAGCTCTAGAAAGAAAGACGAATTATTTCGGGAACTGCTCGTCCGGCAATGCCGAGAAGGTGCCTCCACTTTCAGCTTCCCTTGCGACTGGTTTGATGAAGACTATTGGTACAAGGTTCTGGAAAGAAAGGATTCCATTGCCGAGATTTATGGGTTGATTGATTTTGAAAAAATAAAAGAACAGTATCCTAACGCTAGGCTGGTCTGGACTAAAAGAGACTTAGAGCCGTGGCTAATGTCATGCGCGAGACAGTTCGGAGAGTTTGGCCCGAAAGGTGGAAGAAGAAATTTATCGGACCGAATGGTTGTGAATAGAAAATATAGATTCGGGCGACTTTTTTTTGAGAGAGAGGCTTTTATAAAAATTTATTTAAATTTTTACGAGAGAGTCGAAAACTATAAGTTTGATAATCCACTTGAAAATATTCTTGAAATGGACATCACCAAGGGTGATGGATACGAAAAGCTATGCCCGTTCTTAAATGTACCTTCCCCTTCGTCAAAGTTTCCTCACTGTAATAAAAACAGTTATCGCCCGTGACTGGGGCTTAATCGCCAAAGGACATGTTGCCTCTTGATGTTGTTTTTTCTTTTTCAATGCTGGGTGCGTTATGTTTTTCGACTACCTTTTTGAGTTCAGTCGTATCAGCTTTCACTGTGACTTTCGCTTCTTTTAGAGTGGTGGGATAGAAAGCCTTGCTACGCCCCTTGGGGTGTCCGTGACAGTCGCAAGCGCACTTGTCTAAGTTACATAGACCCACTTTACAACACCAGTGTACGAATTTGTTCCAGATTTTCTTGAGTCTTTTTTTCATTTTTTATTTTTCCTTGTGATTGCTTTTTTTCTACTTTTTCTTGTGCCTTTAGCTGGCTTTTTTAGATTCTCTAGGTGGTCATTGATTGGGGAGCCTTGTTTTTTCATTTGGATGGCATCCTTAATGATGTCATACACAACCCAGAGAATGATTAAGCCAAGAAGGCAAATTATATAAAAACTAAATAATCCTAGCCAGTTATTCGTTGATTCTTTTACTGGAGCAGCCTCATGTGAGCCAGCGATTTGTGGGTCTTTACCCGCTGCTCCATCGTCATCGGTGATAACAACGCTCCCACTGTCGCCTTTGATTAGCTTTGCGGGCAACTTAACTTCTGCTTTTATTGGCGGAAGTTTTACTGGCGGAAGTTTTACTGGCGGAAGTTTTACTGGCGGAAGTTTTACTGGTGGAGTGCTAATCGTTGGCGTAAATGGTTCTGTTTCTCCCGCTGGTTCTGGGGTAATTACGACGGGATTAGCTTCGGCAGACTTGGGCTCTGGTAAGACGGGTCTAGACCTTACGGCGTCACTTGTCGTTGCTGGTGTTGATTTTGGCGGAGTAATGGGTATTGGTGGTAGAGGTTGAAAGTTGGAGCGAGGATCACTTGTCCGAATAATCGTTCCGGCAGAATTTGGGTTCAACCGTTTCCCTCCTGTTTTACATCCAGAAGCGCAGGTAATGAGCATACCCACGCCAATAACAACAAAGAGTTGAAGAAGTAGGGTTTTATTAACCTTGTTGCTAGAGCATTTAGATTTCTGTTTAAATTTCATTTTTTATCCTTGGTTACTGACATGTAGACGCCCAAAGGGCTATCAGTATAGGTATGGGCAAAGCCCACATGGGAATTAATCTGGGGTAAGAGTCTTTCACTTTTTCTTTTTAGTTATGTGCAATAGCCAAAGCATTAAGCAAAAAAACGGCAGCCACAATAACGTTAAGTACCACGAGCTCATTTCTTTTGTAGTTTACATCTTTTACGTGGCCCACCTTGGCCTCTGTATTTTTTCATACCCTTGCTGTATTGGCCACAGCCTTGACGAGTTTTCTTCTTAACTTTTTTATGTTCGTATGTGAACGCTTTTTTTCTTACTGCCATTATGTTTTACATGCTGCTGTTGCGTTTCCAAAATAGAAACCTATGATTGCGGTTAGCGTTTGTCTTACTTCATTCACCATTAAATAGGCGGGAAGCTCGATGAACGAGATTTCAGTTCCACCACCGAACAGCCCAAAAAACCAAGTAGGGTCAGTCTCTTCTATTTCTACGATTGTAGAGTATCCTAAGAGGGTTAGAATAAACGGAGCGAGTATCACGCCAAATAAAACACAAACAACGATCAGTCTTCTGACCCATTTCCCAACGTCTACGGGTACTCTCTTGGCGGCTTTGTCTGCGCTAGTATCTTCAGCTTCCTTATTGCCGAGAGCCATTTCCCAGAGCCTTGATCTTTCCTTTGCCCTTTCAGCCATATAGCGAAAGATGAAGCCCGTAACGCCGCCGCCGATCATTGTTATTAGTTCGATAGGCACGTTAGTAATTACACTTATAAAGGGGAAAATCCTAATTGAGTTTTTTTTAATTTTTTTTAAAAAATAAAGGCTTTTCTTCTTGACCTTAAAGCAGGAGTATGTTAAACTTTTTTTAGTAAAGTTATGAATTCTACACACAGCACAGGAAAAATCGTACATAGAACACCCGTAGCCATAGATAATCCAGAAGTGAAATCGGATAAAGATTGGTGGGATGACCTATGCAAAGCTCACGGAGCAAAGAACTTTTGGCCAAATAAAAAGACCAAGCAAGACAAACAACGTCGAGAAGAAAAAAAGATTCTCGGTGAATCAACTAAACCAACTAAACCAACTAAACCAAAAAAAAAGAAAGGGTAACAACATGTGGTTATACACAAACAAGGGTTTTCTTAGCGTAGTGGAGAATTTTCACGAAAAGAGTGAGTTTCTTGTCCGTGGGCGATATAAAGGCGATATAGAAGCCCATTTTCCCGATGCGGACATAGAGGTGGACGCGGGTACTGATTACAAGTATCGAACATATCTTCCAAAAGAAGTGGTAGCCGTGCGGCTCCAAAAATATCTTGAGTCTGAATTAAACTATAGCAATTATAAAAATTCAGTTAAGGACACGAGCAGGTTGGTCGCCTATCATGACGTGTGGGCAACCATGAAACACGCTCAAGATGAAGCGGCAAGGCTAGACATCGCGAGAGCTTACTAAGCATGAAAACCGCCTACGCGAGTGACCAAATAGAACAGATGCGTACTGCGTTAGCGGAGCATTGGGCTGAAAATTTAGCTGGCGCACAGTTGTGTGAGCTTCTATATGCGGGAAGTGACGGATATAAAAACATGGAAGAGGACACGCTTATTGAAGAGTTTGAGCTTATACTCGGCTCAAGTTATTTTTGGAAAGATTAGATGTGGTGGAACCTCACGAAAAACTCTGGGTCAAACAGGTCGTAGCCCAAATGGACGAAAGGGAGTTGTCGGATAACATTTTGCTGTTTCTGCAACATGTTGATTCGCCAGACAATAAAGAAGCCACCCTAGCTGGCTATAAGCTGTTTCTTTGGGCGGAAAAATACCAAGAGAAAGATGGACCTTAGTGAAGCAATTAGTCTTCAACGTACAGTTCCCAAGATAGACCTTTGGGAATACGGTAACCGGAAGATTGAGTGTATAACGGGCTCTTTCTCTCCCGAGGGGAAAGCTAGATGGGAATGCCACTCCAAAAACCACATATTATTAATAATATATGAAAAATGTACCCTGTACATAAGCAAAGGAGAAACAGAGTTTGAGGCAAAATATGGGGAAATGATGGCTGTAGGGGAAATTCAAGACGGATCAGTGCCCTCAACATCAGAGATAATCAAATTTTTTAGCTTTAAAGTAAAAGACGATCAAATTCTGGAATTTTTCCTGTGATTTATTTATAATAAGCATGGCAAGAAAAAGGAAAAAAAATAAGACTAAGCTTCTAGAGGGCAAGTACAAGGTCTTGCAGGAAAAGAAGACGATAGATAAAACCAAAGGCAAAGGGGTCGTGAAGACCTCAAGAATGTGCGAAGACGTAACCTCCGGTGGACATTACGTAAAAAATCATTACGAACTCGAAGGGCCAGCGTGTGGTTACGATTATAAGGAAGTTCAAAGAGTGAGAAGAGGACAATACAGAGACGCAGGGAAAGGTGATTGGCCGAGAAGTGTCGGCGCAAAGTTTAGTGCAAATTACAAGAAAATAAAATGGAGCAAAAAGGAGAAGACCAAGAACGGTGTTCCCATGCCCAAGAGGACAAAGAAGGTCTATAAATGACCCCGCAAATAATAAAAAATCCAAATAAACGTATACGTAAGAAGTCTACGCAAATTTCAAAATCGCCAAATAAACGTATATCACGCGAGAGTGAACTCGAAAAGTCCACGCAAATTTCAAAATCGCCAAATAAACGTATATCACGCGAGAGCGAACTCGAAAAGTCCACGCAAATTTCAAAATCGCCAAATAAATATAGCGTACACGCGAACTTTAATTACGGGTGGGTGCGCGGCGGCATCAATGAATAAGTCTTAGACTTTAGCTTCTTTAGCCTTTTCAGTCTTATAAAAATTTTAAAAAATTTGGCTCAGGGCTTGAAGACGAACCAAGAAGGATAGTATTTTTCTTTAGTAAGGTGAAGTTCAAGAGAATGATTTTTTACAAATTCATCAACGTGCTTGCAGGTTAATGGAAATTGAGGGTGGTAGTCATGCCCCGCGAAGCAACCTCCTGACTTCACCTTCCTCCACCATGAGTTTATTGTTTCTCCTCCCTCTTGCCCTGTGTGAGCATATCCATCTATGTAGACAAAATCGAAGTATTCGTTTTTAAACATGGGGAGAGCGTCAGAAAAAGATGATCTTATAATTTTGCTTCTCCCTCCGAACTTTTTGAGGTTACTTACTGTCGCTGCGTACTCTGTTCCGTCATGACCTCTGTCTCCGCTCCATTTATCTATCGAGTAAAACTTATCGCAGCTTGAGTGTCGAATGAGGTGTCGGGAAAAGTTGCCTGTTTGGACTCCCAGTTCAGCACCTATTTTCCCTACAAATTGAGCTAGGTTGGTTCTGGTTTTGATATTTTTCGCCTCGATCATTTTTCTTTTAGGTGTTTTATAATTTTATCAGCGGGGATGAAATTAAAGATGTCTTCTCTGATGTCCCTTTTATCGACTACTTGTTCCCTACTAAAGCCTTCATCATCATACCATTTCCATTTACGCAGGGAAATCATATAAGATACTATTACATCCGTACCACTAATTTCAGTGAGGGCAAGGCAAGCAACCTTTTCGGTTTTAAGGTTAGCAATCACGAATAGATTATCGTCTGCTGTATGTTCTACATTCAACTCAAACCCGTTCTCCATCGCTTCCTCTCGTAGGCTTTGCAGTAGCAAATGAAGGTCTTCAATGGTGTGCATACAAAGAATTACACTTATGAACACTCATAAAAACTTTAAAATGAAAAAAAACTCTTGACTCGAAAAGAGAACGAGAGTATACTCTTAATAGCATTAGAGATTAACCTACCAACAAAAGAAACTGAAACCTATGAAAATTCTTGAAGACCCCATCGAAATCCAGAGCCAAGGCATAACCAAGGCCGTCTCCTTTGGAATCAAACAAACTGGACTCGCTCACATTCTAAATGTTCTCCGCAACCAACTTTACTCTGACAAAATCTTAGCAGTAGTTAGAGAGTACACGGCGAACGCCATCGACGCTAACAGGGAAGTAGGGAAAGAAGACTTACCGATTGAAGTCACCATGCCTAGCGTTTTTGATCCGTCTTTTATTGTCCGTGATTTTGGCCCCGCACTTAACGAGGAAGAGATTGCGGAAGTTTACGCGATGTATGGGGAGTCAACGAAGCGCAATTCCAATGCACAGATTGGTATGCTCGGACTCGGTTCCAAGTCAGGATTTGCTTACGGTGACAGTTTTGTAATCAATTCTTACATTGACGGTGAGAGGCATAGTTACACCGCTTATATTGATGAAACCAAAATCGGACAGATTGCCAAGCTCGTCGCAAGCCCAACTGATGAGAAGGACGGTTTGGAGATTATCATTCCCGTCAGAGAGGCAGACATAGATAAGTTTATCAGTAAGTCGATTAACCTGTTCAAACATTTCAAGGTGAAGCCAGTTATTCATGGTCTTGAAGACCACGAACTTGATGGGCTTAAGGTTGAGACGCTGTTTGAGGGTAGCGATTGGAAGTATCTTAAAGAGAGCGGTAACAATCCTGTTGCGGTCATGGGCGGGATTCCTTACGAGTGGGATGCTTATGACTTGGATTTGGACAGGGATGATCCAGCAAGGTCAATCGTAAACGATCATCTTATTCTAGAGTTTGAAATTGGTGAGTTGAACATCACGGCAAGTCGTGAAGCTCTTGAACTTACCGACATCACCAAGAAAGCTCTCATCACTAAAATCAAAAAAGTGAGCAAGGAGTTGAAGGATGAAGTCGAGAAAAAATTCAACGGTTGCAACACCATGTTTGACGCCAAGAGTTTGCTCGGTGAGATTTGCGACTATGGTAGCAGTCTCTACGAGTTGTCAACTTGGGCGCGGGAGAACATCACGTTCAACGGTAAGAAGATTGATGATGGTAAGTACAACTTCTACAAGTACAACAACGTAAACATTCGTTGTCTAAAGAAAACTCGCGCTGGTAATTTACGCTTTAGGGAGACAACCAATATAGAATGCCGCGACAAAGTTGTAGTGGTAAAGAATGACGTTGGACATTTCCGTCTTGCGTTGGGTAAGATCGTTACCCTGCAACAGGAGGAAGAGGGGCGTAAAGTTTACCTCGTCACTTTTGACAAGGTACTCAGCGTGACTAACGGCGGCGACAAACCCAAAACCGAAAAGCAAATTTGCAAAGAGATGGGTTTCGACGTGGAAACGATTTCTTTGGACGGTTTACCGAAACCTCCGAAGAGGGTTGGCAACGGAGTATCGTATGGTCGGACTACTCACAAGACATTCACTTGGGATAAATCTGGATACAGATGGGGCAAGTGGCGTGATCGTTGGGTGGCGGCAGAGGTTGACGTGGATGAGGATGAAGGCGTGTACGTGGTGATTAACCGCTACAAGGTTCAGCGTCCAGAACAGGACTACCCCTACGACGAGCCTGTTAAATTTGACGAGCCTTACGAGAGAGTCGAAAAGTATTTGAAAGAGCATAAAATCGAAATGCCCGACACCTTGCACGGTTTCACAAAAGCAGAATCCAAGAAGCTCAAGGACAATCCTAATTGGGTGGAGTTGCATGAGTGGGTAGCTGATAACCTTTCGGAGGTTGTCGAAGAAGAAAATCTTTCCGAACTGGATCGTATTTCATCCCAATCTAGCGAAGGGAAAAGAGACTGGTTCCTCCACGAATGGAATCACAGAATTGAAGAGTTAGATTTGGCTGAAAAACTTCTCGGAAGTGAGCATCCTTACGTTTCTGTTCAGCGACAGTACGGCGAATCTCAAGAGATTCGTACAAAGGTGGAGCAGATCAGAATGAACGCTAGAGATTGGGGATTTGAAATTCCTAAAGCAAAGGGCAAGCAGGATACGTCCTTAAAAAAGCTTGCAGACGAAGTGGAAAAGGATTATCCTCTGGTAATTCATGTTGACACTAGCAGCTACAATGCGCGTCAAGACAAAGGGAAAGACGCTTTAAATGCGCTCTGCGACTATATGAAAAAGTTGGATGAGTGCGATGAGTAAACAATCTGCCTCATCGTTAGTAGGTTTCCGGTGGGGCATTCTAGAGGCGGGGGGAGCGAGTAGGTTGCTTCCCCCGTCTCCTTCTTTTAGTTGGATGACGCAATTAAAATTTTAAAAAAAATATGAAATTTGACAATCTAGAATTTGAAGCGATGGACGAGGCATACGGGAAGTCCTACAAGGTAGAGGGTGGATGGCTTGCTGATCCCTGCCAAGCGTACACGGCTCTTTCCAATGGGATTGAAGTATCAGTGGTGAGGCATGGATCATCTTATGGTCACGAAAAAGGGTTGTTTGAAATGGGGGCGTTCTATGCTGGCGGTGAAAAGATGATGGAAATTGAAGCTTGGCATGACCAAGTGAAGGGATGGCTTAAACCAGAAGACGTAGAAAAGGAGTTAGAGTATTTAGAGGCTTTATGAAAACACTAAAAAAAGGAAAAAAGTATACCAAAATATCACCGCTGCCAAACCAATGGTTCACCATGAGAGAAATCGCCAAAGAGGCAGACTCAGAAGGCAAGTACCAAGAATCATTTAAGCAATTAAGAAATTTACTTAGCGATGGTTGGGCATACTGCCCCAAGTCAGAACTGCGAGAGAATATAAAGTACGAAACAGCCGCCAAGGAGGCGAAGAAAACCAAAAAGAAAAAGTGAGTGAAGACCCATACAGAACGAACTCCCTGACAGAAGTAAAACGCAGGGGCGTTCGTTTTTTTGTTTACGAGAACGAGACTCCATCTATCCCAAACTTCTGGGCTTGGGATGATTGGGAGAGCCATACTTATAAAGTGTTAGAGTCTTTTCTGGATAAGGATCACTCTTACATAGATGCGGGTGTCCACTTGGGGCAGACTGTTTTGTACGGAGCGGAACTTGCGAAGACAGTTTACGCAGTTGAGCCGGATTCAGAAGCTCTGAGGATCACAGGCAAGAACATCCACATAAATGGCATATCAAATGTCAAGCTGCTACCAAAGGCTCTAGGAGGCGATTCTGAGAGCATTAAACTAGGTTGCCCGAACACTTGTCCAGCCTTGGGTTCAAGTAGGACTGCTGCTTTTTTCGCTGACGAAGCAAACTCTTTCGAGGCCGAATCAATTTCCTTACCTTCCCTTATCGAGAGCGAAAGAATTAACGATTTAAATTTTTTAAAAATTGACGTGGAAGGCATGGAGGATGTCATCATCGAGAACGCTGGAGACTTGCAGGTTCCAATCTACGTAGAGATTCATACGCCTTGGCTTTCTCAAAAGAGAGGGGGCTTTGAAAGAATCTTAGATTTTATGCGGCGATATAAAAATCTAACACTTTTCCAATGCGGGGGAGAGAGTTCGGTTTCTGTCAATGATCTGTCCAAGTTGTACGTGGAAGAAGAGAAGAAGAGAAATCCATATTGTGAGGGGTTCTTCAGCGTCTTGGGGTTCTGACGAGTACGACTCTCAGAAAGTTAAAAAAAATCCTTGACTTCAGAATGGATTAGAGTTATACTTCTTATAGATGAAAGTTAAACCCCCAACCGCTGAGATTTGCTTCACTAAGCCAATCGGAGATGATTGCACTCTAGTGGGACTCGCATGGGGGAATAACGAAAAGGATTCAAGCGACTTTGATATCGAAAGTTTTGGCGAGGTTCTCGCTCACGGAACTGAGATAAACAGAAAGCATATCGGTTGGGTCGTGTATGACAGTTTTGACGGCAAAGTTGGAACCGATATTAAACTAAAACCAGAACTCAAAAATTGGGAAATCAAGGAGGATTAAATTATGTTAATGGCCGATAAACAATATGTGCTTACCCCTGACTCACTCACGGTACATCTAGATGATCGTATGTTTGTGATAAACAGTGACCACCCAAACTGGAAAGCCGCTCGCGCTGCGATTGCGGCGGAAGATTGGGAGAATGTTCGCAGGGCTATGGACATACCCGCAACAATTCTCAAACACTCCGAAGGAAACATTCACTTTATCGCTGGTATCCTACGTTATAAGGATGAGAAAATCGACAACGTGATTGCAAAGCGTATTCTTGACCTCGTTCAAATACAGGGCAATTTCAAACCACTCATGCGTTTCCTTGACCGTCTGATGGTGAACCCATCACGCCGCTCGGTAAACGAGTTGTACACATTCTTGAAGCACAAGAATATGCCCTTCACGCCAGACGGCAAGTTCCTTGCCTACAAGAGCGTTAATCGTAGTTGGACTGACCATTACTCTGGTAAATTCTCCAACAAGGTCGGAGACGTAAACTCCATGACTCGCAACGCTGTTTGCGATGATTCCGACATTGGTTGTTCTTATGGATTCCATGCGGGTAGCTTGGAGTACGCACAAAGTTTCGGTGGCGATCAAAGTAATGTTGTGATAGTTGAGATTGATCCCGCTGACGTTGTGAGCGTCCCGAAGGATTGCGATTGTCAGAAACTCAGGACAACTACTTACAAGGTCGTAGGAGTGTTCTCAAGGGCTTTGGATGAGCCAGTGGTAGATACCTACTTTGAAGGCGAGTACGATTACGAGACGGGAGAGATTTCAGCCCAAGAATAGGGTTGCCCAACAGAGGACATCGAGAGTCTTCTACCTCCTTCTCTCGGTGTCCTCTACAACTTAAAATTTTAAAAAATTATTATGAATGTTATGAAACAACTAGACAAGTACCAAGTACAGAGGGGCATACCAATGCCAGAAACACATACTAGCAGCATAGCGAAAGCGGTTTCGGCTTTACAAGTCGGAGAATCGTTTGAGTTTGACTCGGAGTTAAGAGGGAACTGTTACTCCGCTGCAAAGTATCAACAGTCCAAAACCTTAGACGAGTTCGGCGTCACCATCCGCAAGGTAAATGATGAGACTAGTCGGGTTTGGCGAACAAGGTAATAAACCCACAGGGATAAGAAAGGTAATTTTTTTAATCCCAAGAGAAGAAAGGTAAATCCGCGTGACAGCGAAAGAAGCAATTAAATATCTCAGCGACCTAGACCCAGAAGAAAGCATAGTCATTGCTTGGTGGACAAAGGATATGTTTGGCCACGGTCAACCTAACGAGGACACTGGCAAGTCTGAATGGACAGACGAAGAGTGGGAGTGGGCTGCACGGCGCATAAACGACAAGATGGATTGGAGTTACGTCCACGAATTTTGTTCAGAAGGACTCGACGTTTACATAGATGAATTTCGGGAAAGACCTCCAGTAGTCATAGGAGGTGCAAAATGAAAGCAAAACTAGAAAACAAAACAAAATCAAAAATTCCGACCGAGTTTACACATTTCACATGGATGGACGAAGAACAGTATCGCAAGGGTCTTGCCAAACTAGAAAAGAAAGTTGGCCTGTCCGAACCGCAGATTAAAATTGTTGTCCTCTCCTAAAATGGAAAACAAAATCACAAATGGAGGATTAGATTATGAAACAGTATTGGATGCACATTAAGTATAGCGAACCCGTAAGGTGTGACAACCCCTTGTGGACGTTAACGAAGGGGGCGTTTAGGAGCGTAGAGGCAGTCTACGAGGCTTATAAACACCAAGCGGCGGCAATGGGGTACGAAATCCTTGAAGTGAAAGCTAGGAGGATTAAATGAAACTACGCACACAATATCTCATTACCTCATTGTTTGGACTGGTATGGATTAAATCAATGGTATTATTAGCGCAAGGATAAATTATGAGAGGATTAAAAGTAAAATCTATCGAACACTTAAAAGAGTTAGCCGATATTGGGTCAGATGGCATGGAACATTTCGAGGGCTACCTTCAACGAGGATTCCTTCACCAGAACATAGCAATCTACTATGAGAAGGACAAGGACAGTTGGGAAGTTGTCAATGAGTCAGATGATTTTGAGAATGAGTATGATTCAACTGAACAGATGCGGGTAAAGGAAGATCACCTAATGGAAGGATTAAAGGAGGGAGCATTATGGAAGTATTAGAAAAATATGTTAAAGCATTCAAGTTTGGCAAGTGGCCCAATGGCAAAGAGAAGTGGGTGGTGGGCCAATGGGTGTGGGGAGATAATGAGGTACAATATATCTTTCCTGCCAATTTCGAGTCAAGAGACGAAGCGATGAAGTGGATTAAGGATATGGCAATGATGCTGGAACCAAAAGAATGAGTACCGACGACCTTACATTTAGTAAGTTCACTAGTGCTGAAGACAACACCACTTGGTACATAGATGATTTCGGGCCTTTCAAGTCCGGTGAAGAAGCAAAGTTGTGGCTACAACTACAAGCGGAGAGAATTAAAAACAGTCAACCCTTAGAAGAAAGAGAATAAAATGGGAGCGCATAACCTATCAGACAGAGCAGTAGGAGAAACGATGAGAGAAGCTTATGACACCGCTGTAACTTACGCTACGAGCCAGCACGGGAGTAATGGCTATAACGGAACCATTTCAACTACCAGCGGCTATTTGGATAGGACTAAAGAGCTTGAGGGACTTCTTGCTCGCGAGCGCGAAGGGTCTGTCAAGTTTACAGTCAACGTAGGGAATGGTTTCGGTTTCAAGCAAATTGATAAGCACTTTAAGGATATGACTGAGGACGAATGGTGTAAAAAATGTGTCGCGGATTGGGAAGAAGAAGCGTGGGACAATACCGAGAAGTGGGAAAAAGTTTGGGCCGCTAAATGCGGCGACATAGATGGAGATGACCTTTATCTTTTCGCAGGATGGGCGGCAGAATAAACATGAAACTCAAAGACATAGACTCAACCAACCCAAGGCCATCAAAGATTCAATTAGTCGAACAGGCTCTTGCAGCGGCTCGTCCTTGGGGGCTTGAAGCGGAGGTGATGTGGAGTGCGCTAAACGCAGCAGCAGAAGCAAACGCGCATAGTAAAAGCTTTGAGCAAGTGTTGGAAGAGGCAATGAATGAGTGGGATGTATAATGAAGCACGGTGAATTTAAATTTTTTAAAAATCGAGTAAGCCGAGTAAGTTGTAACGGCATCAGCTTTAGCAAGCTAATGTATGAGTACATACGATGGGTTTTAACAGGCGAAGACAGAGGATTAAAACATAACAGCAGATCATAAGTATAAGAGGATTAAAACACTAGGAGACAACAACAAGAAAGGTAAACAGTGAAAGAAAAGAAATACAATCACGCAATGGATATAGCGTTCGCAGTTCCCAATAGTGAGTACGAGGATTGGTACGACTGCCTTAAGAACGAGAAGCAGATGGTCATTAATGCCCTCCAGAAGCGCATTAGAGAGCTTTTTACGGAGCAGGAGTATATGGAGGCCATATCGGGCTTTGATACCTACGAAGAGGGAGATTTGCCGCCTGTCAAAAGTCCCGCCTTGGTGGAGAAAAAAAGTAAAAGAAAAATTGGGCGCGGTTACCCTTGGCCGACAGATGAGGAAGGCGAAGCGGCAGTCGCGGCAGTCAAAAAAGATATGCCATCCGAAGCGCAGACAAGATATAACCAAAGAGATATAAAAAAGCGCGAGAAGAATGAAGCGCAAAAAGAAAGGTAAAAGCATGAGCGACAAAGAAGCAATGGAGTTGGTATTGAAGATAGCGAATCGTCACGCAGACGATTACGAAGAAGAAGAAGAAATTCTCGAAGCGATTGATCAACTGCAAGACTACTCAAATGATCTAATGAGGGAGGAATGAAGCACAACAACACGGATAGTTCCACCTTCTATGAGGCGGAAGCAGCATTAAAAAATTATTTAAAAAAGAAAGGTAAAATTATGACTAATAGAGAAGCAATGGGCATACTATTGGAAACAGCGAGAAATTATTCTGCTGAAGCACTAGAAGCTGACGATGAAAAATGCCATGATGCAGTCATGGAGGCAGTTTTCCAAATGCAAGATTACAGGAATGACGTAATGAGGGAGGAAGACTAATGGTATTTGAAATTGGAGACGAAGTGTACTGGAAAGACCCCGACGAAGGCATATGCTCAGGATACGGGACGGTAATTGATAAGCATGGCAGGAGGGGTAAGCACCGAATCTATGTACTCAAGATGAAAAATGGCGGGGAACTAGAATGTTTTCAACACGAACTAAATTAAGAAAGGATAACAATATGTGGAAACTACAATTACCAAACGGAGGCCAACTCATCACCAACAATGATGAGAACAGGGAGAAGTTGGCGCGAGACATGGTTGACTCATGGGACGACAAAGACCTGTACGAGTTCGCGGTGGACAAGATAGAAGAGGGTCTAGCCCACTACGACAATGAGGTATTCGACAGCGAATGGAAAGTCTTTTACGGGGAGGACGCATAATGGGATACAAAATACTAGACGTTAAGGCAGACATTCACGAAGATGTTGAAAAGTATTTCGCTACTCTTTTGAGCGACTTGCCGATGGCTGATTTTGAGTACGTCAGGGGAATAGAGGTTGATTTACTCGACATTGTAGACAAGCACTTTGAAAGGATAGAGCGATGAGAAATTACGAACTATTGCAAGCAATCTACGATAGATGCCCCAATTCGCCAAGGTCATCGACTTTTAGCATAGACCAATACTTTGACCGTTGCCAAGACATCATAGACATGATTGAAAGGGAGAGGCCAGACATTGTGGAGGGGAAAAATGAATTCACCGCAGGTGGAAAACAAAAGCACAAGTGAGAAAATGAACTACGAAGAGTGGCTAAAATGGAGAGAAGAGTATTTTAAAGATAAGTCGAGCTTGAGTGACGAGAGGCGAATGATCGCCGCCGTCTTTGAATTAACTGAAGAGCAGCAAATGGAAGCTTGGGGAAAACACCTTAAAGAGACAGATTCAGGCCATAGGCCGAGCTAAATTAAAATGAAAGTTATTATTATATTGATATTATTGTTTGCTGGCGGCTGCGCCACCAGTGAGAGTCCAAAGATGTATGACCTGTTGCACAGGGAAGAGGCGAATAACCTTGCGTACAAGAGCGTTACCGCCGAAGATTACAAGGGAGAGGACTACAACAAAAAAGCTCCCTGAGTACATGAGGATTGCGGCACATACCAACCCGATGGATTTGAGAGGATTACAACAAGAAAAGACACTGACACGCACAACACACGACAAGAGGATTACGACACCTAACACATACCCAAACAACTTGCCGAGGAAGAGGTTAGTTCCATTTTGGAACATAGCACTCAACAAAGAAGGACTCAGCAAAAAAAACGGTAAAATGAGGATTACAACAATGCTTCCTATAATGAAATGACTGATAAAGAGATACTAGACGAACTGTACAATCGCATGGCTAACATCGTCAAGAACGGTGATGCTAATGTACCATCGCGGCTACGCCTTAAAGAGTTTAAAGAGTTTATCGAGCGAAAGAGGACTAAGAGGACTACAACACAACTAGTTGGCAAGAGCGAATGGGCAAAACGCAAAATCGGAGATTTATGGCATCAGTACGGACGAAGACAACAACAAAAGAAAGGATAAACATGATTGGTGATATAGTTATAATAGTGATATGCTTCCTTGGGTTTAGAATATGCTGGGCGTTACTAGGTGCGCCACATATAGATTAATGATAAGGATAAAAGACATTAGGCCAAACGAAATGAAATACGAAGTACCTGTTACTTGGGTCGTGAAAGGCACGATAGCCGTGAAGGCTAATAACATCGAATACGCAGCGGAGCTAGTCCAGCAAAGCGGTTGTGAATGCGAAGGGATAGGAGACTGCCATACCATTGTCGATGAGATGGTGCAGGGTTCTTGTAAGGTAAATTGGGGGGAAGTAGCCTTGTTGGTTAAATAACTTTTTGTCGCAACTATTATCCCTAACTAATCGACGGTGAGCGTTGGCATCGGACTCAGAAACAATGCCTGTTACTATTGAGATGCTTCTCGTCTTGATAGGGGTTAAGCAGGAGGGATGATTTAGACAACATTGCCTGTAATTGTTTCGTCCAACGCATTTTTTTGTTTATTTGCATTGCAAAAGGCTTTTGTTTGGTTTACGCTGTCCTACTACTTGCCTACAATCCCCCTACTCCACAGAAACCTACACCTTTGCCCCACTTTCCCCCCGAAAACCTAGTAAAAGAGGTCTAAAGGGCATAGTATACAAAGAAGAGAGTGGTTAATTTGTTTATTAAAATTTAAAAAAATGGGTGACCGCTTTTTATATATTCTCCAAAATATACCTATAATAAAGTTGGTAGCATTGTGTAATTACCCATATGCCTAGAAGAAAGACTAAAATTGAAGTAGTAGAGCGGCCTCTCGGTAGGGAGAAGGCTCTAGGTTTAGCGTGGGTAGGAGAAAATAAAATTGAAATAGATGGCAGATTAAAATCTAAACAATATTTAAATACTCTTATTCATGAAATGCTCCACATCTATAATCCTGCTTGGCCTGAAACCAGAATAGATCAAACTGCAACTGAAATGTGCAATGTCATTTGGGCGAAGAACTATCGACGTATGAAAAGGTAATCATAAATCTGATACAAAGTCAAAACAAATCTGGCCCCCGCAAATTTTAAAAAGTTTAAATATATTAATTAATTTTTCCCCATAAATCTTCTTGACTCGAAATAAGGCTGGTGGTATACTTCTTGTAGTGGATTACAACATTCGCCGCTTTAAGCACGAGGATTAAAACACATGAAGCTCGGGAATGTATTTTGTGAGGATTAAAACATCGCCCTGAAAGCCATTTAATTTAAGTATTAGAGGATTAAAACACATAACCAAACGCCGATAAAAAAACAGCAAATTTATTGACTCCAAATATAGAGGATTAAAACACAGAGAGTAATAGGGTGAGAGGATTACAACAACATGACTCCATTTAAGTATTAGAGGATTAAAACACGGTCTGAAAGGGAGAAAAAATAGCAAATTTATTGATTCCAAATATAGAGGATTAAAACATCACTGGTGTGCTGACTAATTAAAAGGATTACAACAACTTCTTTAATTCATTCACCGCTGCTATCAAGCAGTAAAAAAAATTAGAATAAATTTAATTTAAAATTATAATATCGCTCCGAAGACTTCCAGTCTAGGACATTCATCTCACCTGCCTCTGACTTCGGTCAGGGGCTTTTTTCATTAGAACAAAACACCTCCTATCGTATAATACTTATACAGTTGGTTCACCGGACCACCTCCTGACCCAACTGGTTGGAGTCCTGCCTCACAGCGGGATTCAGGGGGATATCCCGACCCCCCGCTGCTTAAGTTCTTGTAGCGGGGGGTCTTTCTTTGCTCCAAGTTTTTCTAAACGCCTGAAATAATGCTTGCAAAAAGGCGAAATATATGGTAAAATATAGACGTGTTCTTTTAGTCTTTTTTGGGGTTATTTAGGAATATCCTATCTTATTAGACTTATTCAGGATTATCCTGTATCGTGTTAGACTATTTTAGCTTAGGGGTGGAATTGAAAAATTATTTAAAATTTAAAAATTGCAAAGGCGTTCCCTATGAATTCGTCTTCAGGAAGCCGGACAAGCGCAGGTGGGGAGAGGATTGCGATGGTGTCTGCTTCTATCCTGTGATAGGAAAAGAGCCTACGACCATCTTGATAAACCCTCATCGCTCCAATCAAGTGATACTTAACACGGTCATCCATGAGACTGCTCACGCTTACTTCCCAGAGCTTACCGAGACGCAAGTATTAGCGTTCGGCAATACACTTTCGCGCATACTATACAATGACTTGAAATACAGATTCGATGAGGACGCTTAAAGAGATAGTGGTGGGCTGCTATATAGGGGTGTTGACAATAGCATACATCTCATTTTTATTTATTAGTATTATTGTTTTTATGCTTGTTCTTTTCTTTAAAAAAATCTTGACAGGGGAGTAGATTTCGGTTATTATTCTTATATGGCCGATAAAAAGAAAAAGAGGAAAGTTGGTAGTGGACGCAAAAAAGGTTCCTACTCATTTTGCAATATCACTCTTGCTCAGTTGAACGAGCTTCTTCGCCCCAGCATGGTGGTTAAAGTCTCACGCAAGTGGGCCGTAGACCTCGGGGTTGTCACTCCTGATATAACTGCTGTTTCAGATAACACCAAAGAAAACGTAAACGTGAAAGTCACCGACTTCGAAGAGAACGATAAGACTCACGTAGAAGTAGAGGAGAAGTGGTAAAATGAGTGTAATAAAAGATAAGATGAAACTCCCACCCCCACCACCAACAGGCATGGCGGCAAGATATGAAACCGCATGGAATGAAGTGGTAGATGAATGCAATCCGTGGAAGAAGAATATTATTATTAATAATTTTGATGTCGTTAGTGGTCATCACGTTTATCACAGTAAAGCCGACCAGCGCGTAATGAGAGACGTTATGGAAGAGGTTATTCGTCGAGCCGAGAAAGGAAATTAGTCCTTGACAGCATACTAGATTAATGGTATGCTTTATACATGAGCGAAACCTACAAGCTTCCAAGATTCAATGGTGTCATCGGACAAGACACCGCAAAACGCAAACTCAACTTCTACATTGATTCCTACGAGAAAGCAGGACTCATCCCCAACTTAATGTTCACCGCGCCAAAGGGGTGTGGCAAGACCATGTTGGCAACTGCTCTCGCAAAAGAGTTGGTGAAGGATGGAGATGATGGGCCTAAAAGATACATAGAAGTAAATTGTTCTACTCTTAAAAATGTTAAAAAATTCTTTGATGAGTTAATTATTCCTCACCTCAATGACCGTGATGTCACTATCTTGTTTGATGAAGCAAGCGAGATTCCTCAAGACGTGGAGATGGCATTGCTGACTATCCTTAATCCCAACCCACGCAATCGTAACTCTTTTAGCTATGATGACTACACGGTAGACTTCGATTTCCGTCGTCAGACCTTCCTGTTCGCCACCAGTGAACCACACAAAGTGTTTCATGCGCTCATGGACAGGCTGGATAGGGTTGACCTAGAAGAGTACACCTATACTGAATTGGGTACTATCGTGCAAATCAATCTTCCTGACCTTAAGTTCGAGGATGGCTTGGTAGCTGAAGTCGCATCCGTGCTTCGTGGCAATGCTCGCGCCGCACAAAAAATGGCAATAAAGATTCAAATGTATTTGGACGCCAACGGTAATGGAAAGGCATTCGGTTTCGCTGATTGGAATAGCCTCACCCATACCCTTGGCATCCGTCCTCTTGGGTTGCGTCCGAAAGAAGTTGAAGTGCTTCGGATACTTCAGGTGAGTCGGGACGTGTCCCTTACCCGCCTCGGCTCCAAGACAGGCATGACGCCTGAATCGCTGCGCCGTGACTATGAGTTGTACTTGCAAAAGAATGACCTCATGGAAATCACGACTGCGGGTCGCAACATCACGCCGCAAGGCAAGCAATACCTAGAAGCAATGTTCGGAAAGGAGGAGCGTTAAATGAAAGAATACAAAGTACCAGTAGCTTGGCAGATGTATGGTTGGGTAACTGTTAAGTCGGACACGCGCCAACACGCTGCTGAGATAGCAGAGTCGGACATGGGCATAGGCTTACCAGACAATGGAACATATGTAGAAGGCTCATGGGAAGTAGACTGGGCAATAGTAGAGGACGATGTAAGCGATGAAATGATTAAATAATTAGCAAATAAATATTAATTAAATAATTGGCAAATAAATAAGCCGTAAATAATAAGCAAATAAATAAAGGTTAAATAACCGTTCATGAGAGGCTCCCCTTCGGGGGGGCTTTTTTTCTTGCAATGAGTTTAGAAAACGGCGGCACATTTTTTCACTCACTACAAGCGGAAAATTTTAAAAAGTTTTAATCGATTTTAATTGACAAACAGGGTAATCGATGGTACATTGTTCTAGATGAATAACAAACTAGAGATTGCCTTCGGCAAACATATCGTGCGACTTGAAAAAGATGTCGCAGAAGCACAGACAAGAATCGACGAGCATAATCTCGGCAATGACGGAATGGAGGCCCAACTCATCAGAGATGACCTAAAGAAGATCGCCCTTCTCCGCGAGGCCGTAGTGCCAAAGTATTCAGACCTCCCAGAGGGAAAGTACGGCAACAACTTGCCAGCGATTGAGATATTCGAATTCTCGGACATCACTGACGCGACTGCTGCGGCAACGCACGACCTCGACTTAATCGACTACGGCAAAGGTTTAGCCTCGGCCTAACACTGAAAGTCCCCCTTGACAGGGGGACTTTTTTATGCTACATTATACATATGAAACCTAGAAAGAAACCCTCACTGTTCTATTGTCCCCAAGGCTCAAGCTGGGCCGTTGGTATCCAATCTAATGACCCCAAGGAAATCGAATCACAAGATTTCAGTTGGTACAACCACGGAGCCTACAACGGCGAGTTGATTCATATGTCTGAGAGGTTCGCTTACATCTGGACGACAGAGGAAAGCTATAAGAAGTATCTTTACAACTCATCCCTCGCCTACCTACTAGGCAAATTCGGAAACAAGCTCAAGGAAAAGATTAGGCGATACGCTCGACTACTTGCGCGTTTAAGGTTCAACAGTTTAGTTTCCGAACCCTTCATTAAACATTCAAACATGGGCGAGTATAGTGTTGCTCCCATTCCCGTGGGCAATGGTGGGCGAGCGAGTAACGGTGGGAATATAGATGCCGACGGCTTTTGGACGAAGAAAACCGCAGCGCATTTTATAGGCGTTTAACCTTGACAGACACAGCGAAACCTGCTATATTATAACCATGAAACCTACTACGACTAAACCTTTGACTCTCACATTCTCACAAGCCAACGCCAAGCTTATCGCGATGGCAAACCGGCTCGGCAAAACTATTAAATCCTTCACTTTGCCTAGTGGGTGGACTTGTCCCGCCGCCAAAGAATGCTTATCCAAGGCCAACAGGGAAACGGGTAAAATCACGGATGGGCCTGACACGGAATTTCGTTGCTTCGCCGCAAGCTCTGAATCACAGTACAAAAACACTCGCGCAATGGTGTGGCGTAATTTTGAGGCAATTAAAGAAGTGATGATGGACGCATGGCGTTATGACAAAGACCAAGTGAAAGCCATTGCTGATTTGCTGGAATCGATGCTTCCCAAAAAATTTGATATCATGCGTGTCCATGTTGGCGGTGACTTTTTCAATCAAGCGTATTTTGACGCATGGCTTGAAGTTGCGCGGCGTATGCCTGACAAACATTTTTACGCATACACGAAAAGCCTAAAGTATTGGGTGGCGCGTATTGATTCAATCCCTTCAAACTTTGCGCTTACCGCCTCCTACGGTGGCAAGCATGACGCGCTGATTGTCGAGCATGGCCTAAAGTACGCGGAGGTAGTTTACAGCGAGGAACAAGCTGATGCAATGGACTTTGAAATTGACCACGATGATTACCACGCAGCATTCGGCACAAAGAGCTTTGCCTTACTCATTCACGGCACACAGCCAAAGGGTAGCGCAGCAAGCCAAGCACTACAGGAACTGAAACGGCGTGGGTGGAACGGCTACAGCAAGCGCAAACAAATGGAGGCTGTATAATGTGGGTACTCATAGCGGTTATACTTTGGCTCGGCTACATTTGGATATCTAGAAAACAATGATCATCATAGAACATTTCACAGAGACGGAATCAGGGCTGGCCGCGCCAAGGACGGCTGACCTTGTGCGTTTGTGTGAGGATAGAATAAGGGAGTTGCACGAGTACACAGAGAAAAAGTTTAAGCATAGTATGCCAGAGACAAGGCTGCGCTTTAACTTGAAAGGCAGGGTGGCCGGAACGGCAAACTCTAATAAAAACGAAATACGAATAAACTACATTCTCTTAAAAGAAAACACCGAGCATTTTATAAAGCAAACGCTTGGCCATGAGTACGCGCACCTAATTAAAGATTGCCTATTCGGTGGCACGGCGCACGGGCGCGAATGGAAGAACGTAATGCGTAAGCTTGGCTTACGTCCTGATAGGTGTCACAACTATGATACCACGAACTCATCCACTAAGAAACAGAGACGGTGGAAATACACCTGTGGCTGTATTGATAGACCTCATATGATATCCACGACAATACATAATAGGATTAGGCGTGGGCGCAAATATCGATGTCAACAGTGCAGCAAACCCATCACAAGGTAGTGAGTTAAAAAAGCGGGGGCACATTTCTTAACTCAGTGCAATTAAAAACTTTAAAAAACTTTGATATTGACACGGGGGTAGAAGTAGGGTATAGTCTTTGTAATGAAACCTACAAGAAACCTACATGGAGCAGCACTAGACAAGGCAATGGAGAAGATCGTTCGCATCCAATTCGAGGATGTAGGAGAACTTACCAATCACTTAAAAGAAGTAGCACTTGACACTCAATCAAGGCAGTCACGCTACGAGGAGACAGAATGGGATGAGCTATGCCAAAGGCACGGTATAGATGGAGACTCACAGGGGGACTGGGCATGAAGTATAAAGTCATAACAACTGAAATGCACTCGGCTACCTATATCGTAGATGCCAACTCCGAGGAGGAGGCTATTCAATCGGCTCGTCTTTCAGACGACCCGATGATCGTGGTATACAATGAGACGTTAAGAGACCGTGACTCCATGTACGTTGTTAAGCTACCCGACTATGAGAAGGGTGAGCAGGTGGCAGACGTAGTTGAGAAGTGGGGAAAGCACCCCCGCGTGTGCGATAAGAAGTTACTGGATATGATTAAGAAGAAACCTCTTGACAAGTAGTACCTTGTGTGTTACATTATATCTATGAGCGAAACCTACACCCACGGAGCAAACGATTATGATAAGAGTTAAAATTCAATATCGGGACATGACCGAGAAGCAATGTAAGAAGTTCTGGTTGGACTACCCAGTAGAGGACAGCAAGGGGCGTGAGTACACAGACCCAGACATCCTTGACGCGGTGTGGGAGGATTGGAACAACGGGAGTGGTCGGGAGTGTACCCTCTTTAAGAAGCTCGAAGTTCGCTCAATGATGGTGGGTGATTACGTTTGCGTGAAGGGTGTATGGCATGAGTGTTTAGCAGTCGGGTGGAGAATCAATGTCCCTTGGGGTGAGGTATTAGGCAGCACACCTAAAAGGGATTTCTCTGACGTTTCAAAAGAAGATGTAGCAAAAGCCGTCGCCAACATGTTTGAGAATCAAAGGTGGGAGGAAAACATCTCAAAGGTAAACATTCCCGAGAGCGACCACCAAATCTCGTTAAGCGAATAGTCCTTGACAACCACGCTCCGGTGTGGTATATTACTTGTAATGAAACCTACAATGAAAGCCTACACGGCCACCTTCTACAACACATGGGATGAGAGCTATGTGATGTTTGCAGATGGCATTTCCTACACCCACGCTAACGCTCGCGCATGGATTAAGTTCATGGACACCCAATGGTTCAAGGACGCACCTAACGCTTGGGAGTTGAAACATCTCGAACTCGTATTCAATGAGGAAGGAGAGTACATCACAGCATGAAACAAGATGAAGGCCCAATTAGCCACAATGGGAGAATGGTGGACAGAAGCAGAATAGTCGATGGCCTATGCGCCATTTCAGATTGTCTCGAAGGCTTTAAGCCAATGGACAACGAGTATTACCAAGAGGTAATTGAAGCAGCCAAAGACCATCTACTGGAGGATTAAATTATGACTGACACAGTAAAAGAATATACAGATAAAGAAATTCAAGCGATGCGCGAGCGTCTTTTTGAATCTGAATGGGAGGGCTTTTCAGACGAGGATTTGAAACAAGTCCTTTGGGAAGGTTGCGTTGGCATGGATAACATAGACGACCATGAGATTATTGAACACTACGAAGAAATTTACGGAGTGGAGGATTAAGCATGAGAACATTACGCAAACCATTTCAGCACACGCAATCCCTTGTCATTAAAGAGGTGAAGGAGCAGCTACAGGAAGATGTGATTACATACATGGAGGGCTACACCCCACCATTCACGTTCACAGACGAAGAGAAGCAATCCATTACGGAAGATGTTTGTGATATCATAGTAGACAAGTTTAAGAGATTGGAGGATAAATGAAAACATTCACAGTTAAGGTTCCAGAGGTTCACTACTGCTACATCGTGGTAGAGGCAGAGGATGAGGCCGACGCTATCAAGACGGCAATGAGTGGGGAGGGAGACTATGGAGACGACTGTCAACTGGAATACGGTTATACCCTCGACGACGCTAATAAGTATGATGTTTTAGAACACGAGAGATTGGAGGATAAATGAAGATACAAGAGCATGAGATGATACTTGAAGGCGACCCCTTGCGTATAAAGATTATCGCAGAGGCATTGAGTGAGTATGTGCAGAAGCATAACCTTACTGACGACACGACTCTATGTGATTTCAATTTCAACATGGAGGCAGCATACCAATCAGAGTATAGCCTTGACCAAGACGATTGGGACTATACTGCTGAACATAAGGTGGAACTAGGTATCCGGCATCACTTGCGCGGAGCCGAGTCGATTTCGCCGTTTAGCAATAAGCAAAAGAATGAGAGTTAAATAGCGTGTAAATATAAACCCAGCCCGGAGGGATGGGTTAACGGAGGGAATGAGTCGTAAAAACGCCCGCACATTTTTTAACTCAGTGCAAGCCCAAACCCACCGCTGCGCGGCGGGTTTGTATCCAATGACAGAAAAAAAGGTTTGACAGGATAGTGGATTGGTGATACACTCTTTGTAGTGAGTGAGAGATAACCCTTAACCAAGAAAGACCTACAAATCATGGCCAGAAACACTATTCAAACCTCCGACCCCACCGCTTTCGATTACACCGTGGAGCGTGTCCCCCTTACCCTTCCCAACAGCAACCGCTCCCGCGTATACGCGCACGTCCGTACCGATACGGGCGAGGAATTAGGTTGGGGCACGGAGCAGTACGGCTTTGTGCAAAACGGTGATTTGATTGCCAATGCCGAAGAGGCTTTTGAGTCTCGCGGGATGGTTCCCACAAGCCGCCACATTGTCGTGACTGGTCGCGGCGAGAAGATGTTCGCGCAGTACGACTTCGCGAATGAGACGGCCATCGCCACACGGCGCGAGGACAGAGTGAAGGGCATGGAATTAGGAATGCGCCTCACCCTGCAAAACTCCTTTGACCGTTCCCTGCGCGTATCCTTCGCGCTTGGCATGGTGCGGCTGGTTTGCCTCAACGGCATGACCACCTTGGAGAATGAGTTCGGCATGAATCGCCGTCATACCGCAGCGGTAGAGATTAGCTTTATCGGGGACGCTCTCGACAGAGCCACCGGAAGCTTCAACGAAGCCGCGCAAGGCTTCAGCATCTTGGGCGAGCGTGACATCACGCAAGAGCAGGGGCGCAACATCCTCGACCAGTTGAACCGCTCGAAGGTGCTGTCTAACGTGGTCAAGGACGGCATCCTCAAGGTGTGGGAGAATCCCGCCCGCGAGGAAGACGAAGCCCGCAATCTGTGGACACTCTACAACGCAGCCACCCAACACCTCACCCATGACGTGAGCAGGGAGCGTTTCGAGTACGCCAACACCGTTAGCACCAAGGTGCTGCGGAAGCTGCGGGGTGCTGCGGAGCAATCCGCCAAGCTTGACAAGCTGGTCAAGGCCGTTCCCTCTGAAGTGGTCAAGCTGGCTCTGAACTAAAAGCCAAGGGGTGAAGAACCAAAGCCCTCCCGCGCAAGCGGGGGGGCTTTTCGTTTAGCAAATTTAGACGATCAAAATAGTGGAAATATGATTGACAAACTATTTAGACGATCACTCGTGATCGACAAAAGAAAAGGCTTGCACTGAGTTGAAAAAAATGCGGGGGCTTTCTTAACTCACCACCCCCGCGTGTTCTCGCGTATGGAGTAATGGCTCAAGTCTTGTTTGGTGGCATCGCTCCACCCGCATTTCTCGCACTCGACGAACCATTCCCCGCCCCACACCTTCGCGCCGGGGTACTCCTGATAAGGGGCGTCGTACTCCCACGCTACGGGCGCACCACAACCTCCACATTTACATTTGTCGTTCATCATAAATTGTTATTGGTGCGAGGGATTGAACCTCACCCCTCCAGTATCGTATCACCGTCTAGCTTCGTCGCGCTTCCACTAGGGGCTTTCCTGCGAGGGCACTCACTTATTCAGCGAGGGCTACCATTGCCACCAACAAGAATACTATACCACCAAATAGCCTATCTGTCAACATATAATTTCTTAAAAAGGGGGTATTTCTCATCGGAGAAATCAGGGGTAAATAGGAAATTCTTATCATCTAAATATCTGTTTTACTGGGGTGCCTTGCGAAACAATTACCCTATATAAACGTGATTAATTGACCTAATTGATTGTGAGTTGAAAAAGCGGCAGCATTTTTTGAGCCTCACTGTTTTTCCTTGACAGGTAGCGTTTTTCGTGTTACATTATACCCATGAGCGAAACATCTAACTGGACAATCAGAACCCGGAATTTCACATCGGGCAGCTATTACGAAGCCTCTTACTGGGGCATGACCCTTACGGTAGCCAAGACTCACGCTTTAGGCGATCACCCAAATAGCGAAATAGTCGGCGTGTGGCCCCATGCGTGGTAAGCGTGGCCATGCGACAGTGAGTCAGAAAAACGCCCGCAGATTTTTTATCTCAGTGCAAGCTAAAACAACCCACCGCTACGCGGCGGGTTGGGTGGTTTATCCTTGACAGTGAGACGTTTGCGTGGTACATTATACGTATGGAAGGTAAAGAAAAGTTTCTACTCTACTCTAACCGCAAGACCAACAACCATGTGTTCACCTATGTCTCACCAGAGGGCAAGACCAGCACTATCAAGTCAAAGGATATGAACGATTGGGATTGGAGAATGAGCGGCCACCACGCGCTAGTACGCGCTGCGTATCATGACGCTGTTGGCTCAAGCGAATGGGAGGAGTTACTTCGCACCCCTTGGATGAAACGGAACGAGGAACCCAACGCACCCGTAGACCCGTGGGACGCACTTGGTGCTTGACAGGCGGCCTCTAAAGTGTTACAGTATACCCAATGAGTAACTACGACAAAAACAACATCGGCAACATCCTCTGTGGAGAGGGTAGTTGGTTCACCGCTAAACTGTTGCGCCTTATTCGTAAGGCTGACAGCAACAATCTTGAACTACTCCGCAAGGGCTTCCCTAAAGAGGTGGCCTGTGTGGAAGCGCACAGGGGGGTCTAGGCTAACCCCCCCCCGCTTGCGCGGGGGGACAACTTTATCCTTGACAATCGGTCTCTAAAGTGTTAGACTATACCTAATGAAAGACATAAAAGAAACAACCGATTTTATCGTAACCACAACCAATGGCACACGCTGGGCCGCAACCGGAACCTCATTCGCTAACGTGCGGGATATGTATTTCGGTAGCAAGATCGGCCTTGAGATTGAGTCAATCACCCTCGGCAGACTTTTCACCCACGAAGAAGAGGCGGAGCTAAAAAGAGAAAAGGACATTGAACGATGCAGATAAAAAGCTTGACAAGCGGCCTCTAAAGCGTTAGACTATACCTAATGAAAACAACAAAAGAACACTTCGAATTCGTCGCCGCCCTCATCAACGCAGCCAACAACGGCACACCCGCCGCTGTGCTGGCTACACTAGCCGCAACCCAGTTTGCCAAGGACAACCCGCGTTTTGACGTTGACCGCTTCAAGGCCGCCTGTGGCTTAACGGAAGGGGAAATTGAAAGCCCGACGGTAGCTTGCTTGTCGGATACTGGCACAGCGTCGTGGCTCGTTGACGGCCCTTCGTGGGTGGGTCGCGGTGAGAAGATGTTCGGCGTCGAAACTCAAAAAACCGCTTGACAAGCGGCCTCTAAAGTGTTACATTATACCTAATGAAACCTACAAAACCTAGAAACATAGTCCCCATAAACAACCGCACCTTACCCATCAGCGCGTTCACCGTTCACCAGCACATCATCCTTCGGAATATGTGGGAGTATTATCTGGGAGAGCCAGACGAAAACGGCATAGCCTTCGGCTACGTTATGGGTGTTGAGAATGAATGGGGCGACGTTTCAATGGAAGAGATTAAGCCTTACATCATAGGCGAGGCAAGGGCGAATGATTTGTGGCACATCATGCCGCCAGAGGGATACCGCTGGGAGAAGGAGGAGAATGAATATGATGATGATGATTGGCGAGCGGGGTTAAGCGATGACAAGATTGGCAAGCTTGAGAATATGATGCACGACGACATGGAGAACGTAGACTAATGAAAAGCAAGGTAGACGTTTACAGGAACCTGCACAGGGGAGACAAGACGGATCGGGTTTACTCGGTGCGTACCCGACACGATGGCCTAGTGGCCAAACATGTGAGAGGTATTCTGTTGCATGATGTTGAATTCGTCGTTGGTGCCAAGGGCAATGATCGCGTCCGGGATGAGATGCGTAAGAACGTACACGCCTACGTGCGCGGTAAGTGGATTACGTATACCGGGCATCGCCCTGTTGTAAATATGATTTCCCCTCAAGAGATGCTAAAGCAAGCGAAGACGATGGCTGTGGATGGCAAGTGGGTGGAGGTGACTTACGACCCTTACAAGCATAAGACTTTTGTGACGGTAAAAGAGAAACGTCCCATCGCCAAATCAGCGTATTGTTTCGTGGGGCATCGGTGCTGGGCTGTAGTTTAAGGCTTGACAGTGAGTCAGAAAAACGCCCGCAGATTTTTTATCTCAGTGCAAGCTAAAACAACCCACCGCTACGCGGCGGGTTGGGTGGTTTATCCTTGACAGTGAGACGTTTCAGTGGTATATTATCACTATGAAAGCGCGGAAAAACAAAGAGGGCTACATGGGCAGCGCGTCCCGTGAGCATCGCGTTAAGAAGGGCAAAGGCTCTTACACTCGGAAACCTAAACACAAGAAACCTTTATGACCAAAAACGGAAAAGAACAAAACGTAGTGCCAACGTCAGTGCATCAAAACATAGCAGCGGCTCAAGTGTGTGAGACTTATCAAAAAGCTTGTTCACTCTTTAGGGCGTTAGAATGGGCCAACAACAGAGGCACGGCGATGCATCAATTTGATATGCTTGAAACTCATTTTATTGAAAAGATGGGAACGCATAATTATATCAAGGAGGGATTATGAAAGACGATTTCAGAGATATTTATTTTGTTCTCATTATTGGCATCGTGTCATTCGTGGTGATACTGGCAACAGGGATTTACATTGAAACACTGTGAGAAACTGCTTGACAACGAGGCTCTTTCATGGTATATTATAACCATGACATACACCAAGAAAGCATTCGAACTCAACTACACCAAGGCCAACGGCAAGACTGAAAACTATCTCATCCTCACGCCCGACGAATTCTTCTTTTCGGGCAACGGGGGCTTTGTCGCTACGGTATGCCGTGACGGTTATGAAAACGTCATCCGCCGATTCAACTGGCATCGCATCAATTCGTTCGCGCCGTTGCACAAGCGGCCCATCCTAGCCAACGGCCTCTCAGCGGTAACCATATAGGAATAAACTTGACACCAACACCAAATTCAGGCATACTCTTACCAATGAAGACATACAAAACCTACCAAGCTCGCAACGCAGTCAAGGCTGCTGAAGTAACCAACCACATCAAAGCCCGAAAGAAGGAAGGCGCAACCCACGAGGAGGCAAAGGCTGAAGCCTATCGCCTCTACAAGATTAAGGCTGCGCTGCCTATCTTAAAGAAGCAATTCAGTATTTCATTCGCTGAAGTAGAGAGATTGGCTTACATGGCCAGCCTCCCACCGTTGCCACCGCTACCTAAACCGCTGGCACTACCACCACTACCAACCGCAACCACTAACTAGGAGATTACTATGGGACTCGACCAAACAGCATATCAAGTTAAGTCTGACTACGATTCAGACACACGCACCGACACCATCACCAAGACGGAGCTTCACTACTGGCGCAAGCATAATCGCTTGCAAGGGTGGATGGAAGAGCTTTGGCGCAGCAAGGGTGGCGATGGAGAATTCAATCTTGTTGATGTAACTATTGACGAGGAGGATTTGGACAGCCTAGAGCAAGCTATCCTAGACAAGGAACTACCAGAGACAGGAGGCTTCTTCTTCGGCAATGATTCCTATGAGGATTATGAAGGTGAATACGGCTACAAGGATGACGACATCGAATTCATCCAGAAGGCTAGGAAGGCACTAGCTGGCGGGTGGAAGATAGTTTACTCGTGCTGGTGGTAGTCATAGAACAGGGTGGCGCAAGGTTAGTGGTCTCTCCTTGCGTCACCCTACTTTTAACATTCAACAAAAGGATTATTTATGTTCGTTAGATTTATATTTTTTGTCATGCTTTTTATTATACTGATGGGGCTGTGTGCCGAAGAGTATACCGAACGCGACGTGGTAGCCATGACGATCTTAGGCGAAGCGCGTGGCGAGGGCGAAGCCGGTATGTATGGCGTGGCCTGTGTTATCGCTCAACGTGTAATCAATAGAAACAAAACAGCAAAGCAAGTCTGCTTGCAAAAGGGTAAGAGGATATGGCAATTCTCTTGTTGGGATGAGCGTGACCCTAATAGAAAGAAACTACCCACGCTATTAAAGACGCACCAACACGCGGCCTATGCAAAGATGCTTGCAACAAACATAAACAACTTACAGCATAGCTACGTTGGCAATGCCGACCACTACTGTCACGTTAACACTCACAACTATTGGACGCGCACAAGCACACCTATAAAAATCGTTGGTAAACATAAGTTTTTCAAATTAAGAAAATAGCAAATTCAGCAAATTTAAATTAAGAAAATAGCAAATTTTAATCGGAACGAAATAAGCGCATCTGTCCTGAGATGTTTTTGTTGCACTGAGTTGAAAAAAGTGCGGGGGCTTCCTTAACTCACCGCTTCGCGGCGAGTTAAAGGGGTAAGTCGTTAAAACTCGCTGTTTGCCTTGTCCAGCGATGCGTGACGCACCCACTTGACCTTGCCCAACCCGTGGGCTCTGCCCATCTGCGCGGCCATACGCTCGGCTTGCGCCTCGTCACGGGCGTTGATAAAGGTGGTTTCGCCGTAGGCCCAGCTAACTTCAAATGTCGTCTCGTTCATCATTGGTATAATATTAACACACGAACGTCCCCTTGTCAAGGGTAAAGTTATTCACATATCCATGCCCTCCATCGCGTTAAAGTCCGCGAGGTCATCCAAACCGGAGCCGTCACCAGCCCACTGGCCTTCAAAGCCGCCGTAGGGTTGGGGGTCGTAGCCGCCCACGGTATCGGGGCCGCAGCAGCCGCAGCACGGCGCGTCTTCACAACGCTCGCGCACACGGGTGGAATCAGAAGGGTCATTGTAGGTCTCGCTCATGGGTACAATATAACACAGAAACGGGAACTCGTCAAGAAAAATAAAAAAAGCAATTCCCCCCGGCCCCAATATTGCAAATTTTTTCTAAATGGAAATTGTCAGGCGGTAGGGGGGTGCTATTTTTCAGTCTCCCCGAGACCAAACCTTTCAGTTGCATTAGGGTTCGAAAAATCCCGACGGGGTATCTTTTTTAAAATTTTTATTTGCATTTCAATTGGTTCGCATAACTAAGAAGGCTTTTCGTAGACTACCTATCTAAGTGTATATCTATGTAAGGTGAAAGACAAAATGCCTAGCAAAAGGTCCAGAGCGGCGGGAAAATTGGAATTACAACAAGAAGTTCAAGAAATGGAAGATTCCCTATCGGATAGTTTTAAAAATCCCAACCCAATAAAAAGACTTATTAAAATTAAACAGTTCCCTTGGACCGAAAGGCAAAAGGAGTTCTTTAAGATAGCTTTGCATCCCGACACAAAGGTCATGTTTGTTGACGGTCCCGCTGGCTCTTCTAAAACTCTGCTCTCGGTGTATTGCTCTCTTCAATTACTAAACATGAAAGTCATATCTGATATCATGTACCTTCGCTCTGCCGTGGAAAGCGGCGCACACAGTTTAGGCTTCTTACCCGGAAGCGCAGAAGACAAACTAAGATTCTATAATTTACCTTTTCTGGACAAATTGGACGAGCTTCTCCTAAACACTCGAATAGAAAAATTAGAAGAACAAAAAAGAATAAGCATGTTCCCTGTTAATTTTGCGCGGGGAATGAATTGGACTGCCAAGTGCATAATTTTAGATGAAGCACAAAACAGCACCATAAAAGAAATCACCACCGTTCTAACTAGGCTTGGGAAAGGCAGCAAATGTTTTGTCCTAGCAGACCCAATGCAAACAGACATTAAGAGCCATCAACTAATAGGCGGATTTGAAAAGATGGCAAAGACCTTTAGCGACGAAGAAAGTCGAGAAATGGGAATCCACACATTCTCTTTCACAGAAGAAGATATTATGAGGTCAAAACTTGTCAAATTTCTAATCACAAGACTTAAAAACGTAGAATGAAATGAAGCAAGACAAAGCGGTTTACGTAAATGGCAAATGGCAGCTTAACGCTCGTGAAGATGCGAGTGACTACGAGTACCATGACGGAGATTGGCATCCGAAAAAGAAGAAAAAACAGAAAATCACACCAAAACCCCAGAAAAGGATTAAAAAAATGAACTGTGGAGCTTTCCCGTTAGGATCAATTAAAGAATTTTGCAAAACAGCAACGCTGTACCTCTTGTCGGCGGCACTAGGTATGAGTTTAGCTTTAAATGTTTTTTGGTACATGGAGAACAGGAGTCTGGAGCGACAAAATTTGCAACTTTTAGAAGTTGTTCAAGGTCAATAGATACTTGACTTCAAAGCAGATATCTGCTATAGTTTTAGTAATGAAGAAAATGTTTCTATCAATGACCGTGCATGGAGAAGACGTAATCATCGATTACTACAAGAAAGAACTAGTCTTTCCGAATAGGCAGGACGATTCCAGTAAGGACTTTGCTAAAGCAGCAAACATATCGATCTACCTAAAGGAAGAGGGATTCTTGGACTTTGATGAGGTCGAAAGTGTACTTGAAGAATAATCGACGTTACACTCGGAACTTTTCGTACAAGGACTCCTTGAATCGTTGAAAATCGAATACGCTAAGTTTCGTGCCCCTCAAGAATGAAATGTACTTTATCCCTTCGTCGTTGAAATGCGGGCTCAATTCCTTAAGCAGCGCACTGTTCATCTTGGTGGTAATAAAGTCAATGGAATAACAGTTTGGATTCGAATCTGGCGGGGAAAATAATTGTTCTCTATATCTGTTATGGATTTCATCAATACCACCGGGGCAACTATGCTTGTTGAACAAGACAGCTACATTGTCCGATTCATAAGCAAGACCCTGATATTTCAAAAACATATCTAAAAAGAAACTTTTGCGTTGAGCATTAGCCCTTAACACGTAGGGACTGTCCGGTTGGTTTTTAACTAGAAGGTCTTGGCATCTTTGAAAGAAGACCATTTTTTCTTCTCTGCTGAGTGATCCGAATAATTTCATTTGAGGCATGATTTATTATAGTTTTTTTTGTGAGGAATAACCAGAATATAGCTTTTCTTTTGCAAAATTAAGGTTTTCATTTAATCGCGGCAACTGGTTCTTCGGGAATTTGGAATTTTTAAGTAGTGCTTCGCAATAACGATAAGCCTCTTTGTATTGCCCTGCCCAATAAGCCACAATGGAGAATTCGTCTAGCATGGCATAATCATATATCCACAATTCTGCAAACAAAAAATGATCTTGAAACTTTTTATTTACTCCTTCCTTGCCCAAAATATAGCCGAGTTGATTTCTGTTGTGTGTCCTACAGTATTTTACAGCGCAATGAAGAGCTTCCATTCGGTCACCATTATGTTCTTGGGCTTTCAGCAGGGTGTTCAGTATGGAGTCTTCCGGGTGGCCTAGTTGTTCCCTGAGTTGTCCAGCTTTATAGTAGGACATGTAGCACTCTTCTTCCCAGAAGCCCATTTTACCGCGCTCCAGATAGTGCTCTAGGGCTTTTTCTGGTTGGTCGGCGTCCCTATGGCTCTGAGCAAGGTAGAACGTATATCTCGACTTAAGAAAGGCATCTGTCTCTTCACTCAAGGCTTTCGTTAATACCTCGACATCCTTCTCATATTTGCGGGGGTCTTTATTTCTTGTGCTGTCTTGAATTGGCGTATTGAAAAATTCAGTTTCATGGTCTACCACGCCGCGAGAGCAATCATTAGGAGCTTCAAGGAACTCATGTACAGGTGCCTTGTATATGAATTTCTTATTGTTGGATGTTAGCGTCGGGCGGAAATAGAATGAACTGGATGTCTTCGTTGGCACATTGTAGCAATCTTCCTTCAGGGATTCTTTAAACTTCCGGGGGGAGAAGCCGTCACTAAAGTTAAGCACCTCATCGGCATCAATCATTAGAGAATAATCACAATTAGTTTTTTTTGCCTCTTTTAGAGCGAAGGTTCTATTGTATGCGAAATCTTGCCACGGCTCCTTGATGACTTTCCCCGGCAAATTCTCGTTTTTCAGGAAATCGTTTATTACTTTTATTGTGTTGTCCGAACTCCCCGTGTCAATGATCACGGCCTCGTCCACTAGGTCTTTAACGCTATCAAGACATCTTTTTATGATGTGAGCCTCATCCTTGACGATCATGCATAGGGTTATCTTCTTCATAGCAAGTTAGTTACCGCATCGTAAACTGTGTCTACCGTTATCCCTGCCATGCATTCATGTTTTGGGTTTTGATATGTCTGGTTTGGGGGGTTCGGGCATACACCCCTAGACATCTTGGAGATGTCTGGGTCTTCTCTGAAGCAGGGCTGGCACGGTAGATTCAAGGAAATATTTGTGTTATGCCTATATCCTGACGCATTATATTGAGTTGATCCCCATAAGATAACACAATTCTTTTTTCCTGAATCCCGCCATTGATAATTAGACGTATGATTAAATACGGAATCGAGACCGACATGAGTTTTCGCCCAAGCTTGCGCCGCTAGGTTATCGTCGAACGAGTCTCCAAGAAATGAATCATCTATGTTCTCTAGACTCGGATCATTAGGCCCGCCGATTTGATAGATGCCCACGTCCGATCTTTCGTTTTTTAGTTTGTCTACGAGTTGTTGCCACCCCCACCATTCTTTATACGCGGACCAGCCCGTTTTATTTTGTATGGTTACGTAAGGGGTTTTCGTTATCTTGTCTGGGACAGCGCACGGAGGTAACGATACGCTATCAAATGAATCACTCACCCCTAGCTCGTCAGAGAAATAAGAAACTAGGTGTTTTTTCATTTTCACGTTGGGGTAGCCTTCGCGAAGTGGGTATCCTACACAATTGACAATTTTGTCATAACTCGATTCTCGGCCAAAGAAGCACCCCATCGATCCCATTCCGTCTACCAATCCACTAGTTGTACAAAAGTTATGTAAGACATCCGCAATCGACTCGTGACAAAAAAAATCAATACTATCGAATTGCTCTCTTAATTTGGGAAGACAATTCATGATCATCAGTACGTCTCCGATTGCTCCCGGTCTTTGTATGGCGATGCTTCTCACTTCTTCTTTTTTTTCTTTTTGGATTTTTTCACGTACCTGTCTATGTATTTAATGGTGCCGTAAGCTATATCGTTAATTTTTCTAGCCGAATCTCGAACCCTCTCGTTTTCCTCAAATTTGCAATACTTAAAGGACACGTTCAGCACCTTGTCGAAATCGTCTAGGACAATGGCTCTTATCTTCTTTTTCATCTCCACCTTAAAAATGTTGGCCTTTTTATCTAAAAAAATGTATAATAGTTAACGTGAAAAAGTACTGCCCCAGTTGTGGAAAAGCTAATCCTATCGGTTCCAAGTTCTGTTGTCACTGTGGGGATGCTACGACTTTAGCCTCAAATGTCAAGAAAACTACTTTGCCTAAAAGAGAAGAAGAGGAAGAGGAAGCAGAAGAAATCACCGATATCCAAGCTACCAAGCTGGATGTCGAAATTATGGATACCCCCTCCTTTAGTGAGACAGTAGGGGGCTTAATTCAACAAGGACCAGTTTCTGGCGGATTAGAAACAATGCGAGGTGGTCCTACAATAGACGAAGAAACGTTTATGGAACAATTCCGTAAAGAAGCTGGCCCTATTAGAGGAGGCCAGTCAGTTGGCAAAGAAGAAAAAACCTAGTTTCGAAGACTGCATTGGGATCATCGATCAAGAGATCGCCAAGAGAAGAGGGAAATGGAATCTAACTTCTCTATCTTGGATTGACTTTGAAGATGTAGCTCAAATCATTCGTATCCATATATATGAAAAATGGGAGAAGTATGACTCCGACAAACCGATCCAGCCTTGGCTGAATAGAGTCATATCGAATCAGCTTAAAAACATAATTCGCAATAACTACACCAACTACACTCGTCCCTGTTTACGATGTGCAGCGGAGGAAGGAGATGGTGGATGCCGCATTTACACCACTCAATGTAACGAATGCCCTTTGTATGCTCATTGGGAAAAAAGAAAACAGAATGCCTACAACTTGAAGATGCCCCTCTCTTTAGAGAACCACCACCAAGAGGTCAACACCATATTCGATGATTACATTGACTACGATGCGAAAATAGAACAACTTACGGAGAAGATGAAGGAAATACTAAAGCCAACTGAATTATTGGTTTATGAGTCCCTATTTATAGAAAAAGAGAACGAACTTACCGTAGCGAAGAAATTAGGTTTTAAAACGTCTGAGAAAAAAAGAAGTCCGGGATACAAACAAATTCAGAACATTAAAAAAACCATCGTTAAAAAGATTAAGAAATTAATAGAAAAGGGCGATATAGAATTTCTTTAAGATGAAAGAACCTTTCGAGCATAAGGGCGTAGTGATTACTCCCGAGCAGCAGTCTTTGATTTTAGACACATGGAATCAAGAGGGCTCTAAGAACCCCCCATCACTGAACGAATTAATTAGAGCAGCTTTCCCTGACATTAAAAATGCAGATGGCCGAACGAAAGAAGGGAGAGCGGTTAGAGCTTTTTTATCTTCTAGAGATATAGTCCCACGAAGCCTTCATGATTACGTCCCCAAAAAGAAACTGGAACTGACGGACGATCACAAAGAGTACATCGAAAATAACGCAATGATGATGAAAGGCTTTGAGATAGCTAGGATCATTTTTGATGACCCGTCCTTATCTCACGTAAGCCAAGAAGCTAGAACTATTAACGACTACATTAAAACATTGGATTTTAGTGACGCTTCTTACAACGAAGAACAAGGGGTTGTTCAAGAGGATTATAAACCGCCTAAGACCTTCGACAAAACCCTGTATAGAATCAACAAGTACGTACTCAACGGCGTAGACAAAAGTAAAATCACAACCAAACAAAAGAACGAAGTAAACTGCCTGATTAGTTATCTGTCTGTGTTTAGGTTCAATCATCAAATCAACAGTTATGATGACGAGGTTAGTCGCGAATTATTTGAGAGTTCTTTCGTCCGTTACACCTACAACAAAAGCGACCTAGCTCAAGAAGAGATAGATCAATATATTGTCCTATCTGGAGAGGTTGTCATTTCAGCTAATATCCAACGCCGAGTAGAACATCTGCAAAGGCTCCTAGACGATGTTGCGAATAACCCTGAAGGCGCACGTATTTCCATGTCCTTGGTCGAAGCTATCAATACCGCCCAAAACGAATACAACCAATGCGTCAATAGGCAGCATAAGCTATTAGGAGACCTTAAGCAAAAACGTAGCGACAAGTTAGCTAAAAAAATTAACGCGAGCGCAAGTATCCTTAATTTAGTAGAAGCTTGGAAAGATGAAGAGTCTAGGAATAAGATGATTAAGTTAGCTCAGTTACAAAAAGCTTCTCTAGAGAAAGAGGTTGACAACCTAACCTCAATGGATGAATTGAAAAGTCGCATTTTAGGACTGAGTAAGGACGAGGCTTTAAATGGATAGTGTTTCTTGTAAGGTCTGTGAAAAAGAATTCCAAGACAGCAAGAGCCTTCACAGACACCTGAAGGCTCACAGTCTTCGCATAGCTGAATACTATCAGCAATACCACCCAAGGCATGACCTCTACGATGGTAAGTTCATAAAATTTAAAAATAAGGAACAGTATTTTGCTACTGATTTTAATTCTCGTACAAACTTGAAAATGTGGCTCAAGGAGGCTCCAGAGGACGATGCGAAAAAGTACAGTATAAACCTCCTCAAGGCCAGAAAAGTCGCTAAGAAGCTCGTTTACGCTCCATCACAGGTCGAACTGAGGACACTCATGTTCCCGCCTGTTTATTATTATGATTCATTGTTTGGAGATTACTATGAGCTATGTGAAAAGCTGGGCCTGAAGAGTAAGCATAATAAATTTGGAGAAATTATGACGGGGGCTGCTTACAACAAGGATGACTACGTAATTTATATCGATACCAGAGAACAGCTTCCCTTGGATTTTGATTGGCCTAGCGAGCCCAAAACGTTAAAGGCTGGAGACTACGCACTGAGTGACCCTAGCGTTACTTGCAATTGCCATATAGAAAGAAAATCTTTATCCGATTTTATTTCTACTTTGAGCGTTAAAAATTTCGACAGGTTCGAAAGGGAAATTCAAAGAGCCAAAGAAGAGGAAATCTACTTGGTTGTTTTGGTAGAAGACACGTTGAGCAACGCTCTTTCGTTTAAGTATCTTCCTTACATATCAAAAAAGATACGAGTTACTCCTGAATTTATCTTTCGTAACGTAAGGTCTCTTATCCAGAAGTATCCTCATGTTCAATTTTTATTTGTTAAAAACCGAGAAGAATCATCTAGAATAATTAAGAAGATTTTTTTCTCTGGTTGTCTCCACGAGAAGATTGACCTTCAGTTAGCTTACGACTTAAAGAAACTTTAGCATGTGGTATTGCCCCAAAAAATACGAGAAAACGATCCCGGACTTTAACGAGGAACTCCTAAAGTTGAAGGGGCAACTAGAAGATAATGAGGCGAAAATTAGCTTGGCTAAATTTTTGAGGAAGAATGTTTATTTTACTACCGAGCTTCTCACCGGGATTAAGTTGGCTCCATACCAAGAAGTCACCTTGAAAGCCTTATTCAATAGAAATTTCAGCATGTGCGTATGGGGACGTGGTTGTGGTAAGACTTTTATCGCTTCTGTCTTTTCTATTTTACAAACTATTTTCGAACCCAACACAAAAATCTTAGTTGCTGGCCCGACGTTCCGTACCGCTCGTTTTATATTTAATAATATTGAAAAAATTTATGACAGTAGAGGCGCGGAACTTCTCATGCAAGCTTTTGGCGCGAAATCCAAACGTAACGACCAGTATGAATGGCTTATCAACGGTGGGTCCATTACGGCCATTCCGCTTAGTGGTGAAAAGATTAGGGGTTTTCGCGCCAACGTTCTTGTATTGGACGAGTACTTACTGCTTCCAGAGGAGATAATTAAGACTGTCCTTATGCCGTTCTTGGTTGCTCCTCAAAACATCAAGGAGAGGCTGGAGATTAGAGAGATAGAAGACAAGCTCATCGACAGAGGAGACATGAGGGAAGAAGACAGAATGGTCTTCGAGAACGACAGTAAATTGATAGCTCTTTCTTCTGCTAGTTACACCTTCGAAAACTTGTTTAAAACCTACAAAGAGTGGATGGATAAAATTTACGGAGAAAAAATAGGGAAAGCAGGGGCTACTTATTTTATTTCTCAAATGGGTTACGAAGCGTTGCCCAAGCATATGATTGATAGAACAATTATCGAAGAGGCCCAAGAGGGTGGGCAAAGTCATTCAAGTTTTCAGAGGGAGTATTGCGCTCTTTTCACTGATGGAAGCGATAGCTATTATAGCGCAAAGAAAATGCACGAATGCACCATCCCTGATGGCGAGGAGCCTACGACTAGGATCAGTGGCAGGAGAGGTTTAAAATACGTCTTAGCGATTGATCCTTCGTTTAGCGATAGCCCAAGCTCTGACTACTTTGCTATGTCAGTCATGGAACTTGATGAAGAAAAACAGCAATGCACCTTGGTTCATGGATACGCGGTAGCGGGAGGACATTTAAAGGATCATATCAAATATTTTTATTATTTAAATAAATTTTTTAATTTCGAATTAATAATGATAGACAACGCTGGTTATCAATTTATTGACAGTGCTAATGAAAGTAAATATTTTAAAAAGGATAAAATTAAATTAGAGTTTTTTGATTTCGATTCAGACGCAGAAGGACTAGACTACGAACAAGCCCTCCGAAAGGCTAGATATCAATACAACAGAGAATCAGGGAAAAAGTGCATCAAACAGGTCTTCACAAGTAATTTCATCAGGAAAGCAAACGAACACTTAAAGGCGTGTATCGACTATAAGAGGGTCTGGTTCGCTTCAAGGGTCACGGCTCACGGACAAGCTTTCGATAAAGCCATAAGTACCTATGTAGACACCAATTTGCTAAACGCTGAAACCCTCCTAGAACTAGCGGAAACACAGGATGACCTAATGTATCAGACGAAAAGGCAATGTGCCTTGGTAGAGGTCAAAACTACCGCTAGAGGCAATCAAACCTTTGATTTACCGTTACATTTAAAGAAAAGCACGTCGTCCACAAGGGCAAGAAAAGATAATTATACGACGCTAATGCTGGGAACTTGGTCAACGAAACTTTACTTCGATATGATGTCAAAACGGGGAGAATCAGAGAGTAGCACCTTTACCCCAATAATGATTAATTGAATTATTTAGTCGCATTTTAAAATAAAAAGTGTAATTTAAAACAAATTTAAATTAAAATACAAGTAGAAGGACATGGCCGACAACTACATCAGACTAAAGCAATTGTACAGCCCAGAAATTTCCGGGTTTGTCTTGGATGTTCTATCGGGGTCTCCCGTCATTTACTTCGGCGGTGACGTTACAATAAGTGGCCGCACTTATCCTGCTGCGTCAGGTTCATACGACTTAGGTTCTGAAGAATACCCTTGGAAAAGCTTACACGTCTGGTCAGGGGACGGTATTTACTTTGGTGATCGCCTTGGGCAAGGGCAGAGAAAACTTTCATTAAGTGGTCGCCACATTGTCATAGATGACGAACTTTTCACCGTTGATTCCTCGGGGCCAACCGGACCCGTAGGAGTAACTGGCCCGACAGGGGTAACTGGCCCAGCAGGGCCACAAGGCGAAATAGGTGAAACAGGTGGAACGGGTGGGACTGGGCTTACGGGTATTTCCATCACTGGATATATATTTTCGGGTGATAATGACGAATACATTCGTTGGATTTTAAACGACAATGAAGACCCCGGTGGCGAAGCCACAATGATGCCTCCGATTTTGAGGTTAAGTGGGGCAAGCGGAGAACAAGGTTTTCAAGGGTTAGTCGGTGGGCTGGTTTACAACTATCATACCATTACTGGCTTGTATAGTGGGGATGGTCCGCCTTACGTAAGTGTTACGGAATTCGCTGGTGATAGTCCCACTCTAGCAATGATAAGGGGTCTTACCTATACGTTAGCTTATGACCAGACAAATGTAACAACTGCCCTAAATACTCCCACTAACTATTTTGAATCATCAGCGGGCGGTGGTGAGCCCGGAGATTATCTGCGCTTTACGCTATATGACAAAGACACAATTGAGGGAAGGTATCACCCTGATGAAGGACATTGTAGCGACGAACAATTTGACAACGAGGTAGACTGTGAACTAGCAAGCGAAACTTGGTCCGCAAACTCTTCGACTTCTTATGGCGGAGACAGCATACCTGCCGCCTCTGGATCACAGGTAATTTTAACAAGTTTATTCCAATACGCGGAAGAAGGAACCTTCAGAGAACTGATAACCGGGCCGATTTCCTATGCGGCTCTTGATGCTTATAAATATGGATTCGAAAGAATCAATGGTACGGACGATCAACCATTAACTCCAAATCACCACTACGTTCTGGGTGATCTTATAGTTTACGACGCATCACCCGCTGGCCCGACGGGTGAGACTGGTATGACGGGTGAAACTGGCATGACCGGAATGACGGGTGAAACTGGTATGTCGGGTGAAACTGGCATGACCGGAATGTCGGGCGAAACTGGCGTGACCGGGGTGACTGGCGCAGGAGAAACCGGGGGCACAGGCATGACAGGCATGACTGGTGCAACCAGCGATGCACCCGGCCCTACTGGACCCCAAGGTATGGCTGGTCCTCAAGGTCTTGCTGATGCATACAAGACTAGTTTCTCGGTTGACACTTTAATTAATCCAGAGACCGCTGGGGCAGAGCCCGTAGGGACTTTCCTTAGAATTAATGCTGGAAGTGGAGGAAGCGGAACCGCTGTTAACGGAGTAAATGCTTTCTTCACGATGGAAGATGAACTCGTCTTAAGGCACAACTCACTTCGCAACTTGGCCTACACGGCAGCGCAGAAAATATTGTTTGTCGTCGATGGCTCTCCAGAGTTGTTTTTTGCAGGAAGAGTGAAAACCTACAACGAGACAAATGGGCAGTTGCATATTGTAATTACCCCACCTTATTCTTGCCCTTCCTGCTCTTACAACAATAGCGGTAATCCTATTTTTGATATGCTCACAACGGCTAACGTCATCGACGTAAACCTTGAGAGCCTTGAAGGAAGGCTAGGTAATACTGGTTTGACTGGTCAAACTGGCCTAACTGGATCGACAGGACAAACTGGCGTACAAGGCCCACAAGGACCAGCCGACGGCGACACGGGCATGACTGGTAAGACGGGCATGACTGGTAAGACGGGCATGACTGGAATGACCGGAATGACAGGCGGCACAGGGTGGACCGGGCCAGCGTCAATAGCTGGAACTTTTATTGTCACAAAATCCACAGACAATAATAACGCCCACGCATTCTTCATCGATAGCGTAGCTCACAATACGGTCACTCTATACAAGGGGCATACATACAAATTTGATCTTAGTCATTCTGTTATCGACACTGAAGGTCACGCATTTGCCTTATCAATTTCCGACGATGGAACATGGGAAGCTGGACCTCCCCAAGGTTCTCGACTCGAACAAGGGTGGACAGAGTATGTAGATGAAGAAGAAGTAGCTTACGGTACCAGACAGGGCGAAGCGGGGGCTTACGCTCTATTTACTGTCCCCTACGATATAATTCAGGGAGGTAGCTCGATCCCAACCCCTGATACTCTTTACTACTATTGTCCTTTCCATCAAGGCATGGGTGGGTCAATCACAATCGAAATTGTAGAAAAAGGAGCTACAGGAGAGCAGGGGGAGACGGGAGATACGGGAGCGCAAGGGCCAGCGGGAGCACCGACTGGCAACACGGGAAACACAGGCCCGGTTGGACCCACGGGCATAACGTATGAAGGTGATTGGCTTTCCGGGCTTACTTATAACCCACTCGATGTAGTAACACATTTAGGGATAGTTTACATGTGCGTAAACCAGACCTCATCTCCTTCCGAAGACCCATCCAATGCCGCGTATAGAGACCCCACTGACGCACCAAATTACAAGTGGGATATTATAGCTGAGAAAGGAGCGACGGGAGAGATTGGTGAGACTGGCATGACCGGGATGACCGGGCTAACCGGAATGACGGGAGATGTAAGATACACCATTCAGGGAGTTGAACATTTACAGTCTGTTAACAACAACATTATTGATTTCAGTATGCACGATGCTGCTGATTTTTATATCACCAACAATAACGTGATCATTAACTTTAATTCAGGGATGTTCAGGACGGGTCAGGTAAACGTGATGAGAATCGCTAATTCTGGAGTAGTTGATCCTAACGACGCAAACTACATTACTAATGATCCATTCCACTGGGGGACAGGTATTCATTGGCCCGATGATCTTGACCCAGTGTTTCCGCAAGCTCCGGGGAGTTCCCTTCTGTGCACTTTTGTAAGGTTTCCCGATAAGCCTTGGGGCGATGACGCTAGACCTGTTTATTTCGGAACTTGGGCATCTAATTACGACATATAAAAAATCATGGCCGCACAAAAGAAAAAGACGACGACGAGAAGGGGGACTAAAAAAGCTCTGCCATCAGAGCCTCTCATGGCGTATGGTTCCGCTAATGTCACCACGTCCAGAAGGAATCTCGCCGGGGTCATAGAAAGAACGGATAGATTTAAAAATATCGACGACGGGCTAGTTCCCTTTAAGACGACCAAGGGGTATGGGAAATCAAGCATTTCCATTAGGGAAGCTGTCGTCTTGTGCCAAAAGTGTTATTATAATTTTGCTATCTTCAGGAACATCATAGATACCATGACGGAGTTCTCCGTCAATAACGTATACTTTCGTGGAGGGTCAAAAAAATCCAGAGACTTCTTCAGTGCTTACTTTAAGAAAATTAATATTTGGGATTTGATGGATAGATTTTTCAGGGAGTATTATCGGAGCGGAAACGTTTTTGTCTATAGGTATGATTCAAAGATTTCCCCGAACGACGTAAAGAAAATTACCCAAACGTTTGGGAAAGACGATCTCCCAAAAATGGAAGTGGAAGAAATGACAATCCCTTCTCGTTACATAATTATGAATCCTGCCGACATTCAGATGCACGGCAATTTAAATTTTTCAGAAGCAAAGTACTACAAGGTTCTTACTGATTACGAACTTGAAAGAGTTAGAAACCCTAAGACGGATGAGGACTTGGAAGTTTACAATGCGCTAGATGAAGAATCGAAAAAACTGTTAAAGAGAAAAACTTCAACTGTTTCCCTTAGCATCCCCCTAGAGTCAAAGAAACTCGCGGCGGTTTTTTACAAGAAGCAAGATTACGAGCCGTTCGCTGTACCAATGGGATATCCCGTACTTGAAGATATCAACTTCAAACACGAGATGAAAAAAATGGACATGGCGATTGCAAGAACGATGCAACAAGCGATTCTTCTCGTCACGATGGGCACTGAGCCCGAGAAGGGTGGAATAAACCACGAGAACTTGAAAAAGATGCAGGATTTGTTTTCAAACGAGTCCGTGGGTAGAGTCCTGATTGCCGACTACACCACCAAGGCTGAATTTGTTGTTCCTCAAATAGGAGCACTATTGGATTCCAAAAAGTACGAAGTCATTGATCGTGATATTAATATTGGATTAAACAATATCTTTGTCGGAGGGGAAAAATTTGCAAATCAGTCAGCCAAGGTTGATGTGTTTATTTCTCGACTAGCTCAAGGTAGGCAAGCTTTTATTAATCAGTTCTTGTTACCCGAAATCAAGCGCATAGCAAGAAGCCTCAGTTTAAAAAACTTTCCCGTGCCTTACTTCGAGGACTTCGAGTTAAAAACTGATTCTGAGACCTCAAGAATATACACAAGGCTCGTTGAGTTGGGGGTCTTAACCCCAGAAGAGGCAATCAAGGCTCTTGAGACCAACCGTCTACCAACTAATGAAGAGTCTATAGAATCCCAAAAAGAATTTAAAAAACTTAGAGACAAGGGTCTTTACGAGCCTGTCACTGGTGGACCTGAAACCCAGAAAGAACTTGCAGACAAACAAGGAGAAGTTCAAAAAGACCTACAGGATAAAAACCTCAAGTCTCAAGAAAAAATGGGACGAGAAAAACTTAAGGCACCACAAGGGCCAGCCGGACCCCCTCCTCCTAGTGGACAAAAAGTAAACAAGCCAGCAGGAAGACCATCCAGCACGAAAAATGCTCCTTACAAGTCGGATAGAAAAATGACACCTATCGGAGGTAAGGAAGGTTACTGCATGTCAAAGGTGAAAGAGGGGTATGTCTTGGCTCAGAATTTAGAAATAGAAGTTTCAAAAGTGTTAAGAGAAAAGCACGACGTTAAAAGATTAACAAAACAACAAAAGGAAGTAGCCCTACAAATCAGCCATATCGTAATGGCTAACGAGAAACCGAAAAACTGGGTCAAGAAAGCTAAAGATTATTGCGATGACCCCACAGACAAAAACAAAGAAAGAGTTAAGGAAATAGAAAGCATAGCTTGCGAACACGATGTGGACCTTGAAGCCGCAAGTATCTTGCATATGTCAAAATCAATTATTAAGGAGTAACTATGAGCGAAGAAAATCAAGAGCAACAAAACGACGAGCAAATTAAAGCCGTGTATGGGGAAGCAGACATCGACATTACACTGCCTGACATTCCCATGCCAGAGCCAGAGCCGGAGAAAAAAACAGAGATAAAGGACGAAATTGATGTAGCATTTAAATTCGCCTTCATTGGTGCCGGACAAGGTGGATCAAGAATTGCGGAAACATTTCACCAACTTGGATACAGGAAAACTGCGGCAATCAACACCGCCATGCAAGACCTCAACACCCTCAAGTTAATAGAAAACAAACTATGTATTGGGGATGGTGGAGCAGGAAAAGACCCGAGGGTAGCGGAGGAGCTTTTCAACAAGAAGTCTGAAGATGTACTCGATTTTATGAAGTACTCTTTCGGGGAAGAATTAGACAGAATCATTATTAGCCTTGGTGCTGGTGGCGGCTCTGGAGCAGGGATGATGGAGCCGTTGGCTTACGCGGCCAAGGAACTCCAAGAGACAGTGAAAGCTTCCGCGAAACAAGTTGGAGTTATTCTCGCTTTACCTAAAGCTTCCGAAGGAAAAAAGGTTAACGCCAACGCTCACAACACGCTAAAGAAAGCTTTCGATCTTGTTGACAAGGGGATTGTGTCTCCTCTTATCATTTTAGATAATGAAAAAATTACCAAGCTTTACCCCAACCTTGTTGTTTCCAATTTTTGGCAAACCGCAAATATGAGTATGTGTGGGTTATTTAACTTATTCAACCTTACAGCTTCTAAGGATAGCAGTTATTCAGCTTTCGATAAAAAGGATTACGAAACACTTCTTGATTCGGGGTGTATTGTATTTGGAGCTTCTCCCGTAGCAGACTGGAAAGATGCAGTAAGCATTTCGAGAGCAGTAAGGGAAAATCTAAAAAACAATCTATTATCTGGAGGATTGGACTTATCAAGTGGCACTTGCGCCGCTGCCGTTGTTATCGGTGGGAAAGAGCAGCTAGATAACATTCCTCAAAGAGATTTAGATCAGGCATTCGAACAACTTTCCAGAATGTTAAAGCCCGGAAATATTGTTCATAGTGGAATTTATAGTGGAAACAAACCAAACCTGACAGTGTTCACAGCAGTTGGAGGACTTGCTCGGCCAAGCCTTAAACTGGAGGAGCTTGCTAAGTTGGGTGATATGTAAACGGTAACGTATGGGGCATCCGTACAATCAACTCCAGCAGATTGAGCATCTAGGCATTAGCAATGCTAGGTACATTGGTACGGATGTCCAGAAGACCTTCTTCTACGGAATAGATAGGCCGACTTTAAGGTGGGGTTTTACAGGACATTGTGATGTAATTTATTTTGATTATCCACTTCAAAATTTTAATTTAATTACGTCGGGGGATTTTATCCCGCTAGTACACGATAGGTTCCATTTTAACGCCCAACAGACCGGGCTCATTAGGGGAGAATCGGTAGATTATCCCTCATTGTCGATAACTCCAACTGGGTTGGTAAACTCAATGGATTGGGATGAGCCATCTATTATGTGGTATGTTAGCGGAAACTATGAACCCTCAATGAGGGAAGTCGGATACTATAGGTGGACGATACCAGCGGTAGAGCAAAAAGGTATTGATTGGGATGAACCGCTAGTGGTGGGACATGTCCCCTCCAAGGGGAATCTGCTTGGTATACAGAAAGATAACATGGGGGGGACAATGGCTTTTGAAACAGGAGAATTCTTCAAGGGAAGACTCAAGTGGAGTGCAGACAAAGCAGAGCCGGGGACATTGAAATCGCAATATTTCTTTAAGACGGGGAGATATTTAGGCGGAATAGCGTAACTAAAAATTAAATTAATTTAGGTTGAAAATTTTAAATTAAATTGTAAAATAATAGGAAAAACATGAAGATTCAACAACAAGTAGAATATGGATTACAAGGGCAGTTCAAAGTCGATATCTATAATCGAGAAGACAAACTGATAGATTCCACCGACTACTTTTCTAATTTCATCACTCAAACAGGTCTGCATTACCCTCTTTATTATAACTTTGCTGATTGCTTTAGGTACCTATCTCTTGGCTCGAATGGCTCGGCGAATACGATGGATGTTACGGGGCTTATGCCTGTTGGGTCACCTGTCGCAGCCAAAGTTAAGGACTATGATGATGGTGTTATTGGTATCCAATGGTGGGATTATCTGGGCGATGCCCATTTAGACAAGCAATCGAATAGTAGCGCAGGAAGCTGTGGCACAATTGTTGGTGCTGACGGCCCCTCATTCTATAGGGGATGGAAACTTCCCACGGGAGACAATGTTTATACAGAAGACATCGTGCCTATCTCTGAGTTTGTTGTTTCGCCTAGCACGGGCATGGATGAAACCGGAAAGTGGGCTTTTAGCAGGGTACCGAGAAGTGTACTTATTCCCTCTGGCACGAAAACTATTATCACCTACATGTTGAATGTAAAAATTAAACATACAGGCGTTAGTTACTTTTATGATGGAACCTTCAAAACTGACAACGCAGAGATATCAGAACAAGAGCATCTAGTTGACAGTTTCGGACACTTATCAGGTTACTACAGACAATGTTACCACGGATTAAGATGCGTTGACAATCAGGGGCGCACCTTTATTCCCAAGTACGGCGACCCAATGGAACCAAGTCAGGTTCGACTATCAGACCTTGCGATTTATTTTTCTCCTGAAAATGGTCAATTCGATGTCAATCGTCACGCGGGAGGTCAAACAGACGTGTATAAAGCTTATGCCACTGACGGTTTATGCGCGTTAAGTTTCAACCATGACTTAGCCAAGAACGCAAATGTTCCAGATAATCAAATCCTCGCGCAACAAAACGCAAAGATGGCCTTTTCTAGCTATCCTGATGATACCAGTAGTCCATTCGAACATCACCCAAGCATAAGGCTTAAGCCACCGAATGATGAGAAGCCTCCTCGCTTAATCGATTATACACAATCCACGTCTCAAAGCGTTGATCTTAACGATAGCAATTATGGATATATTTCAGATGCTGACGCGGCAATTTCAATGGCTACATATGGAAAAGAGCGGTTGCAGGGAAATCAATTCGATAGAGGATTCAAGGCTGCTTACTCAAGCATGATGAGCAACCTTGGAGTCAGTCTTGCAGACTTCACGGGGCGAAGAAGGAACATAGTCAGAAAGGCTTTTATTACGCCAATTAATGCCTTGGGACATAATTCAAGATTTGGTTCCTTGGTTTACGCCATGAAAAATGGTGACGACTATTGGCCAGCCGTAGATTGCATGTTCTTTGACACGTCTGGAAGGTCTGTCATGCAGCATTATCGTGCGTTTGATGGATGCTATCTGACGGAAAGAGGTAGGGGTATCATTAAATCCAGACTCACCACGCAACCGAGTACGAATGGTGGATTTAACCTTGAGACTATTCATGGACCAATTGTTTATGATCCCAACCTTGCGGAAAGCCGTATCACTGGGCATAGCGGTTTCTATGAAGGTTCACAAACAACTAACACTGAGTGGCCATACGAGACTATAAATCTTGATCCTACTGCGGTACGCATTTCTGGACCAACCGCCTTAACCGCAAATACCCTACCCGGTGCGAAGTTCGACTTTGAGTGGGAGCATGACGTAACCGCTGGTTATCTCGTCCCCGGCGATACCGGGACTTTTGCGCCAGATCACGTTAACGCCGGGAAAGTGGTAGTTGATGGTGAGCTTTATTATGGAGTTGGGGCAATTCAAGGGAATTTATTTCCTACGAGTTTAGACTATGGAATTGCTGACCATCGAATCGCAATACAAACAGGACCGATTTGCGAAGACACTCAATACGAGACCAAGATTGAATGTGAAGCTAATATTAAAACTTGGTATCCAGATGGTATCCTAGCAAGAACAGCAATTCAAGAACCTCCTACCGCCGCCGGAATCACTGACGAAGGTGCATACTCACGGTGGTTCTCAACCGACGATTTATACTGGCCGAATGTAGACGGTGGAAAGCTTAACTTTAGCGTAGCTGACCTACATTATTATGACGCAGGGCTGGGAATTATCGCTGACCCCGACGTATGGACTTGTTCTGACTCTCAATATACTACTGAGGCAACCTGTCTTGAAACTGACGGAACTTGTCTTAACGGCACGGACACAAACAAAACAGATTGTGAAAGTGCTGCCTCAGAGTGGACAGCAACTAATGCTTGGGCCAGCACAGAGAAGGGTTACTTCTCGGCGCAGGACCAAATGGTTGCCGATCTTACTTTCAACACGGACTTGGATACGTTTGTGAATCAAACCCTTGATCCAACACAAAAAATACCCCTTACCAGCATCACGGAAAATTACGTATCAAACACTCAACACGTAGGATTCTTCCTTTCGAGAGCTACTGGTTATGTCGCTGTTGACCGTTACCAACAATCTCAAGCTTTAGGGGCGCATGACACGGCAAAGACTTACTCAATTGGGGACATCGTTGATAACGACGGCTCGTTGCTCTACATGTCCAAGGTAGACGACAACACCGAGGATAGCTTAACTGATACCAGTAAATGGAAGCAGTTGGATGATTCATTCCCGATTCCTTACGATGGTATTGAGTTGGAAGCCCTGTCAACCTCGTTGAATACCAGTGTTGCTATGGGTATCCTGAGAGACAATATGACGACCTTCGCTGGCGTTTGTGATGATGTCCAGTACGCAACTAAAGATCAGTGCACAACGGCAGGTAAGACTTGGATTGTGCAAGCTGTCACGGGCTACTTGGTTCCCGCCGCTCACTTAACAAACGGCAATATAACCAATACGACTTGGGTGGGTGATACTGATCCTTCTGTATTCCCGCCAGCAGGTTATGTTCAGATTCCTACCGTTGCCGATTCCTCTGAAAGTGTTTTCGGTGAAAGCATGAGTCCTTATTTCGGGGCTCAACAAGCTTCAAACGAACACCCCGTGGGAGTAGTAACAAACATGTTTGATGGCTTCGGAAGTTATCCCGATAGAGCAACCAACATGGTAGCTCGTAGATCAGGAGACGGATTGGACGCTCAAGATGGCAATACGATGGCCTTTATATTCTCTGGTTGCGATATGACTCCGGCAGCAAAGCAAACGCCCACCTGTTCAGACACTCAATTTACTACTGAAGTAGATTGTTATGAAACCGAAGGAAGCTGTAGTGCCGGGGGCCACGCTACCAAGACTCTTTGCCAAGACGCAGGAAAAACTTGGACACCAACCAATGAATGGTACGGACACGGAACTGATGCGGTTTACGTACTAGCCAGTCGCGGTGAAGTTGGCGTTGACATGGATTGGAATCCGACTACCGAATTCCAAGGAACAATTAAGATGACCGACTTCCTTCCTCCTGAAGGATATTTCCTTCATTATGAATCTCCAAGGCTTTTGCCGAATTTTGCGAAAGGAAGTGCTACCGCAGACTCGTTCAAGAGAGAAGAGATTGATCAAGGGGGAGTATACCCCGGCATGAGTAATTTAAATACTCTAGAAGTTTATATGGACATCGCGTGGTCGGCCCCCTGCGCTGGGGTTGCTGGTTGCATAGAAGAGGAGGCTTAAGTAATGCCTAGCATGATTACTCTGGACGGCCAATTTAAGGTCGATATTTATAACCAGCAAGACGAACTGTTAAGTGGGTCGGATTACTTCGGTAATTTTATTACCATGACGGGGCTAAATTACCCGTTAACGATGCCCTTTGCGGCTTGTTTTAAGTACCTTAGTGTCGGTTCTGGAAATCTTGCCAATACGATGTTCACAACAGGCTTGGAAAAGTCAATGTTCCCTTACATATATACCCTGCCTCCATTCAGTGATTCCAATCGTAAGGAAAATTTTATGTGGATGACGGGACTTATTCCGGGAGGATGCGGTTTTACGACAGACCATACTGCGGACGGAGGAATAGTAGAACTACACAGGGCATGGAGACTACCGGAACTAAATGGGACATACATGGATGAAGACATGCACGTTAGGGAGTGCATGACTAGCCCCGCCACGACAGGGGGACTAGGGGAGAGAACAACGGACTATCCTCCACATTTTACTGATGACTTAAGTGGCATTACGGCTTTTAGCAGGGTTCTAAAAGACTTTACTATCCCTAGTGGAGACTATGGAGTTATATCCTACAAGCTCACCTTCACCGTCGATTCTTCTGTCAGGGATTTTGATCCTTTCGTTGGTTTAGTGACCGCTCAGGGTGTTGACTCAATCAGGTGGCAATATTTGACCGGACAAGCAAGAATTCTACATCCCGGAATTCAAGTAGTCGCTGGTGAAGGGACAAAGCTTGAAGAAGGAGAAGAGGGAGGTTATGGCGGTGGAGAAGATTCAAAAGTTGTAGCGGGCGATGCGGTCATGTTGGATTACGGGGAGCCATTGGAGCCTTCTTCTACTGGAAATTTTTGGGCTTATTTTTCTACAGATGATACTCAATATTTATATGATTATTATTATGGAGGTAAAGCAAAGCCAAATATTTATAGGCTTACCCACGGCAAAATGCAGGGAGTAGCTAGTGATAATACATTGCACTGGAATACGACTGGCATATACGTCGCGACAGGTTTCCCGGATTTTTATTATGATTTACCCGACGCCTTGACGAAGGAGCCCGATGAAGCGGGAGGTGGTGGGGAGCCACCCCCTCCTACTACGCCAAACGAATTACGAACAGGCGTGAAGAGGCTGGAAAGATTTAAAAAATATAGAAGAATAGGCTCCATTTGTCCCAATCCAGATGATGCCGTTGGAGAAATTGAACTTGCAGGTATAACCGCTCAGAACGGGCAGGTACCTCCATTTTGTGTCACGAGCCTAAATCATAGTTCTGATATTTTTTACACGGGGGCAATTGATACAGATAGAGACAGACACCTGACCAGAACTTTATCGTGGACTGCTATTAACGCCCAGCAAGACCCATCCAGTCCCGGCACATATATACCTTACAAATCATTAGTTTTTGGGGGAGCCAAGGGTGACGGTGTAGGTGAGAACATGGATAGCTTATATCCATTCTTCGACGCCTTGTTTGGTTCTTACGACCCAACTAATCATCCCGCCGGGGGAGAATTTTTACCCACCTTCAACACCGGGACATGGCCTTATAATACAATAGCCAATAAACCCAAATTCACCGAATCAACCAAAGACTACCCTTATCCTGATAATCAAAATGGTCTGGACATAACTTGGAAGCTTACTTGGAGTGCCCCTTGCGGAGGGGTAGCTGGCTTCTGTGACGATGACCAGTACCTAACTAAAGGCAATTGTCAAGGTGCCTCTCAGACGTGGACAGACTGTGTAGACCCATAAGCTGTGAAGAGATGAAATGCCGATTACTCCGCAACAGCAAGAGGATTTCGAAAGAGCGGTAAATCTCATACGGCTTTTCAGCAACCTCGAACCTAACGTCCTTACACCACAGGTCGGGCCAATAGGGCCACGAGGTTCAACTGGCCCGACTGGTTCAACTGGTCCAACTGGGCAACCGGGTATTGTTCAGGAATTTACGGTTACAATAGGTGCTCCAACCCCGCCGACAACTACCGCTCCTCCCGGACCTGTCGTTTGGGTATTTTACATAGATGGAGTCGAAACTCCATCGCTCGTTCTCCATAAAGGGCTTACCTATAAATTCATTTTTGATACAGATGGCAATTTACAAAATCACGACTTTGCATTGTCTGCCACTGACGACGGCTCGCATTCAAGTGGAACAAAATATGAATCAGGTTGGTCCATTGTCGGGAGCATAGGGTACCCCGACAGTCACGCTTTTTTCACAGTTCCCCAGAGTGCGCCTAGTTCCCTTTATTACTATTGCCCTCTTCATTTTGGAATGGGTGGAGCAATTTCTGTTGAACAGTTAAAGGACGGCGAGACAGGGGCTACAGGTTCGACAGGTCCAACCGGACCAGTGGCGACAGGAGGGACGGGAAATACTGGCGTAGGAGAAGCGGGAGAAGTAGGCGAGGTAGGAAGCACGGGTGCCACAGGAATAGTGGGGCCAACTGGTATGCCGGGGGCACCAGCACCAACGGGTTCGACAGGTCCAACTGGAGCGGTAGGAGAGACGGGAGATACTGGACCGCAAGGGCCACCCGATGGCGACACAGGTGCGACAGGTTTAACGGGGAACGCGGGAGCAACAGGTCAAACGGGCGCGACAGGAATGACTGGCTTAACTGGATCGCACCCAATTCATCAGTCTTACGATGTAAAGATTGACCTTGATGGTATTGACGAAAAGTTTTTTATTAAAAAGAAAGAAGATGCTAATTACTCCGCTGCCTCTACTTTGCTTTTCTATAAGGGGTTCTCTTATCTGTTTGATCAAGCCGAAGCGAGTAACTTAAATCATGCCATCAAGATATCAGCAATGGATGATGGCACACACGGTAACCCACCGGGAAATGAATTTGATACTAGCGAACCATTCGCTGGGTGGGAATATTTCGGAATACCGGGGAGTAATGGGCTAGGCGTGTTTACTGTCCCGCACGATCTACCTTCTACCCTTTATTACTATTGCGTTAATCATGCAGACGAGGGTGGCTCCATCACTGTGGAAGAATTCACGGATGGTATAGATGGAATTACAGGAAACACGGGGGGTATTGGACCACAAGGTGTTCAAGGGCTACAAGGAACAGGAGCTACAGGAGAGACGGGAGCCACAGGCCCGACAGGCCCAACAGGAATAAAATGGAGAGATGAGTGGAGCGTAACGGTGAACCCTTACTCTCCAAAAGATGTAGTTTTCCGTTTTGGTAGCAGCTATATATGTATTCAAACAAACACTCAAAAAGACCCAAGCGACCCTACTCATTCTGCGTTTTGGGATATTATGGCTCGGGAAGGTGCGGATGGAATTGACGGAATTGGCGGCACGACAGGCCCGACGGGAGATGCCGGGGAAACAGGGGGCACTGGAGAAACAGGAGAGATAGGAGCTACGGGCTTAACTGGGGTTACGGGAGCTACAGGCTTAGAGGGCAGTTTTGGTGGAGCGTCATTCCTTTTCGAAATTGACGCAACTACAGCGAACAAGACCGACCCCGGAACAGGGAAGATAAGACTCAATGAGATTACGACTGCCACTACTCACCAAGAACAAGCAACAAATGTTTATGTAGACTATGAAGACTTAGCCGGAGTTGCTATCGATAATTATTTACGCACGATTGAAGACAGCACTTCGGCAATTAAAGGGCACCTTAAGATATCAAGAAGACTTGAACCTAATGTCTTTTTAATGTGCGCCATACACATTGATCCTTCGTCAGGTTTCGCCGCTGAAGACATGGGTGATGGATATTTTGATATTCACGTCTCCGTTGTAGAATCTTCTAGCCCTGACCCTTTCTTGGATGGAGACGATCTTATTCTAACGTTTGCGAGAACAGGAGATCAGGGAGACCAAGGCCCAGTAGGTCCAGCAAGTTCAATCCCCGGTCCACAAGGCGAGTTCGGGGGGGATAGCCAATCATTCTTATTTAATACTTCAGTTACCGATGCTAATCCCGGTAATGGAAAATTAGCATTTGATAACGCGACGGTATCTAGTGCTACAACCATTTTTGTAAACAATGGAGATTCCAATTTTGTAGACATAAGGGACTGGATAGACTCCTTTGATGATAACGCATCAGGCTCAGTAAAAGGCAAGGTTAGGGTCTTTAAGGAATCTGACTCAAGCGAGTTCGTGGTGTTTGATATTACGGCAGACGTTACGAACGTAACTTTGGCGGGAGTAGCAGCAAACAAGGATACCGATTTTTGGCTTAAGGCTTCCAATAACTTATCTAACGGAGAAGCGGTGGTGTTCGTCTCGATGACCAGCGGCACAGGACCAGTAGCAGGGACAGTTTATTATGTCGGAGATGTCGTTAATGATAATTTTAAATTGTATACCGACAGCGGACTAACGTCCCTTTTAGATATAACAGTCGATGTCGAAGGCGGGGTTTTCGAGGTGTATAGAAAACTAACCGTTTCTCACGTATCTTCGAATGGAACATTTTCGAATGATGATTCAATTATTCTTTCTTTTGCAGACGTTGGACCCGTAGGCCCAGAAGGACCACAAGGACCGCAAGGACCGCAGGGTCCACCCGATGGCGACACAGGCATGACTGGCAACACGGGAGCTCAGGGCATGACAGGTATGACAGGGCTAACGGGTTGGGGTGAAGCTGGTGGAGATTTACAAACGTTTCTTTGGGAAGTAGATACAAACAACCAAGATCAAGGAAACAAAAAAGCGTGGAAAAACTTTTATATTTACGAAGAGTGGAACGGTATTTATGACACGTATAATACGGGTGATTTAGTTATTCACGAAGGGGTTGCTTACGTGTCCCTACAAGATGACAACAACGGCGAAAACCCGACAACTGAAACATCTTGGTGGGTGTTAGCAAAAGACGCCACAACCCATAGGCTCTACTTAGATTGTTACGATAAGGACTTAATCAATATAATTCCTTGGCTAGATTCGCTGGACAAGAACACAAACTCCATCAAGGGAAGAATCAGAATTTGGGAAGAATCTGATCCCAAAAAGTTCATAGTCTTTGAAATTGTTAACGACACCCTATTGGGTCAAGAGCTAAATGTCCAAGCTGAAGCTGATGACGATTATTGGACTACCGGAAGCGCACACACCTTTACGAATGGTGAAGCCATTTTCCTTTCAGCGTTAAGCTCTGGAGGAGGAACATTTAACTTTGGATATGACACCGTTACGGTTGGTCAAACTTTTTATATAGGAGATGTCACGCAATCAGGCGGGCTTGAAAATTATTTCAAATTATACGCAGACCCAAGCGACACGAATTCAGTAGTAGACGTAACATCAGATGTCACAGCGGCGGGAGCCACCTTCCAGCGTTACAGGGAACTAAAAGTAATATACATAGCTCACAATAGTTACTTTGAAGATGATGATGTAGTTAAGGTGTCATACGCAATAGCTGGAAACCTTGGCAACACTGGCATGACCGGAATGACTGGTATGACTGGTGAGACGGGAGTTACAGGGCCGCCAGATGGAGACACTGGCATGACAGGTATGACTGGCATGACTGGCAATACGGGGGCGCAAGGGCCAGCGGATGGAGCTACGGGTCCGACGGGTGCAATAGGAAACACGGGTGCCACCCTTAATATCACAGTTTCATCGAATGCGCCTAGCGGAGGTGACAATGGCGATCTGTGGTTCCGAACATGCTAAACCATGCCAACCACAACCACCACATCCGGCCCGTGCATCCCCGGTTTGTTTGTAAGGGATAATGGCGCATGGGAATGCGTAACCGACGTATACGCTAAAGCCGACGGCACTTGGGAACAGATATGTTTTGCGAATAAAAACATAAACGGCACTTGGATAACGTGGCACGATTATATGCAAAGTTGCGAGTGTACGACCACGCCAACACCAACAACGACAACGACAACAATAACGTCAACAACAACGTCAACGACCCCCGATCCAACAACAACGACGACTGCTCAACCTACGACAACAACGACTGCTCAACCCACGACGACAACGACTGCTCAACCCACGACGACAACGACTGCTCAACCCACGACAACGACTACCGCTGCGCCTTAATAAGTTGACGAACTCGACTATTTAAGCATATTATGATTGATAAGGATTTTACAGCATGAGCCCAAGAAGACCTAAGCTAACAATCGGTATGGCCACCTTCGATGATTATCACGGGGTATACTTTTCTATTCAAGCGTTGAGGATGTACCACCCCGAGGTTATCGATGATATAGAGATTTTAGTTGTTGATAATAACCCTGATGGTCCACATGGTAAAATTACCAAGAATCTTGCGGGGCACTGGGCTAAGACAAAATACATACCATTTACAGAATACCAAAGCACAGTTGTCAGGAATAAAATTTTTGAACATGCATCTGCTCCATATGTTGTTTCTATGGATTGCCATATTTTATTTGTTCCGGGGTCCATAAAAAAACTAATAGACTACTACGAACAAAATCCAGACTCAAAAGACTTATTGCAGGGGCCACTTTTGTACGATGATTTAAAAACCATCTCTTCTCATTTTGACCCCGTTTGGAGGGCTCAGATGTACGGAACTTGGGCAACTGATGATAGAGCAAAAAATCCAGACGCAGAACCGTTCGAAATTCCCATGCAGGGACTAGGGGTTTTTTCTGCTAAGAAAGAAAACTGGTTAGGTTTCAATCCTTTATTCAGGGGGTTTGGAGGAGAAGAAGGATACATCCATGAGAAGTATAGAAAAGCTGGACACAAAACTTTATGTCTCCCTTTCTTAAGATGGGTGCATAGGTTTGGAAGACCGGACGGAGTAAAATATCCGCTAACGTTGAACAACAAAATAAGAAATTATTTTTTAGGAGCAGTAGAACTCGGAACAGACCCCGGCCCAATTTACGAACACTTCAAAGAGTGGCTTTCAGAAGATAAACTGAAAGTAATACACGAAGATGCGTTAACGTCTTCAGGAAAAAATTTGCGTCGCCCTGAGCCCGTCATGTACGATGAAAGCTCTGCAAGCATGGGGATTTCAGAGCGAGAGTATTGCGGAACATCTATTTAAGTGTAATCCCCTTGTGGGATGAAGCACTTATGGACTTGTATTTTAATTTTTTTATTTTGTACGGGGTGTAGCGTTTTTCAAAAAGGCTCGTATCCTCATCATAGCAGTTGCGGTCCAGAGGCTCTTTATGACGCGATGGAGAGAATGAATTTCGACGCTTCGAGGTTTAGCATCAGTCGCGAGATTTTAGATAACCATGAATGCTACTCTCTTTTTAGAGATGTGATGTCAATGTTCGATAAACGAGCCAAGGGAATTACGTTCCCTGAAGAAATAAAAAGCTACTTAAGCAAACGAAATATTAAAATAAGTATTCTCCCCGTAGAATCATTGAAGAAATTAACCTTTGATAAAACAGCAATTGTTCTGGTTCGCGACAAGGGGACGTTAAACTATCATTGGGGTTGCTTCCCTGTAACTCCGAATTTATCTTCGTTTTTTGGAATAGGAAAGACTACGATACTCAGGGTTATACTTCTTGAGAAGATGTAGGTCTTTCCCCCAGATCATTGTCCCCTTTTTAAACTCTTTCCCTAGAGATATGTCAACCCACATTTCCCATTTTTGATTTGCAGAGCGAGTTGTCAACTTCGGGTTAGTCATAACTTCCGGTATTTCACCCGAGAGAGCTTTGTCGATAGAAGCGAGAGCTTTCTTTTTCTTCTCTTTAGGAATGTCCATGCTAGTTACGCTTTCTTTTATTCCAGCTAAGGTGAACGTTTCAAAATGAAAAAACGAAATCCTAGAGGGAGTACAAACTGGCGTTGGGCCAAATGGGTTGGGTCCGCCGTAGTAGAATAAGGGACAAGAGAGAGACCTGTCCGTCGCTGGGTAATGGTGAACATAAACACTGTTTTCTATGTTCAAGATGATCCCATATCCATCAGGCTCAAAACCCTTTTCTACATAGATGCGTCCATCGACGGATGTGCCATCTCGAAATTTGAAATTTTCTGCTGAATAAACGGGTAAAATTTGTGTAATACCAAGCAGGAATAAGGCTATTTTTTTCATATTGGGTTCCTTTCTTATAAAAGAATACCACGGTTCGGGGTAAAAGTCAAGAAAATAACGAAAAAAATTTAGAAAAACTTTTTTTTAAGCGGAAAATAATAACAAAAATGAGAGAGAACATAGAACAAGACCCGGTGATCCAATTTTCGATCAGACTTGCTCAAGCTCTAGAAGGAAAAATAAAGGACCACAATGTATCCTGCCCCGGCAACAAGGCGAACCTCTCTCAGGTTGTCAAAGTTTACGAGCAAGGAGT